GGACGTGAAGGCGGGCGATACATTCTTGCCGGCGCCCCGGCAGCGGGTGCAGGGGGCTTCGACGAGGTAGGGCACGAGCTCGGGTTCTGGCTCGAAGTGCGGCTGTTCCATGCCCAAGTGATGCGGGAAGGTCACTGCCTCATTGGTTTTGCTTGCTGTGATCTTGAACCTGGCCGAGGCATCTACTTTCGTCTTTGCCTCATCGCGTGATGCGGCGCAGACCACAGCGCTGGTTTTTCCGAATGGCCGCGGCGGCTCCCATCCGCGCCGCGTATACCGCACGATCCAATGGCAGGTGCTCAGAAGCTGCCCGGCGCGCTCGAACGTCGCTTCAACCTTGTACACACGGACACTCTTGTCGGTCATTGTCGTTTCTCCTGACTCCTTGTCAGCCCGCCGCGTCGGAGCCCCTCTCTCCGGCGCGGTACGGGGCTGGCGGTCAGACCATCGGGCGGTACGTCGTCGTGCGCTTGCTCCAGTGCCGCGCAAGCCGCGTATCGAACACTTCACCCGCGCGTTTCTCGTCGCGGATCGTCGTCGGCCACTTGGGCTCTTTCGTGCTGCCCGGGCAGCGGGCGTCCGAACTACGGTGCTTCATGCCGGGCTGTCCACAGTGGCTGCAGAGCGTATCGGTCATGAGGTCCATGCCAGTATCCCATTGCAGCCTACGTGCCAGTTGCCCCAGAGCCTGGAAGCCGTCCTGGCGGGCTAGGCTGTCCACAGGCCTGTGGATAACCTGTGGAGTGGCGTAACAGGTACGCGTAACACCCTCCCTGTTACGGGACGGGGGCTTTCCTGGCTGGTTTGGCCCTGGCACGCCGGCTGCACTAGCACTCTGCCATGTCGCAAGCATACAACGCTGGTTACAAAGACGGCCTCGACTGGGACTTGAGCGGCTTCGAGACCCGAAACGAGATCGAGCGGTGCGAAGGCTGGGACGAAACGCTCATCAACTTCACCGGGCCCACTAAGACTGCGGAGCACCTTGGGCTCGCCTCGCTCTACGATTCCGCCGGTGTCCTGGCCGACGAAGCGCGGGCGGCACTCGAGCTCTACAGCGACGGCTGTCGCGCTGGCGCCCTCGAGCAGTGGGATTCTCAGTAGGGCCTCGCCGGAGACTCATCATGTCGACCGACAACTACGGCTATCACGACTTCATTCTCGATTGTGGCTGGGATTTCGGCTGCATCGAAGCCACGGTGGAGCGCGGCGTGTCCGAAACGGACATCAAGCTACTCGCCGAGTCCGAGCACGGACTCACGCCGGAAGGCCTCCTCGAGTACTGCCGCGTGCGGCTACTCGATGCCGCAGAAGTGAGGCTTCGCGCCGCTGGCTTTGAAGCTTCGGGGGCGAGTAACGCCGAGCGGATAATCCTCAGCGTTAAAAGCGCGGGCGACGATGAAGAGGCCGCTGTGGAAGCACTTGACGACCTACGCGCGATCGTTGGTCCGCTGTTCTCAGTCGAATACGACGGCGAAGGCAACACCGACAACTTCGGTCAGAGCACCGATGACGTGCGGGTCGAAGTGAAACCGAGTCCCTGACTCACACATCCCGGAGAGACCGATGCCCATCTACACGTATACGATTTTCGATTCCAACCCACACACCTCGGCCCATTCGTCGTGGCCCACGCATGAAGATCTCGAGATCGAAGCCGATGACGCCGCGGAAGCCGTCGATGAGGTCCGTGGCGCGCTATCGAGCGCCGCTCTGAATTGCCAGCGGGAAGACGGCTACACCGTCGGCGACCTGCTCTACGCGCTCGTTTGGGACGAGACAGGCCTGATCGTCGGGGAACCGACGCATGAGCTCACGGCCGAAGAACTCGGTGCCGATCCGTCCGACTCTGACGAGCTCGATGCAGAACAGCCCTGACTCCCGGCCGTACCGCGCCACTCTTCGGAGCGACGCGGTGGGCTGGAAATCAGCGGAGAACACGAACGTGGATAAGTCAACAAATAGGTTTTCGAGGCTGGCATTCGGCGGCGGCGAAGAGGGCGAGCGATTGGCGCATCAGGCCCTCCTTGCACACGAAGCGCTACTCGTGCCCGGCACCAAGGTGCGCGTCTACCGCGGCAATCCCGAGGGCATGGTCGGCACCATTGAAGGCGAAGCGCCGGGCCGATCGGTGTACGTACGGAGCGATGAGAACGACGGGCTCAGGTGGGCCATCGAGACGCGGAATCTCGAGCTCGTCTGAGCTCTCGACTGTCCCGCCCGGTTGTGCGATGGGTATGATCCCTAAGTGCCAGTCATTCATGCCCGCATCTTCGAGCGCACCGGGCTCGGCATCGATCCTGACGATTGGCTCGGTGAGCGGCGGTTCGAGGTAGTGAGAACCGAGGCCGGCGACACGGCCCTTGCTTGCGGCAAAAGCTTGCACGATGTTCACCGGGAGACCCCCTTCGCATGGATGCTGCTCAGAAGCCGTCGAAGCCAGGCCGCGCGCCACGTGACGTGCCCGGCGTGCGTTCAAAGCCTCGAGCGGGCGGGCTACCTCCACGTCCGCCCGGCCTCGCCATGAGGCGCGCCGAACGCTGGCTCGACTTGACCCGGGACATCGCCGGACTCGAGCGCATCGCCAAGCTCGGCAAGATCACCGATGCGCAGAGGCGCGACGTCGAAGCGCTCAGAAAAGAACGTGACGCGGTGCGGGCAGAATTCACGACGCACGATCGGCGTGAGCTCGATGATCTACTCGCCGACGAGCGGGCGATGCTCGGACGCCGGCCGCCTCAGCCCACGTAGCGATCGTACGCGTAGTACGCGGCGCCGACGGCCGCGGCACCGAGCGCGGCGTGCATCCACGGAAAGCTGAGCTGCCCCTTCCAGTACGGAATCAGGTACGCCTCGAGCATCGGAGAAAGGACGTTCCCCATGTTCCAGTGCGCAAGCTCGGTTCCGCCCTGGGCGTTCACAAAGCGGAGCCAGTAGAGGCTCGAGCCGAGCCGGTAGGTGCCGCCCGAGGGTTCGGGCATCGGCGGGCGTGCGGACACGCGGGAGGGGCTTTTCCCGGTCTGGGCGAGCACGTTCTGCCAGACCATCTGCCAGCCGTCGTCCCCGCCCGTATTGCTGGTCGTCGTGGCCAGGAGCCGCTCGCCCCGCGCGGCCTCGGCGCCAAACTTCGCGTAGCCGTTCTTCCCGCCCCCGAAAGTCGCATCCATCAGGATGAAGGCGTCGATCTTCGATCGGTCCGCGTCGTTGGTCGCGATCGGATTCAGAAAGCCGTGGGCAGCTGAGAAGCCCACGAAGGCCACGCGCGGGCTTGGATCGCCCCCGCCGTAGCGCCGGATGAGCCCGGGCATCGCTTCCCCGTTCGAGTCCTGAAAGCTCTGCCAGAGCCGGGTGTACGCGCTCGAGCACAAGCGATCCTCACCCGTGCATCCAAGCGGGCCGGGGTCGAGCTCGACGAAGCTCGTGCCCGATGGCCACGGCAGCGCCCGAACAGCGTTCGTGGCCATGGCCTTCAGGAAGAAAACGAGGTTCAAAGCTCCTCCCACCACGTCTGCACAGTGCAGCGGACGGCGCTCCAGCGCTGCCGTTCGACACACCCGGCCAGAAAGGCGTCCGTCTTCAGATGCGCGCGGTAGTAGCCGTGCGCGTCTTCCCGCGTCCTGCCGTAGAAGCGGTGCTCGACCACCGGGTAATCGTTTCCCACCGACCGTTCATAGGTCGCAGCCACGAATACCCAGCGCGCGCCGTTCATGCGGGCCCTCGAGCTCCCCGGGGGACGTTTTCCCGCGGGGAGCCTTTTTCAGGGAGATTCTCGCGGGCGCTTGTTTACGCGCCGCCAACCACCAAGCGCGCTGAACCGGTGAGCGTGCGGCCCGCGGTCGTGGCGCCGGCGGCAAGGCCAATCGTGTCGCCCGTGGCGAGAAACACGGTCCGGGTGCCGGTGACCTGGAACGCCGTGGTCGCACCACGAACGAGCGTGTCGAGAACACCCGCGCCGTTCACCTGGAGCTCGAGCGTGAGATCGTCCGCGACGCTCATCGTGCCGACGTACGTGCCGGTGATGCGCACATTGGCCGCAGGCCCGTGATAGGTGATGACGTTCGATGCGAGCGTGACGCCGACGGCCGACGTCAACGCGGTCAGCGTGAGCGCCGTGAGCGGAGGCGACGCCGTTGCGCCAAGCGTGAGACCGCTGAGCGCGCCGGTTGCGTTGCCGCCGTAGTCGGCATTGTCCCGGAACCATCGACCGGGTCCACCAGCCGCCGGAAGAATGACCGCGAAGTCATCCTGCGTAGCCGTGGAAGCCTTGTTAAGAACATACAGGGCGCGCTCGCTCACCACGTAGCACAGGGCGCCGTCCGGCAGCTCATGCGTGTTGACGTTGTTCAGCGCGTCTTCGGCAAGTACGGCACCGGGCAAGAGACCCGCGCGGGGGCCGAGGAGTCGAAATGCGACAGCAGACTGATCCATCGTGAAATCTCCCTTGGTTTTCGAGGTAGCGATTCCGAGTATCGGGCTACTTGCCGGAAACACCAAACAATCGAGCAAAACTTGGATCGATCGCAAAAACAGCTGCGCCAACCACAAGAAATCCGGCGATGGCCCAGGGCCAAACTGGCCTCTGCGTTTGGATGGCCGCCGATACGCTTTCGCAGTCGGCCGCGGACGGACACAATTGGTCCACGTCGATGCCCGGGTGCCACTCGAAGTGTCCCTCGTCCGGGTAGCCGGAAATGATGAACCGGCCGCCCCAAATGCCGCCCATCTGTTCCCAGATCTGCCCGGCGTGCGCGTAGACGGCCGAATCGGCGATCACTTTGCCCGTGTCCGCGTGCACGGGATCGGCATCGACCGCGCGGGCGAGGACGTGCCAGGATCGGCAGCCCGCGGCGTGGGAGAAGCCGAGCCGCACCTGCTCGGCCTGTTCGGCGCACGTGCGGCGGCCGGACCGGACTTGCAGGATGTAGCCCGTGGCCTGGTAGAAGCGCTTACCGAGCTCGAGAAAGGCTTTCCGCGCCTCCCACTGAACCGCCGGTAAAAGGCCCTTGGGGTCGAGGGCGTACTGCATTTCGACCAGAAATTATCACTGCCGGGGGCTCCCTGGTACTTTCCGGGGAGAAATGATCCACCACCCCGTAGGACGAGGCATGGCACCCAAACGAAAGCGCGCGCGCTTCGAGTCCCAGGCGCAGGTCATCCGGGAGATGGCCAGCGAGCTCGATGTCGACCCGGACGATCTGGTGATCGAAGTGGCCAAGGGCTACGAGACCTTTCTCGACAGCGACGCGCGCGTCTGGGAGCTATCGCTGGGCCGGAAGGAATGGTTCGTCGTCAAGGACCGAGACGTAGCCCGCGAGCTCGCCATCGCGATCGTAAAGCAAGACCTCGAACAAGAGCCCGAGATCTTCAACAAGTACTTTCTCGAGTCGCTCATCGACACGGACAACCTCCGCGACGAGCTCATGGGTGACGTCGTCAATCACCGGCGCGACGATGCGGACGAAATGGACTCCGATGACTTCTGGCGCGCCGCCAAACAGCTCGACATGGACGTGCCCGATGAAGACGAGGACGGCAATTATCCGGAGCCCACGCTTGGCGATAAGGACGATTACGCCGAGAAGGCTGCCGAAGAAGAGCTTCGCGACCCGATGGCCTACCTCGAAGACATCTACGGCGCCGAAGCTGCGGCGAAGGAGGCCATCGAGATCGTCGGCATCGACGTCGACAAGGGCGCCGAAGAAGCCGTCAACGTGGACGGTGCGGGTCACTTCCTGAGCGGGTACGACGGCGAGACGCACGAGACGGCGAGCGGCTTCGTGTACTGGCGCCACAACTAGCGCGATGGTCCATGCGCCTACGCCCGAACGCCGACTACGAAGCGGACTTCTCCGAAGAGGAGGACGTTCGGCGGGAGATAGCCGAGGCGCTGGGCGTTCCGGAGAAGAGCCTTCGACTCGAGTTCGACTCGACGAATGAAGACCTGTGGACTGTCTACGAGCGGGGCGCGGGGCGGCCGTACAGCGTGGTCTTCGATGCGGAGACGGCCGAAGCGGTCGCAGAAGCGCGCGTGCTCGAACAGCTTGTAGATAAGCCCGAAAGCTTCGGCCGCGCCTTTCTCGAGCGGCTGATCGATCGCGACCAGCTTTACGAGGAGCTCTTCAGCGAGGTCTCGTTCACGACCTGGCAGTACGCCGATGCGCTGGCCGATCGCGACGCGGAAGAATTCTGGCGCGTAGCCGAGTCCGTCGGCATCCCGGCCCAGCGGGACGAAGAAGACGGCGTCCTGTTCGAGCCCGATGGCGCCGACGTCGAAGCGCTGGGCGAGAAGCTTGCGGCCCGGCAGATCAAAGACCCGGTGCAGTACCTGATCGATCTGCACGGCGAGACGGCGGGCATCGTGGCCGCGTTTCACACGGCGGGCATGGATGAAGAGCTTGGCGCTCACGATGCCGTGATGCACTACGGCGCGGAGCACTTTCTTGGCCCGCTTCACGGGACGGCCTCGGGCTTCGTTTACTGGCGATCGGAATCGTAAAAGGAACCACCATGAACTCACCCGGACGCTACGAATCCTCAGGCAAGCTCGGCGCCCTCGCCGAAGCCCTTCTCCAAGAAGGCATGGCCGACGCGCAGACCGGAAATTCCGATTGGGGCGATGGCGCCGCACTGATCCGTGGCCGATTCAAGCCGTCCGACTTCGGCCACGCGCATCAATGGCCCGAGTACTTCGAGCTCGACGCTACCGAACGGGCAGCGCTCGATGCCGCAGCCGGAATGATTGTCTCGTGGTCGACGGACGGATTTCTGCGTGTCCGGCTTTACGCGACGGAAGCTGAACTCGATTCTGCATGGGGAGAGATCGAAGAGCAGTACGGCGGCTACGCCGAGAACAGCCAGCGACCGCCGCCGCTACCACCCCGGCGCGGGCGCACCGATGCGCACCGGCGCGTGGCCCGCGCCGTCCGCGATGACCGCGGGTCGTTCGATCCCGCGCGCCGCTACCCGCGCGAGACCAAGCGCCATCACTTTGCCGTGAACCACCACCACCGATCGGGAGGGCTCGCTTCGGATCGGCACCTGCTCGACCAGCTTACCGAAATGGCAGCCGAGTCGATGGAGCTCGAGAACTGGAAGGACGCGCGTGCGACCGATACCGTGGTCGAAGAAGCCGCGCGGTACGATGCAGCGCTCGCCGACGCGCTCGATGCCTTGGTGATCGAGTGCCCACCGGAGCGCGGCACCGCCGATGACCTTTGGGATGCAAACGGCCCCTACCTCGTGCTGATGACACTCCGGGGCGAAGGCGTCGGGATCTGGGATGGAGATTGGGAGTCGTTCTATCCTGACACGAGCGAGGCCGAGCTCTTCTTGAAAGCGCGCCTTTCGCGCTTCGCCGACGTCACCGGCGGCGGGAGCTTCGGCGTTGCTCTCATGAATGCGGCCGACGAAACGGCCGGCGGCGATCTCCGGGAGAACCGACACCGCCGAAACGTGCGGGGTGGCGGAGAAGCCGACGTGCACGCTGCGCGCGAGCTCATGCTCTTTCTCGAGAACGACCAGCGCTTCGCACCCGGGTCGCCCACGGGCATGGGCCGCGCGATCACCAAAAACCAGCTCCGCAAATGGCAGGCTGGCATGTGGAGCCGAGAGCTGTCGGTCAAGGGCTGGATGCACTTGGCCGACGCGGCGGCGAAGGCCTACGCCGAGGAGATCGGTGGATCGTTCGATCGCCCCACGCGCCGCGCCGTTGCCGAAGAGCTTACTGATGACTTCGCCGCGCAGGCGCGCGCAGGCGAGCTCGCGCACATCGATACGTCGGTCAGACGGTAGCAGGCTCTAAATGAGCCTGACCGGTAAGCACCGGATTGTGACCATGGCCGAGACCGAAGTTCTTGTCTGCGCGAACGTGTGGCTCGACGAGATCGAGCGGGTGACTGATCGACCGCTGACCGACACCGAACGGCGCCTGAAGCTTGCCGTCACGCTCCTCCGGCGCACCCGGCACATCACGAGCACGGTGCGTGTCGACGAAGTACAGCGCCTGCTGGAAGAGCAGAAAGCCGAAAAGAAGAAGTAGGCGCGCCTACCCGATGCGCCGGCCCCGTGGTCCGCCGATGCGTGCCTCGTACGGCCTGCCGCCGCGCTTCAGGTGTGCGCGGTACCGATCATCGTTCCGCATCCAATCGGCGCAGTGCCCACAGAAGTCGGGGCGCTCCCGGTCCGCTTTCTCGGATGGGTCGCAACCGGGATAGTCCATCCGGTACTCGCAGCGCTTGCAGCGTTTTTCAGTCATGGGCGTTCATGCCTGCTTGATAGTAACCGACTTCGGCCAAATGCCATTCAGCCCGAACCTATCTGCGAGCTCGCGGCAGATTTCTTCCCGGACCCAAGGATAACCCGGAGACCAGCGCACCAGGCGCCGACGGCGTCCATCGGAGAGCCTGTAACGGACTACAAAGCGCCAGTAGTGGACTCCCTCGACACTGATGGGATCGGTAATCATGACTCGGCGGTCGGGAAGTGCACGCGGCGCGCCAAAGCCCCTTTGTGCCGCGCCCGCGTGAGACGCCCCACAGCCTGTGGATAACCTGGGGAGTGACGTAACCTTTCTTGTGGTGACCGTAACACTTGTTACGGACCAGGCCGAGTGTTACGCCCTGAAACTCGCCCTATTGCCGATGAGCCCGGCACGCGGACTGCATTGGTCCCTGGGCATGGAACAGCCGCACTTCGAGCCAGAACCCGAGCTCGTGCCCTACCTCGTCGAAGCCCCCTGCACCCGCTGCCGGGGCGCCGGCAAGAATGTATCGCCCGCCTTCACGTCCGTCGACGGCGTGTCCTATCCCGAGCGGGTGTCGCGCTGCTCGTGCTGCGCCGGTAGCGGGAAATTCCCCGGCGTCGACATCCCGGCGATCCTAGCGATTGTTTTCACCACTGGCAGGAAGCCGCGCTTCCGCGCCTCGTGGCCAGCGAAGCTGAACGCCTGGCGTAACCTCGGCAATGCAGGCGCATCCCGCGCGTACTACGTCTGGCGCTTGGCGCGCTTCCACGGCGGCGCCGACGTGACGATGCCCATGACGGCAATGACCGCGATCACGGGCGACCCGCACTTGGAGCTTCTCGATGCCATTGCCGAGTACTTGGCCCAGCACGTATTCGGGACGGACAAGGCTGCGGCGTACCGCTGGGCCAATGCCCTCGGCCATTCGATCCCGGTGCCGTCGAATCAGCCGGCATCGGCCTTCGAGGGCGGCCCCGTGGTAACCGAAGGCGAGAAGCCGGACTTCGAGCGGGAAGAACTGAAGTAGCGAGCCCGTAGGACAAAGGCAGAGACTCACATGAACGCAATTCTCACTGACGACCAGGGGCGCCCCATCCGGCGCCCCGCGCGTTCCGAGTACGACTCGGACTATGCCTTCGTCGTCGCGTTTCACAGCTACAAGCAGTGCGTGGCCGACAGGGCCAACCAGGCGTTCGACGATGAGTGGCGGAAGCAAATGCGGCGCAAGGATTGCCGATGACCCGCCGTAGAACAATTCGACTCACCGACGTCGCTGTCCCGCTTGGCGCCCTGCGGCACCAGTGGGCGGCGTCAAACGACAACGGCATCGACTGGCGATGCTCCCTAAACGCCCGCTGGTGGCGTATCAATCGATCGAGGTTTTTCGATGTCTGAATTCGATTTCAAACGTGCTTGGTACAACGTGGCTCGGCCTGCGTTCGATGCGCTCCCGGAAGCAGTCAAGGCCTTGATCGAGCGCGTCGATCGTGACGCGGCCGAGCTCCGGCAAGACCCGTCGACCCTGCTCATGCCGTGGTCCGAAGGACTTCGGGAAGCGTTCGAGAGCTTCGACTCGGATACCCTCGCCGTGGCTTCCCACGTGGTCTACTTTTACGGCCACTGGGCGTTCGGCGAGCACACGAAGCATGCTTTTCAGGAACGCGGTACCTACTGGAAGTTTTCGGACTACGCCGACCAGGTTCTTGCCGCGCGACTCGGCCTGCCAGCGTACGACAAGTACACAACGGGCTACGGCATTACCTACCGGGTGCACCAGGGCATGCTCCGCGTGCAGTCGAATACTCCGGACTCCTGGCTCTGGGAAGACTGCGCGCTCGGGACCCAGACCTCGCTCTTCAAGCTGACGGAACGCTCGTGGCCTCTCACGCCACAGGTATATCGGAACAAGCCTTCGAGTTGGCGTGCCTACGACCAGGCTATTCCGGCGGCGCTCCGCGCTGCGCGCGAAGAATTCTGGCCCGCCGAGCTCGCGGCGTTCAAGACTGTGGTCGAAGACTACCAAGAGAAGCCCCGGCGAAAGACCGCTGTCGATGAGTACCTGGAAGAGAGCCGCGATGTCCGAAGGTAAGGTCACGCTCTACATCGAATCCGCGCAGGCACGTTACCTGCGGAAGATCGCAGCATCGCTCGTGAGCGGCGAGCGGTTCGGCGGCGACGCTCTTCGCGACACGGCCCAGAGAATCAGCCTGATCCTAGACTATTCCGCACACTTTAGCGGCGGCGATACACTGGCCGAGCAGGATCTCCGCGCCGCAGCTAAGCGTCTCTACACCGAGCGTACGCTGAAGGACGACGACCGGAAACACCTCGCCCTGCTCATCACACGCGCGCTCGATCGAGCGCAGATCGTTGACGAATCCTGATGCCCGACGCCGAAACACCCGATCCGCCAAAGCCTCTCACCGTGCCGCGTTTGAGCGACGACGAGATCCGCCAATTCGTGATCGACGTGCTCGGCGATCGCATCTTCACGTCCAACCACGTGCCTACTGACGACAAGCGTGCGCTCGGCAGAAGACCCTTCAGGTCTGAAGCCTCAGGGCTGGGGCGGGGCCGGCGGCGCGGGCACCACGGGCGGCGGATCGAGCCGTCCGGGCGAGAAGTGCATTGCTAGGCCCAGCGCGGCCACTGCTGCGGCCAGGCCGAGCTTTTGGGAGTGCGGCTTGTTCTTGATGCTCCGCGCGGCGTAGTAGAGCACCGTGTAGAGCGTGAGGTCGCCCGTGATGTTCTGCCAGGTTTCGGGTTCCTTCGATCCGAAAATGACGCTGCCCCGGGGCCATTCGTGCGCGTACTCGGCCACTTCGTAGGCCAGGGCGCCGGGGAGCGCGATCATCGGTCGGATGCCGAGAAAGCCGACGGCGAGTCCGGAGAGCGAATGGACGAGGCTCCACTTGTCGATGAAGCCGGAGTTCAGGTTCGGATCATCCGCGCCGAAGGCTCGCATCATCTGAAAATCCCCATGGGCGGTGCGGGCGCCGGCGGCGGTGGGGCCGGTTCCTGCACTGGCATCGACTTCGACTCGGCTGCAGCCCGGGCGAAGGCACCGAGGTAGTAACCGACCATCTCGACCAGGATGTCGGAGGTGATGTTCACCGGCGTTTCCTCGTGCGGGTGAAAAAGCGCGTGCTCGGCCCCGCCATGGGCCACGTTCTTGACCATTTCGAGGCCGAAGAACACAACCAGGGCCGCCGCGGGCTTGATGCCGGCGGCGCCGGCGACCAGGCCGATCGTGAAGTGGATCGGGGTCCTGGAATCGAGCATCGCCTTGCCCTGCTCGGACGGGCCTCGGGCAAGCACCAGACTCATAGAACCGAGGGTAACCGAGGAGCTTGCCTCGTGACCAGAAATCCACGAGTTTTTGGGGATGGAGTTTTCCGTGGCCGTCCAGACCTGCGCCGGCAGGGAAATCGCCCTGGGTCGCACGTGTGCCGAACTCGAGGCAAGCGACGTCGGCAGCGCCTACACCGTCTTCGATCACCCGCCCGGCAAGACCGTGGTCGAGCATTGCTTGGGCGTGCTCGACGCCCTCTCCAAAGCGGGGACCGAGTACGCGATCCGGCTCGAAGATGACGTCTTGGTGAACGCCAACATCCTGCACAATCTCCGCACCTGGCCCGCGCTCGGTGAGCCGGACTTCGGCGCCGGCTGGCTCTACGTACCGCGCTGCCTGCTCTTAGATCTCGCGCGCACCGGCTACGGCCGAAAGACCCGCAGCGCGCACCGGATCACTGACCCACGCCTCGGCGGCTCGCTTGGTGTCCTCTTTCGGACGGGGGATCTACCGGCCGTGATCGAACAAATGCGATCCCACGCCGGGCTCGTGCAGGACTGGTCCATGTCGCGCGCCGTGTTCGAGCTCGGCAAACGCGTCTACTACGCGAAGCCGAGCCTGCTCGAGCACAACGTGGATGTCCCATCGTCGCTCGAGCACAGCGCGAAGCATCACGGCATTTACCACACGTCGGGCGGCTACTTTCAGCGCGCGTGGAAGCGCGGATCCAGTAAAGCGCGCCCGACATTCGGTCCGTGATTGACGGGGGGACGCCGAGACGTCCGGGAACTCTTCGCGCCCGGATGCTGTTCATTCTTAGAAATTGCGTTCCTGGTTATGCGCGACCAGGAATGCTCTCGCGATCGTGTGTGCCGCGTGTGTCCCGGGCTATGCGCTCCCGGGATGCTCTTCACAGAAGAGGGTTCAGCTAGGAATTGACGGAATCGTTCTGCCCCGAGCTCATCGCGCTCGGGATGCTCTTCACGGAGGCCTAGCTGCTCACCGCACCAGTATCGTGCTGCCATTGCACGTCCCGAGCTAGTCGCGTTCGGGATGCTCTTCACAGTTCCGCTGCCTCGATCGGAACCTACCACGCGCGCATGTCCCGAGCTTATCGCGCTCGGGGTGCTCTTCACTGACGTCAGTCACGCACATGAATGGCCTCAGTCCCCTTGCTCCGTCCCGGAGCTCATCGCGCCCGGAATGCTCTTTTGCCGCATGTTGTCGGCTAACGACTTGGGAGCTTCGTCTCCGGGCTATGCGCGACCGGGATGCTCTTCGCCGAAGGGCGCCGATGAGCCCCAGCATCGTGTCCCTGGCTAGTCGCGCCCGGGATGCTCTTCATGGGTCGTCTTATCGCACCGCTCTCGGCAACGTTTCGCGCCCGTCCAGAGCTCATCGCGCTCGGGATGCTCTTCCCTGACGCCCGACACGTCCACGAGCTCATCGCGCCCGGGATGCTCTTTTAATGGCTTGAATCACGTCCCCGATCTCAGCTATCCGCGAACGGAATGCTTTTTTATCCGCTGCCTGACGGATCCAGATCATCATCGAGTCCCGGGTCTTCCGCACTCGGGATGCTATTTGTCGGGACCAAAAAGTTGACGCGGCGGTCCCGTGCCAACTTCGCGTACGGAATGCTCTCATTTCGATCGTCTCGCCCTCGTCCCGAACCCTCTGCGTTCGGAGTGCTCTTTATGTATCCGGCTGTGACGGAGTGTCCCTGGCTCATCGCGCCCGGGATGCTCTTCATAGACACGCCTGCGAGAGCCGTGCTTGTCCCGAGCTCATCGCGCCCGGAATGCTCTTCACAGATTGATCTCTAGCGCCGCCGGTAGTCCCGAACTCGTCGCGCTCGGGATGCCCTTTCACTCGTAGACGTCGACCGACAGTCCCAAGCTCGTAGCGCCCGGAGTGCTCTTCATAGCGTTCGTTCCACTGCGAACGTATCGACGTACGTCCCGAAGCTCGTTGCAGCCGGGATGCTCTTCGCACGGTCAAAACATCGGTTCTCGCTGGTCCCGAGCTATGAGCGCTCGGGATGCTCTTCCAATGGGGTTACTACCTCGAGTCCCGAGCTACGCGCGCCCGGAATGCTTCTTCACGGTGGATGCCGTCATACACGAGCCACCCGTCCCAAGCTCATCGCGCCCGGGATGCTCTTTTCCTATTCAATTGTCAGAGAGCGGTGGCCGAGCATCACGCGATGCGTTCGATCTCGGCGTTCGGTTCCTGAAGCATTCGCCACGGGCGGGGCGGATCGCCGGGCGCGGCACCATCATAGTCCCGCCAGCCGATTGCGATCACGCGACAGGGTCCGGCGACTTCGACCCGGCCGCCGTGGAGCTCGCGGCCGCGGCTTCGCCCGCATTCGCAGTAGCGGATCCGATCCACGCACTTCAGCACGTCCTCGCAGTGCTTGCAGTTCAGGATCTTCATCGACTCGACGTTAGCCATCGGCTGCCTTTGCCGCCAGCTCCTCCACCATCTGAATCAGCTCGGCGTCGCTTGGAAGAGACCCGGGGCACGCGCCTAGGACATGCGCCAGGCTGCGGCGCAAGAAGTCGTACTCGAACGCGAGCTTCGCTTGAACCAGGGAGACGACCGAGCCGCTATAGCCGGCCGGGTGGATGACTACCGGGATCTTGTGTTTCACCGCGCGCACGATGCCGTCCAGTGTGCCGCTGCGATTGCCCTTCGGGCCCCGCTCTTTCCCATCCCAGAACGCGAGCCAGAGATGGGCGCCGATGAGAGCCATTTTCTCGTTTCGGATGGGGCCTGCCGCTTTACCGTCCCGGTCCCAATCAGCCAGATGCTGTTCGGGAGTCATCCCAGGTTCGGACCGCGCCACCGTATGCGCCGCCGCATCGGCTCCCCTGGCTCCGCCGTGCACCACGGTCAGCGGGCGCGGTAGGGCCTCGAGCTCGCGTTGAACCGATACGTTATCGGCCCAATCGCGATTGCCGCTCACGATCACGCGCATCAGCCGATCCCCTTCTCTTGTTTGAACCCGGGCCCGTGGGGGGACGCGCGCTCTCCCAGCCATTTGGCCCGCGTGACCACGCTCCGAAGCCCACGCGAAAGCCCCAGCTCGTCTTCAGTAACGTCCGCCCGATCGACGTCGATCGTGTCGAATACCGGGACCTGCGCCGCAAAGATGCCTCCATTGCCGGCCGAGCGGCGCATCGGGCGCGTACACCAGAGCTCGCACATGCCTTCGCCGAGAGCCGCAAGGACTTCGCCGATCTCTTCGTTGTCGTCGCCTACGGCCATGATGCCGGCAGCGCGGACGGCGGCCACGTAGGAACCATTGTCGAGTGGCTTTACCAGGAGCTCATCATCCAGCACGGTAAACTCGTAGTGTGGACCCCAAATGATCATTTGATGGAGACGCGGCGCGTATCGGACTTTTGCTGAATCGGGCGGCGCCAGACGTACACGATCATGGTCCCGAACTTTTTCTCGGAGTCGAGCTCCCAGCCGATGCCGTCGGGAACGATCGCCGAGGCTTTGCCGAACGCCGCTTCTTCGGCTTCCGTCGTGTGGGTCTCGGTGTATTCGTAGTTGTCCGCGATCATGCTGTCAGTGCTATCACTGACGGCACGGGGTCGTCAACCGCGGGGCTGTTCCTCGACTTTGGCGAGCTCGCGGCGCACGTCGTTCAGCCGTTTCACGAGCCCGCGCTCGTCGGCCCGGAGCGTCGACTTGTACTCGTCGAGGCAGATCTTGCAATAGCCGTAGCGGCCGGAAAGGCTTCCGCAGCCCTCCGTCTTACAGATGATGAACCGGTCCTTTTTCACGATTTCGATCCTTTCTTGTGGCGCCGCACCTTGCCCGTTTTCACGGCCTGGCCGACGCCCATGGTGACTTTCGAGATGCCGCCACGCTGCAGATCCAGGATCACTTCCTCTTGGTCGAATTCGGCGGCGATGGACTCGGCTAGCTCGACCATCTGCTGCTCGAAGTCCTGGCGTGGCATGCCGGGCGTCCCGATGATGACGACCTGGGCTCCGAAGTCTTCGACGACCTGGCCCTTACGGCCGGGCTCCTGGTGCGTGTAGAGGCCGCGCTGGTAGAGAAACGACGAGGCGGGGTCGCCGCTCTGGTCGGTGCGCACATCGCGCACGAGATCGATGAGCTCGTCGAGCTTTCGTTCAGCCTTGCGATCGGCGACTTCGCGCCGTCCGCGCACTTCTTCGAGCCCGACGAAGATCCTGGCGCTCCAAATCGGGTTCGTGGTCCGCCACCGGCTCTCGTTCTTCTCGAACCCGTCGCCGTAGTAGTACAGGTCGCCGTTCGGATGAAAGCTCCGCTCGCTGTCGCGATACGTCCGTGTGTTCACCTGTCGCAGAAACATCTTCGGGTCTCCTTTTATCCGCGTACGCTTCGCAAGAGCTTGTCGTATCGTTCCTTCGCCAGGCGCGCCTTCCGCTCCTTCGGCGATTCGTCGTCCGGGTGGTGCGGATCGGTCTCCGGCAGATCCCGCACCTTTCCGCGATTGGCTCCGTGAAACTCGCCCCGGCACCGGCACCGGCAGCGGCGCTTCGGGCTCTTGGCGTTTTCGCAGGTGGCAACCTGCCTAGCCGTGAGTTTCGTAGAGCTCTCTTCGGTGTCGTCCTTCATTATGTGCCACGTAGCAGCAGATGCAGATCAGTGTGGGGCAGAACGCACAGATGTAGACCTCGCGGAGATCTCCTGGGCAGCGCTTCGGCAGTTTCGCATATTCTGGTTCATCGTGGCCACGGCAGCGCGGCATGCACGCCGGGCAGTTCGCGATGGCCCATATCAGGGGCACGCAAACTCGAGGGCAGTTAGTAACGGGTAAAGGTCGGCGTTCTCCGCGCTGGTCATGGTCTCTGCTGCGCCGTAGGGAAACTGCGCGGCGGGCGTGGTGATGATGTCCGGGGATACGTGGCCCGCGTAGGACACCTTCGAGACCTTCCAGCCCGTTTTCGTTGGCGCCAGATTGAAGCTCATCGGCCACGGGCTCTCGTACGCAATGATCGTGCAGTCTTTTTCTGCGCCGCACGGCCCTTCATTGATGATGAAGTCCGGCGTTTTCGTTTCGAGCCACACGTCGATGCTCGTTGCCGACGTCCACTTGTACGGCATGTCCCCGGTCGCTAGATCGTACCAAATCAGCTTCACTGTCGCGCACGTGTCCTTGCACGACGCGCAGGTCCCCTGAAACTCGCGCGTCCACGCCGTCCACTGAAACGACTGGGGCAGGGCGCTGATCTTGAACGCGGCCGATGCTGCGCACTTCGGCGGAACGCCGCCGCTGCCACCGCTGCCACCCGTGGCTCCGGTCCCGGATGCGCCCGCGCTGCCGCCGGTGCCCTGGCCCCCGGTGCCCGACACGCCGCCGGTACCGGTGCTGCCAGCCGTCCCGCCGGTACCGCCCGTGCCAGCGCCTGCGCTGCCGCCAGATCCGCCGCTGCCGGCGCTCCCGCCGATGCTCCCGAAGCCGCCTGCTGCCGCGCTACCGGCCGAACCGGTGAAATCATCGCCGCCGCAGCCCACGCACACGGCGACTGCCACGAGTAAGAAGAGTGCCTTCATTGCGCCTACCTCCGGGGTAAAGGACGAGCACGTTCCGTGCCGTGCTCAACGCACGATAGCATTGACAGCAGTGCTATCACCAGCGTAACTTTGCCGTCACACCCGCGTACCAGCGTAACAGTGTGACGCTACGGGTAGAACCCGGGGATCGGCAGCGTACGAATGGTCATGGAACTCTGTGCCCTGCACGAAATGAGCGCCCGGATCTGCGGCTGCGCGAGTGTTCAGGAAGCGGCCCGTGTGCTGCGGGAAGAGCAGCGCGACTTCACTGGGCTCCCGCTCGGCAAGCGCACGCGTTCGGTGCCCGGGATTGTCGAGGACTGCCCGCTCTGCCGGCGGCTCGGCGTGCACGTGGTCGTCTGCGCCCGGCGCGGGCGGCGGCACGAGATCTGGGTGCACACCGCCGTCTTGAGCTACTCGAACAGCGTTCTCGTCGGGCACACGAGCGAAGACACGTGCCACCAGTACGGGACGCCTACGGCGCCGAAGCGACCGAAGCGCCGTGCTCCGCAAGCATCGCGGTCGCCGCGCGTTCGGCGCGCCTAGCAATCCGGCACGCCCGCTGGAGCTCGGGCTCTTCGACTGCTTGGGCGATCAGCGCAAGGGCGTTGCGCATCTGCCGAACGACGCGCGAGTGCGAGGGGCGATCGGCGCGGAGCGTGGCAATGACGTTCTCGGCGCGCCCGATCTCGTTGCCAGGCTCTTCGCCCGCGCGGATACGGCTTGCTGCCAGCGTGACGGCCCGCGCGCAGCAGCGGATCGCGTACCGCTCTTGGTCAGTCGACGGCGACGAGCTCACTCGCCGGAAACTCCATGTAGCCGCCACCGACGAGCTGCACGAGGGCCAGTGATTCTCCCGGGTTCCCTAGACCGGCCGGGTCGCGCCTGTACATCATCAGCACGACGCCTGAGTAGGCCGGGTTGTCGACGACGCCCGCGGCGGCATTCGCTTGTGCGTGGATCACGATCTTGCCGGCGAGCGCCGTGATGTCCGCGCTGTCGGCCGGCAGGAGCTCATCGAGTACATTGGCATCGATTGTTGCCTGGCGAAGGCCAGTCTGCCAGAGCACCGTTGCCGTTCCGGCGAGCGCTTCGACCATCCCGAAGATCGGTGGCTGCGGCGTGATTCGGGGTACGGTGGTAGTGGGATACTTCGTTCCCGAATTTCTGAGCGTGACAATCGACTGTTCTGCGAGCGCCATGGGGTGATGCTAGGGGGGTAGGGGTGGGAGGGTCAAGAAATCCGGCTGTTGTCAGCCGCGTTTCTGGCACCAGAGCATTTCGTTCGCGGAAGGGCTCAGTTTCTCGAGCTCGGCCGCTGTCGTTGGCTTGATGGATCCGTCCGCCGTCACGGTCCCGAGCGAGTAGCCGATGGATGTGATCCGCTGCAAGAACTCGCCCGGCGCCTTGTGCTTTCTCGGCGTGAACTCGAGCAGCACGGCGCGCGCGCCCGGGGCGCCGAGGCACTTCTGGGCGCCGTCCCAGACGCGTTCCTCGTGCCCTTCGGCATCGATCTTGATGAAGTCGGGCGGGGCCCCGCCGCGATCATCGAGCCGTGAGCAGCCGATGGGCTGGCCGTGGAGCGTGCCACCGATCACGACTTCGGCCGAGCCCATGTTCGTGGTGCTGTCGACCACGAGCCGGGCTCCGCCGTGCGGCACGTCTTCGCTGCTTGCAGCGGCCGCGATGATGTCCGTGCGGCGATCGAGCCCGTTCAGTTCCACCGAACGGCGGAGGCAATCGACGGTGAAGTACTCTGGTTCCCAGGACTGCACGCGGCCGCCTTCTCCTACCAGATGGCCGAGAAGCACGGTGTAGTAACCAGCGGCCGCGCCGACATCGACCACGCGCATGCCGGCCTTCACGTAGCGGGCGACAGCGATGCTGCACCAGATCTCCCAGTAGCCATCGAGCGCGAGATGCGGCGTGACCGCGTTGTCCCGGGCATCAGCGACGATCGGGTAGCTGCCGAGCACACGGCAAAGCAACCGATCATTGCCTTGATAGACGGCCCGGGCGCGTGACTCGAAGTACGTTTCGCACGCGCCGCGCTCCTCTTGCCGCAAGAGCTTCAGGGGATCGAGCACGGCTCAGTCGTCCTCATCGGCGTCATCATCGTCTTCCTGCTCTTCGTCTTCCTCTTCTTCCGCAACGCGGGCGACGCGCACCTTGAAATGCTCGCCGGACTCGAGCGTCACGTCGATGACCGTGCCGAGTCGTCCGAGGTCTGTGAGCTCGAGGTTATCCTCCAAGAGCTCGACGATTTCTTCCGCAAAATCCTTTGCTGACAGCATGCGAATTTGCCCATTCGCACACCCGGAAGAAAACGTCAAATCGTCGGTTCGCCCCAGCCTGCGTTTTTCTGGCAGTAGACAAGCCAGGCCTTGGCGAACTCGCCGAATGCCCACTTCACATGCAATACGGCGTCCTCGAAAGGCTGCGCCGCTGGCGAAGAGGCCGACAGTATCTGCGTTCGATCAGGCGCAATGAATCGCACCACGTGAAGCTCCTGTCCCGATGTCGCGCCCGTGCACGCGTCGAACACCATGTCGACCCCTGCCGGCAGCGGCAGAAAGATCTGGCGCACGAGCGCCTGGAATTGATCGAAGCGCGCTTGGTCCATGGTCACTTCTCCTCCCGGGGTACGGACACCGTCCAGTACTTGTTCGGATCATCCCACATCTCTTCGGGACTGGAAATGATCGTGAGCCGGTGCATCCTGCCTTCCAGGAGCTCGATCACACCACCGCGCAGATACCCGGTCGGCGTCGCCCCGCGTTCGGTTGCGCGCTTCACCAAGGCATGAAACGCACCTACCGTGATGTCCGTGCCTTCGCAGTGCGGCCACTTCTTGTTCCGGTACACGCCGCTGAAGCCGTCCATCTTTCGCTTGCGGCCCCGGTACCACCAGCCGCGCCCCGTCCACATCGGCGGGTGTGGTGTGAGAAGGAGAGTGTGGACGAGGCTCCGGAGCACGAGTGAGCTACTCACCTGCCGGAGCGCACAGTACGACACCCAGTCCGCGTGGATGTCGACAGGAAAGGCGATCTCGATCCGCTTTCGGATGCCGCGCGGCGTGTGCGTGCCGAGCCGCGTCATGGGTAGCCCCATGGCCTCGCGCTCTTTGTCGAGCTCGAGCTGCGCCAGGCGCAAGGCCTCGGGATGGACCAGTAGCCGCTCGGCGAGCTCTTCACGCGTTGTATCCTCCGCGCGTGCCCAACGCGTGCGCTTGAGCTTGTCGATCAGCCAGCGCCGGAAAAGCGGTTCCTTGTCCTCGCTCATTCCGTCAGGGAACGATGACGCGGGGGGCTTCGGGGGCGGATGCGGGGACTTCGGCGATCGCTTGGACGTAGTCGATCTGTTCGGGTCCGAGCAGGACTTCGGTGATGACGCCAGGCTCGAGGCTCATCTTCACGATGAGCTTTTTCCCGCCAGGCGCGGGCCTGAGGACACCCAGTAGAACGATGAGCGGCCGCGGCCGCTCGGGGTTGAAGGTCGGGGCGTAGTAGCCGCCGATCGACTGGTATTTCTTCGTACCGGGTTGTTTCATCGGCTCGATGGCAACCAGCGGGCGGACGAGCTGGATGGCGACCGGTGAATGAAACCAGTGCGCGAACGATTGCACGGCTTCGGACAGTGGGGATTCGGCTTGGGTCATGGGCATCTCCTTCAGATCTTGCCCACTATCACGAGTCCAAGAGCTTGAAGAGCGGGGCAAGCTGGTTTTCCCATTGCCACTGTTCGGCAAAGCGCGGCGCTTGCGCCCGGGCTCGGGCTGAGAAGCTCGTCCAGTTCTCGTAGGATTCGACCAGCGCTTCGGCGAGTGAGGCGCGGCTGATGACGGGGGCTTCGGCGCCGGGCAGATCGTCGATCGGGCCCATGGCCCCGCACGACACGCCGCGCACGCCTTCCAGGCGCACATCGAACCACTCGCTGTGACCCGTGCACAGCGTGGCGACAACCGGCGTGCCGACGGAGAGGGCTTCGACTGGGACCATGCCGAAGGCCTCGCCGCGGGAGGGTTGGGCCACGAGATGGCAGGTCGCGAGTGCGCTCTGTATCGACGAGGCGCTCATCGACAGACGCCCGCGGGCGATCACGTTCGTCGGCGGCTCGCCGCGCTCGCCCATCCATTCGATGAACCCCGCGTGCGCCTCGGGATCGAGCACGAGCTCGAGGAGCGCCATCTCCGGGAGCTTGCCGTCCCGGATTAGGTTCTCCCACACTTCGACGAGCTCGAGCGTTCCCTTTCGCTGCCGCGCGCTCGACGAGAAGTGGCGGACGAGAAACTGGCTCCGCGAATACTGGGCAGTGAGCTGCGCCAAAAACGACGCCGCAAGCGGGGTCCCGTTCGTCGGCAGAAACGCGGCATCGACCCCATGGGGCACCACCGTGATCGGTAGCGAGGTGTATTCGCTGAGCACGCGTGCCGCCCAGCCCGACGGGGCTAAGAGCCGCGTGCAGGCCCCATTCAACAGCTGCATCAAGACGGCTGGCATCTTGTTACTGTTCGGCGCCACCATGGCCCAGCGCGCGGGGTGGCGCGCGTTCTTCGTCATCCGCGCGGCGTGGTTCAGGGGACCCGTCAGGATCCCCACATCGGCCAGTGCGCCAAGCGGTTCGGGCTCATCATCGCTCAATTCCGCGTCGAGCTCGACGATGCCGCCGAGAACAGCCCGGCTGCGAAGTGCTTGCACGAAGCCCGCCGTCACCCGCGCATGCGAAGCGTGGCCGACGGCGCGCCCGTAGATGCGTACTGATTTCATTCACTCAAGCTCTACGGATCACTCGTTCGATTGCTTCCCCTCGCACGCTACGAGCTCGGAGTATACCTTGCGGGCGAAGATGGCGCGCCGGTAGGCGCCGGTCCAGCCGCAGTGGCCCACGGCGAAGTAGCTGATTGCGCCCTGGTCGGTGTGGCAGGCTTTGAGACCGCGGGCGAGAATGCGGTCGGCGGCGCGGGCGGCTTTCAGCACCGAGTCGTAATCGAGACCCACGATCTCCGACCACTCGGGCACGATCGGAATCGGCTGGATCTGCCAGTAGGAGTGGGCGCGGAAGTGGACGGCGCCCCAGCGATCCTTGTACCCGTCGCACTCGAAGAATCTCCGGCCGTGCGAAGCGTACGTCCGGCAGTCACCGGCCTGAATGCGACTCAGGAGCGACGACTCGAATTTCGCCGTGGTGAGCGAGAGCGCTACCTTTCGAGGCGTCTGGGATGCAATGGCGACGGCTTCGGCCGTAACCGGATCCGCACTGGGATCGTGGGAGATGGATTGAAGGGCGGCGAGCACACAGGCTGTTTTGATCATGGCGTGGTCCTAACTCAGTTGGACCACGATGGTCAATCCTTGGACACTGGGTCAGTGATGCCGAGGCTGAGCCGAGCCTGCGCTAGCGCATCACACTTGCCTAAATAGTAGGCGTCACTGGCGATGGCCTCCATCCCGTCATTGAACGCGCCCCTCATCACCATGATGGTTTCTGGCGCCATGTCGCTGCCGAACTTTTCTTTGAACGCCTTGGCGTGCAAGGCGATGTATTCCTCTGCGATGTCGCGCTGGGCATCGAACCCCAGCGCGCCTCCACGGGTCATTAGTCTTTGCTTCATGATGCCTTGGCCTCTTCCTTCGTCTCCACTTTCTCGAACGCGCACCGGGTGAGGAGCGTCTCCTTGTTGTCTTTGTACGTCTCGTGGGCCTTGATCGTTCCGTTGCCTTTGACGACGTCGCCCTTCGCGAATTCCCGTTCGCCCGAAGCGAACCACTTGAACACGTGGCCTTCGGCGTCGGCGAGCACTAGGAGCGTCTTCACGCCGTAGTTGCCCTCGATGTAACGGACAGCAACGACCTCGAGCGCATCGAACGTGTAACGCGCCTTGATGGTGCCGAAGTAGGTGGAGGGCGGGCGGGCAACGCGTTTCTGGCGTTCGATCTCGATTTCCTTTTCCTTCCGGTACGCGACCACAGCGGAAGCGACGAGGCCCGCGTGCTTGTGGTCGACGTAGCCGAGCGCGATCGAGACGCGTAGGTTATGCAGGTAGTCGGACACGTGCTCGCGGCCACCGAGCTCTTCGGCCCAGCCAATGACGGCTTCCGCTTCCTCGACATCTTTCGGCGAGGGCTGGAGGGCCTCCCAGCGCTCGATGAGCGCCTGGGGCTCGCGCGGGCGCTTGCCCACGATCCACGACGCGGTGTCCTTCGTGGCGGTCTTGCCGTAGTCCCGGGCTACACCCGAGCTCACCCAACCCTCGTGCCGGATCGCTGAGCTCGTGGCGGCCAGGAACGACCGGACGCCGGGCAAACTGAATCCACTGCCACCCCAATCATCGCCGTACTCGGACAGCTCGGCACGGAGCTCGTAGAACAGTCGCCAGATGGCGAGCGCTGCCGACACGTCTTCGGTCCTGAGAAAATCGGCGAGGCAGTTTCGACCGATGCGCTTCTGCACGCCCGCGGGGTCGACGAGCACGAACGTGTCGTTGCGGCGGCGCACGGTGTTGCAGTGGTCGCAGTTGGGATCGGCCGTGCGTAGCGACTCGGGAAGCGCGTGCGCTTCATAGCCCGGAGCTCGGGCAACGATGTTGCCTATCTCGGCGTGGTGTTCGACCTTGGCGACGAAGGCCCAGCCGTTGATCTTCGGGACCACGCCACCGAGGCGAACGGTGGCGGCAATGGCGACGCGGCCCGTGGGATGGCGCTTCCCGAAAAGCGTCTCGAGCACTTCGCACGCGTACTCGGTCACCGACACTTCGATGCCGCCGCCGGCTTTCTTCGCGCGGCGGTTCAGCTTCTCGACCCGGGCACTGAGCTCGGGCAAACGGTGACCCGGCACGACATACACATTCGGGGACACTTCACCGAACACAACGGGGGATCCGAGCGGGCCAACCAGAATCGTTTCCATCGTTCCTAGGTATTGCAGCCGGCGTGCCGGGGCCAAACCCGCCCAGGGCGCCCAGGGAGGGCTTAAGTCAGCCGTAACAAGGGCGTAACACCGTTACAGGGTGACGCCTGTTACGGCCATTTCCAGGCCTCCGTGGCGCCCCTCGCGTTGGTCCGGACTTTGCTGTTCGGAAGGACTGAAAGGAACGCCGCCATGAGCACTCTCGAACTACTCGCCTTGTCCCAACTCCTGCACAAGGAGGGTTTGCACTTCAAGCGCCTCTTTCTGAAAAACGGCCGCTACCACGCGCACATTCGCCGTGGTGAATTCGTTACGTGCGTCGGAGTCCACGAGGATCCGGCTGAAGCGATCCAGCGCGCATTGAACGATCTTCTCGCTTCCGAGCCTGCTGGCGTCGCTGCACATTCATAGGCTCGCTTGTCCCGGGCTCTCTTCGCGCCCGGGATGCTTTCTTACCCAACGCCGACGACGGGCCCGGGATATGCGCGCCCGGGATGCTCTCTTTTTTATCCGGCAGGACGACGCGGGCTACTCGCGCCCGCGGTGCTGTTTCGATCATCGTTTGCCCCGAGATCTTCCGCACTCGGAGTGCTTTTTTCCACGAACGCATGGTCCCGGCGCAGTCCGCCGCCGGAATGCTCCTTCGAGCCGGTCTGTCCCGAGCTATGCGCGCCCGGATTGCTCTTTGTGTGCTGCACCACGAGTCCCGAGCTATGCGCGCCCGGGATGCTTTCTCTTCTCATCTTTTGGGTGGATCTCAGTCCTGAAAGAATGTCCCTGTCTATTCGTGACCGGAATGCTCTTCGCACAAGAGCGACCTGCCGTCGGCGTCCCGAGCTATGCGCGCTCGGAGTGCTCTTCGTGAGCGTCAATGGCCGCGTCTGACGTCAGTCCCGATCTCGCTTGCGCCCGGGATGCTCTTACCAGCTCGAACGCAACACAGGAGGGTTCCGGGCTATGCGCGCCCGGGATGCTTTTTCAAGTCGATCCACATCATCCAACCAACCTAGCGATCGCGTTGTCCCCGAGCTCTTCGCGCCCGGGATGCTCTTACCGGATCTGAACGCGAGGAAGGAGGGTCCGTGGCTTATTCGCGCCAGGGATGCTCTTCACAGTACGCAGACGATGCGGCTCCATCGGCGGGAGGCGTCGTCCCGAGCTCTTCGCGCCCGGGATGCTCTTCACAGATGCACAGCCGCCTGTCGATTATCCGGTCCCGAGCTCGTAGCGCCCGGGATGCTCTCCGCAGGTTCTGTGACCGGCCCGTCTTCGCTGCGAAAGAGCTGGTCCCGGGCTATGCGCGCCCGGGATGCTCTTCAGTTGTCAGAGATCGAAGTGGCGGGTTACCGCCTGGATAAATCAGACCGACGCGCGCGGCTCGGCGCCAGGCTTTCGGCGCTTGGTCAAAGCGCGTGGCGGCGGCTTTGATGGTGGCGGTGAAGCCGGCTTCGGCTTGTCTTTCGATCCACCGCTGCCGGTGTCGCCCTCGAAGTAGCGGATGAGCATCGTGCGGGCAGCGTTCGCGTCCTGGTCGAACATCTTGCCGCATCCGGCGCAGGTTAGGACGACGTTCTTGCTCCGTTCGGTTTGCGACCAATCGTTACGATGCCGGCAGTGTGCGCAGTCGTTCGTGGTATCGGCCGGATCCATGGGGACCACGTGCGCGCCCACGGCCGATCGCAGGGTCTGCATGAAAAGCCCTGGGGCGGCTTCGTTTCGCTGCCTGTGCAGAACATCGAAGCTCTTCTCGGCCTCGACCACGCTGTCCTTGGCGAAGGTCGTGTGCGTCATGTCCTCGAGCAGAATGGTCTCGTAATTGTTGACCAGAAAGCGGGACCAGTTTCTGAACGCATCGCGGCGAATCATTGTCGCACGGTAGAACTGATCGGCGGCCCACTGCTCGAGATGGCGGTCTTTGCGGGACCAGAGCTCGAGGTAGAACGCCATCTGCTCGAAGGGTTTGGTGAGTCCGTGCTTCTCAGCCCAGGCGAACGCTTCTTCAGCCGGGGCGAAGAGATCCTTCTTCGGAACGGTCAGGGGATTTTTGCGGGATCCGACCCGCTCGAAACACCAGGCGCGCCAGAGCTCGCGGGCCCGCTCGAAGCCGATCGTTTCAGCAAGCCACTGGCGGGTCAGGCCGCGGAGCTTTCGGTGCGATAGCCACTGGGAAACGCGGGCAGGCTCGATCGCGCCGGGGAGTCCATTTTCCTTGATCCACTTGGACACGAAGTCCTTGGTGCCATTGAAGATGCGATCGGCAGCGCTCTTCATGTTGTCGCCCATCTCGATGAGCTCGGGCACCGCCTTCGGCAGCACCATCTCGAACTGATTGCCGTGGTGATCGACGGCGAGGCCAAGGCGGAGGCCGTGGTCCATCTTCCGCCAGCACACATCGACCGCGCACACGCTCTTTTTCGGCTGCTCGGGGAGGCCGGCAGAGAAGAGATTCGATTCGACCGAGAGCTGGAGCTGGTAGCGGAGCGTCGGGCCCTTACGGGTTACGAAGATCCAGGCCCAGGTGAGCTTGGCGTCCGCCGGCGGGCGGCGGTGGAGATATAGCGGCACTTCGACGAACACAGGCACTTGCTTGCCTGTCGTGGCGGACTTCTCGGTGCCCACGCGCACGCGCGCTTTCGTGTAGGCGTGGCGGCGGCCCTTCCTGGTATCCCATTGCGTTTCGGGCAGCGGGTCCACCTGGAACATCTGCGATTTCCCATCCACGATGTCCGACCATTTCACGTGGTGGAGCTGGATGCCGATGCGGCCGGTGCCGCGCCATTTGGCAAAGCGCGGGTCCATCTTGCTCCGGCGCGCCGTCTCGACGGCTTTTTCGATCAGAAGATACGTGCCCCAGTAGACGCCGCTTGATTTGCGGGCAGCGCGGACCTTGCCGCTCACGACTTCCTTTTCTTTCTCCTGGAGCTTCTTCAGTTCCGGGGAGTTTTTCATTTCGAGCCGGAGGGCCTTGAGCTTTTCGCCGATCGCTTTACGCGCATCCTTCAGGCGCTTGAGCTCGCCCGTGTCGTCCTTCTTCTTTTTCTCCGCCTTCATGGTGGCGCGGAACAGATCCACGGCCTTATCGAGCTCGAGGAATTCGGCCTCGAACTTTTCGATGTCGGGGCAAAGCTTGGCGCGATCTTTTCGGTACTCGGCGCGCCGGTCGCGCTCGATTTCGATCAACGTGTTGTAATACACGTGCGCTTTACGCAGCTGATCGAAGAATGCGTCCGTGTTCGTGGTCGGTCGAAGGCAGCCGTAGCTCCAGATGCGGGTCGGTAGCGGGCTCGTTCGTCGCTTCATGCCACCACTGATAGCAGTGACAGCACGGCGGGGTCAATTCTTTTTCAGGTGGGGATCGCGCGGTGCTTTCGCCAGGGGCGATCGAAGCTCCCGCTACGGCGCGACTTAGGCGCTGTTTTGTGCCCTTTTTTCTCGACATACCAGACTACGGCGCCGAGCGTGAGAAGACCTGCAATGCTGAGGACGAGCCCTGTCTTCGACGGGGGCGTTGCGTCGCCCATGCCCGAGGTGGCCTTGCCCGAGCAGGCGCAGCCAACGCCCTGCTGGCGGGGACCGACGAGATTTGGGTTATCGCCCCAGGTAACCCATGGCGATTCCTTCCAGCCGTCTGCATCCGCCTGCCACGGCGTACCGGGCTGAAACATCTGGTAGTACTCGGGCGTCGTCGATACGTAGCTCATGGCTTCTTCTTTCGGAGGAGAACGAACGCGGTCACGACGAGCCCGCCGCCGATGATCCAGGGCCAGTTCTTTTTCGTGCGATCCCACACGTCCGCTGCCATCGCGTTCACGGCGTCATGCATGATCTGCTGAAGCGGGACATCGACCCGGAGCGTCGGGAAGAGCGGAACGTTCGTGGGGATGTCGTACGGCACACCGAGCCCGGCGGCGACGCTGCCCCATTCGGCAGTGCCGTTCGATCGGATGATGGCGACCTTGCCACTCAAGTCGGCGTAGCTCACGGAACACGCCCCAGGTTATTCGCGCGGACCTCGATTCGCTCGAACACGCTTGCCTCGGGATCTTCGTCGTACATCTCGACAGCTTCGTCCCCGCCATACCAGCGCGCGCCTTTGCGGCTGTGGATGATGACGTCGAGCGTAGCGCGGCCCCGCTGCAGCGCTTCTTCTATGGCCGCCAAACAGGCTAGCGAGTAGTCGTCGAAGTAACCGTCGCCGGCGGCATATTCGACATCCGGATGTGTAGGGCTCTTCATGCCGCAGCCTTCCGTTTCTCGTACTCAGCCGTGAGGAGATCGAACGCACGCTGGATCTGCTTGAACTTCGCCTCAGCCTTCATCTTCGCTTTTTTCGCTTGGAACTTGTCCGGGTGCCACTGGCCAGAAAGTTTTCGGTGCGCCTTCTTCACGTCGTCCCAGGAGGACTTTAGATTCACGCCGAGTTGCTTCCGGGCCCACATGAGCTCTTTCTCATGCTCGGCCACCTGTTCATCGTCGACCTGTGCACGGGTCTTTCCGCCCGGCGCTTCGCGGCGGCGCGAGGAGGTCGCCATCGCTTCGGCAACGCACTGGTAGCAAATGGCGTCGCCCTTCACGTCGATGCACGCGTGGGTCAGGCAACAGGGCTGGCGGCACACACCGCAGGCCGTGATCGCGACGCCCGGGCACGAGCCGGCGGCTTTGCCGTTCTTGTAGACCAAGACCTCGCAGGCAAACCCCGCCGATAGGCGCGGGAGCCATTTGGGCACGGCATCGATTGCTAGGCTCTTGAGCCATGGGCGGAGCTCTTGCCAGATACGGGCCGTGCCCGGCGGATCGGCTTGGATGGAGCTTGCAATGCGTGTGAAGGCATCGAGGACCTGGGCGGCGTTCATAGCCACCGATGTTATCGCTTCTTTTGCAAAACCACTGCACCGACGAGGGCGGCGGCGGCGACAGCGCCGGCGATCATGAGCATTTTCTTCTTTTTCGCCGCTTCATCGTCCGCGGGCGCGGGCGTGGGCGTCGCATCGGCGCCGAAGCCGAAGCCGGTCAGCGCGGACTTGCGCATGAAGAGTGGCTGGGTCCGGTGGGGGATGCGCCAAGCGCCAAGTCCACTCATCTGCATCTTCCGGAGGAAGAGCGGGCGGCGGCGGCGCGGGATATGCCACCTGCCAAGGACGCCATCCGAAAAGGACGTGAGCATCTGCTCGTAACGCGCCGCTGGATCGGCCTGGGAAAACAGCCCATCGCGAAAGCTCCGCGGCTGATCGAAGCCGAGGCTTCCGTCCGCGTAGGCTTCGCGCTTGGCGCCAAATGCCGCCTGGGGGGTCGAAGTCGAAAAGATCCCGTCCCGAAATGAACGCTCGTTTAACGCCATTGTCCGTATCTCCTACAAGCGAGTGTAGGGGGAGCCGGGCAGCGCGCCAAGAAAAAGGGCTAAAGTTTCAGCCGCTTCTTGATCTCGGGGCCGTACTTCACGCCCACGAAGAGCGTCGCGCCTACGAGGATCGTGCCCCAGGCCCAGCCCGGGATCCCCGCCCGTTGCTCGGCCGCGCCGAGCCCAAGAAGCCTGCCGGCGAGGCGTATCGGATTGTCGTCGATACGCTCGGCCGCTTCGGCGAGCTTCATCAGATCCTGGGGCGAGCTCGTGAATTCCACTTAGCGCCCGAGCCGGAGACGCGGCGGCGAGACCATGGCCCAGAAAAGAAGCCCCGCGAAGCCGGCGAGAAGAAGCCAGGCGGCGATCTTGCCGGAAGGCGCAGCCTCATCACCGAGACCGCTGACGGCCACGATCGGCCGTTTCACCGCCGGCCCTGCCAGTAGCGGTAGCCGAGGTAGGCGGCGCCGGCGAAGAGTGCCGTGCCGACGAGCAGCTTGCCGGTCGATGGGGGCGCGGCAACGGGCGGCGCCGGCACGCTGGTCGGCGGCGTAGATGTGGGCGCTGCGTGGATCTGCGCGCCGAGGGCGATGCCAAAGGGGAGATCAGGATGCTGCCGCTCGCTGCCCGAGCGGGGCACTTGCACCGGGAACACGAGCTGGCCATTCAGGCGCCGGGCCGCGTCGTCCATCGTGCCGCGGCCGCCGTCGCGATCGTCGGGATCGGTGCGCGCTGTGGCCCAGTACAAAAACTGGATCTGCGGCACGGGCTTCGGATCGTCCTGCCGGTAGACGCCTTCGGCGGCGAAGAGCTTGTAGGGGCGCCCGGTGAACGCCGTCTCGGCCGCCATGTACTCGACCGGAACGGGCGTAAGTACGCCGACCCAACCGATGTCGTGGCCGAAGGCCGCCGATGACGCCATCGATAGGATCTGCTGGCTCAGCGGGTAGACGATGATGTTCTGGTCGGGCGTACGGATGTCCTGCCAGTCAATGCTGCCCTCTTGCTCGCCCCACGCCGTGTACACACCGATGGGTTGCACAGGCGTCGTGGCGCCGGGGAACTGGCCGCGAAGAATGGCCTCGAGTGTCTGTTCGCCGAAGCCCATGCCGCTTGGCATTTCGGCGATCGAACCGAGCCCATTGATCGGCTGGTTGTACGCGTTCTTGTAGTAGGCGCCGAGACCGTTGATGGCCTGGTTGTACTGGTTTTTGTAGTAGGCGCCGAGCATCGTTCGACTCCGTTTAAAAAGCCTGATGACCCGCGAAGCTCACCGGTCCCGATGCACGAGCGCGGCTGAGTTTTTTTAATCCCAGCCGGGCCGCACTTCGTCCTCGATGCGAACGCACCGGCTCCGCGGGCCACCAAACAATCTGTTCGATCACACGCCACCGCCCGGCGATTGGCAGGGCTCCATCGCGCGCATGAGATCTTGGAAGGTGTTGTAGGGGACGAGTAGCCCTGTCACGTCGAGCTCGAAGAACGCGATCGGGATCGGCACGGGACGAAACACGATCACCTGAAATTCCGCGTTGTCGTTCTCGGTCACCGCTTGCATGAACGGGAGCTGGAGCGCGCCCAGGCGCTCGGTGCGCTGGGGCAGAAGCGACAGGCCTCCGCCTGCGGTCTGGCTTGATTTGGATGTGCGCGCGAGATTGAACTCAGCCTGCGTAGCGCGCACCGTGCGCCCCGTCTCCGCATTGAAACTCGTGCTGAAGGTGGTCGTGGCAGCGAAGGCATCGGCCTGATCGGCGGGCGTCACCGGATCGATCTCCATCCGGATGTTGGCCGATTGGTGCGATGTGATGTTCCACTTGTAGCCGAGTAGGGTCGACAGGCGGCGCGCTTCGATCGGTGCCGTGTCGCCCGCAGCGATCCCGCTTAGTCGGTAGATGTCGAAGCGGTAGTCGATGATGAGCAGGGCCATGTTGCCCGGCACGGTGAACGAGCCGAGCGAGATCTTTTCGGGCCGCTCGGGCGTCGCGTTGAAGATGCCCTGCACCGGGAGCTTTCTGTAGAGCTGCTCGAACGGCACCCAGGTGGGATTGGTGAGTAGCTGCGAGAGCTGGCCGCCGGCGAGAACGACGCGTTCGGCGTTACACGGACCGAAGTAGTTCACCGGATCGGGCGGCGCGAACGGCTCGGGCTGGGTGAAATGCGGATTGGTTTCCCGGAAGCTCCGCACGAGTTCTTGCCCACTGGGGTTCGGGCGGATGGGCGGCAAGTGCGGCCCCTTGGCGACGGGGCGACCGGGCGCACCCGGCGGCCTTCCGCCACCACTTGGCGGGGTGATGATCCCGAGCGACTGCATGGGGCGAAGCGGGCCTGCCATTTTCTGGTCCAAGCGTACCGCCGAACGGCGAGCGCCTCCTAACAATTCGGTGAAAACTTACGCCGTGTACACGGCTCCATCGATGACGTGCCCGTGCCACTGGCAGCCTGTGGGCAGGAGGATCGACGGGCGCAGGGTCAGGTTTGCGAGGCCGGTTCCGGTCGCATGCCAGCGCCCGGGCCCTGGCGTCACGCCGGCGGGCACGTTTCGCCCGGCGAACCAGACCAGGAGCGAATGCTGGTCGGTGAAGCGGCACTTCGGGCAGAGGAAAGTAACGCCGCCGGCAAGCGAGAGATCGTCCGTGTGGACGAGAAGCTCGCGATCGCCCTCCATCGTGTGGATGACGAGCTGCGGCTCGAGGTCGATGAGCCGGAGCGTACTCAGTAAGGACCGTACCCCGCAGGCTGCACGATGCGGTAGCCGTGAAAGCCGATCGTCAGAATGCCGTTCGGCAGCCGCGTGACCGGGTCGGTGTCGCCCGCGTCCGCGTTGTTCGTGTCGTTGATGCCTTCGACCGCATCCCAGCCCGCGTCGAGGAAGGGGAAGTTCGTGTTCGGGGCACCGAATCCGGAGAGGTTTCCGTAGGCGGCGTTGTTGGCGTGCAGGGGCAGGATCTTGAAGGTCAGGACCTCGCCCCGCTCGAACACGTCGAGCGCACCCAGGGGGAAGGGATCGTTGATCTGCTTACACCAGAGCGAGCTCGGCACTTCGAGGTTCGTTCGGGGGAAGCTCGAGCCGGCGTTCTCGAACTTGATCCGGAAGTCGCCTTCCATCGAGCGCCAGGGCGAGAGCGTCGGCGGACTCGTCACGTGTGGAGCGCCGGTGCCGGGCGAGGCCTGCACCATCGTGACCTCGACGACGGGCTTACTGTCGCCGATGTCCCAGACGCTGGCGATGGGGCGGTAGCGGCCGTTGCTCCGGCCGAGAAACGAGGCGCGGTCTCCGGTCACGGGATCGATGAACTGAAATTCGTAGTCGGACTGGAAGGTCGCGTAGCGGGCCACTGCCACGAACGGGCCTTCTTGCGAGATGGTGATCGAGCCCTGAAGGACACTCGTCACGCTCGCGCCGACGTTGATGTCGACCAACAGATCGAACGGGATGCGCCGGCCGGGAATGTTCTCCACGTACTGGATCTTGGGATCACCCGTACGCGAGGCCTCGACCTTTTGAATCGCCTGCGACAATCGGGCGAGCTCGCCGCGGATCGCATTGGCATCTTGGGACTGAAGTCCTGCTTGCTGCGCGAGTTGAAGGGCCTGCCGGGCAGTGCCCGACGCGTAGCCCACTTGGTTCACGAGCTGCGCAAACTGCTGATCGGTAATCATCACGTGCCTCCACAATCGAGGGAGTACCGGCGCGCGGGGTGCGCGCGCCGTGCCGTTAAGTCGAAGGGCCTAAGCGCGCCGCATCGCCCGCGAAGTGGGAAAGGAGGGAGCCTTTTAGAGGAAGCTCGCGAACCACTTCGCGGGCAATTGTCGCCCGCGGCGCTTGGCGTTTCGGGAGGAGTTCTTACTGAACGTCTCGCGAGAACAGACCGTCGAACGTGAAGGTCACGACCTTTTGGATCGCGTCGATCGCGTTCAGGTTGTCCCGGAGGCTCAGCATGTCGCGCGACCCTTGGGTCGTGCCGAACAGCTGCGCGTTGCCGTTCGCGCTCATGCCGAAGATCTTTGCCTGGCAAAGGATGTTCTGGCGGGGCGGGAGCAGGATCGCGCGCGCGAGCCGGAGGATGCCCGAGTGGCCATCGTTGCCGGAGTTCTGCCAGTGGATGAGGTCGGTCGTGCCGCCCATGTCACCGGAGATTCCGCCGCCGGCCGGGAAGTACCAGGTCGGCATGTTGTCGATGGAGTTCTTGAGGCCGGTGCCGAAGCTCCAGTGCAGCTGCTCTGCCGTCTGCCAAATCAGACGGTAGTAGTCCTGCACGGTGCCCGGGGCCTGACCCTCGGCGATACCGCCAGTGAGCCACGCCTCGAGAGAGCCGTAGTCACCGTTCTGCGCCACTTCACCGTCGGCGCCGCCGTCGATCCGCAGGATCGGATTGCGGTACCAGGCGAAGACGCGCAACGCGAGAACGACGTGGCTCTGATCGGACGGCAGAGTCGAGCCGTTGATCAGGTTGGTCGTCGACTCGTTGCGTTGCCCGTTCGAGGTGAACAGGCTCGTCGTGTCGGTGAGGGAACCGGCGCTGAGGCCGGCTGTGCGAACGAGCGTATCCCAAAATGGCTGATGAACGCGCTCGCGAATCGAAACTACCTTTGCCATTGTGTCTTTTGTCCTTACAGGGCTTCCATTTTTAGAGTGGCTGGTTCCACTTCGTGGATCCCTTTCGGAAGAGCCACAATTCGACCCTGTTGTCGGATGTTCGGGCTGGCACTACACGGCACAACCATTGTTCCGTGTGAGCGCCTTCAACGCCCCAAGGCCCGAGCTCCTGGTTTTCCAGGAGACATCGAGCCCGGGAGCGCGGCTGGATTCCCTTCTCAGGGACTCACGGTCACCCGCATGACCGTGAGGGAGCGCACCAGCCTTCGTGATGGATCAACCGAAGACGCCCTGGCCTCCGTCGGTCTGGAGAATCCCAGCCGGGGTGAGAGCGCTCGCGCTTTGCGGCGAGCTCACCGGCCGGACGCCTGCCCACAGCTGTGGGTCACTCGTCCCGGGGATCCACGTGTCCGCAGAGGGCACGCGGCTGATAGCGCCGAGACCATTCATGCTCTCGGCGAAGTACTCGCCAACGCCTGCACTGGCCTCGTACGGTTGAACACGACCCATGCCCGCCGCCGCCTCGTAAGGCGGAAGCTGGCCGACGCCTGCCGCCGCTTCGGCGATCGTGAGCTCGCGCTCGAGATCGCTTGCCGGGTCGATGTGATTGGTGTTGGTGTTCGGCATCGCGCCGATGCCCGCTGCCGCTTGGTAGAAGTCGGGATTCGGTCCGTAATTGCCGAGACCATTCATGCTCTCGGCGAAGTACTCGCCCATCCCGCTCATCGGCTCGTTGAAGTACTCGCCCACGCCGCGCCCACCGCTGATCGCGGCGTAGTGCGGCATGATGCTCGCGCCCGCGCCGAGGCCGTACATGGCGGACAGGCGTGCAGCCGTTCCGTCATCGTACCCAGCGAGGTAGCCCGAGGCCTGCGGAGCAACCTTGTCGAACACGGTAACGAGCACCGTGTGCAGGAAGGCTGCGGCGAGACCGCCGGTGAGCAAGTACTGCGTCTTGACGTCCTTCACCACCGCGGTCGTGAGCGCGATGCCAGCGATGGCGCCGACAGCGCCGCCGATGAGTGCCTTGTAAGGCTGAAGGGCTTCGAGACCGCTCGTGGCCGGAGGGGTCGCCGGCGCTGCGGGGGTAGCCGCTTTGCCGAGCACCTTGTCGAGGACGAGATCGCCCAGGACTTTGGTGATGACCTTCTGACCAGCGAAACCGAGCGCGATGAAGGCGCCTGCTTTGAAGGCGGCTTCGAGATTGCCGAGAGCGCTGTTCTTACGGAACACGCTCTTCGACCGACGGCTCTTGCGCGCCCGGCGACGGCCGTGATGCCGGCTCCGGTTCGGAGTGTGCCGGCGATTCTTGCGGTGCGTGCGGCGCTTCGCGTGCGACCGGCGACGGGCATGCACCCGGCGGCGATTGCGACGATGCGTACGGCGCTTGGCCGCGTGGCGGCGGTTCTTGCGATGCGTGCGGCGCTTTGCAGCACGGCGGCGCGGCGAACGACGCTTGGCCGAAGCCTTGCGGCGCTTCCTACGGCGCGGTGCGGCCACCTTCACAGCACGGCGGCGGCGCTTGGCCGACGCTTTCCGCTTCTTCCGGCGGCGCTTCCGCGGGTTTGCCACGTAATCGCTCTCGCTCGAGCGCATGGCGCGGCGGCGCGCGCGGCGCTGGGCCGAAGCGTACGACGCCCGACGCCGACGACGCCGGCTACGGCGCTTCTTCGGCGTGGCTGCCCGCTTGGCAGCGGCGCGGCGGCGCTTTCGGGGCGCGCTCTTACGCTTGCCTGCGCTTCGGCGCCTTTTCTTGTGGGTACGCTTGGCTGCATGAGTGCGGCGGTTCGCGGCGAGCCGCGAGCGCCGACGACGACGTCGCTTCATGGTGCTTTTCCTTCCTGCGTGCTTCCGAATGCGCTTTCGCGTACTCGAAGTTTTTCGGGTTCGTTTTGCCGAAACCTTGCGCTTGCGCGACTTTTTGGCGACCTTGCGGCGGTGCCGCGCGGGACGCGCAGCCGCGACGGTCGGCGTGTGCCGGCGGAACTTGCGGCGGCGGGGCGAGCCGAACCGCGATCCGCTATGCGTGAGCGGGTGGGCGCGGACCGTGCGACGTTTCGCGTTCTTCCGGTGCGACGCGCTGTGCACCCGCTTGGCAAACGCGGACCGTTCGGACGCCGTCAGCTTTCTGGCACGTGCGAGGCGCGCATTCGGGGAGAGCCCCGTCATCGCCCGGCGGGCGGAGGTCGGCCGGCGGCGGAATCGCCTACGGTAGGCGCCCCGGCCGTTCACCGCGGCAATCGCGGTGACCCCTGGATTTGCCCGCATCCCGGGCCGCGCGTAGCCGTAGCTCTTCGCCGCCCTCTTCGGGATCGGGAATGCGCGTCCTACTGCTCGTCGCTTCATCGGTGACTACCTCGTCAGGCAGATCCCTGCGTTGCTCGCAGGGACAGCCGGTCAGTCCGATGAAGGAGATCCGGTGTTTCGCGGTAAAACCCACGCTACTGGGCGTGCCGGATTAGGTCAAGAAATCGAGCGAAACTATTTCTTGCGCGCCAGCCAAAGAATGCCGGCAGCAGCAAGAAGGCCGATTCCGATGATCCCGCGAGTGGTCAGGAGCTTCGTTTGCGGGTGCGATTCGTTGTAGGACGGGGCGTTCGTAAGGACCGGCGGCGGGTGGAGGTCATCACCTACGGGGAAGTTTGCGTACGACATCAGCGGGTCCTCCAAAGCACGAGTCCGAGGGCAGCGGCGCCGGCGACGAGAAGTGCCGTGTTGCGGATCGTCTCCGATTGTTTCTGTGCGTGGCCAACGAGATGCTCATGCTCGCGCACGACGGCAGTGTAACGGAGTAGCACGCGCGGGGTCGCGCCGAGGAGCGCGTTCGTGGCATCGGCCAAACGCTGCACAGACACCGCCGGCGGGAAGCTGCAGACGTTGTAGGGCACCGTGTTTGGTGGGAGAGACGAGGGGGATCCGTTCCAGCCTGGTGGCGGGAACAGATCCATTGCACCAGCGGCCACGAGCTCAGCCCACGAATTGATCGGTGTGAGCGCGCCCTTGTACATGGCAGTCGGCGGCTTCACTTCCGGATGGGCGCGGCGCGCATCATCGACCGCCTTGATCGAAGCATTCTGCTGGCGCAAGTACTGCTCGTGCAGCGGCGCACACGCGCGGAGCTCGGCTGCGGCGCGCATGCGTTCGCCAGCGTGGTCCAGGTAGTCCTGGCAGGCTGGCGTGTTGTGGAACGTCGCGCCGCCCGCGCGCATCTGTTCGCAGAAGTTACACGGATCGAAACTGTGCACGGTGTTGCAGTCGATCGGGTGACTCACGCCGAAGATGTCATCGAGGACATCGGCCACGGCGCCCACGATGGCGCCGGCGACTGCGCCGCAGGGCCCTGGCGGAATGCCGTAGGCCGCGCAGTACGCGTTCGCGGCGCAGCTTGCGCCGTTTTTCGCGGCGTTTTTTCGCCCGTCGCCCGTCGATAGATCACCGTGGGCAGCGAGTTTCGCGCAATTGCCCATCTTGACGTCGATGTCTTTGCCTTTGTCGTCGCCGAGACCGCGGAAGAATTGGTAGCTCATCCGGTGATCCCGTCCTTTTCCACGTCGAGTACTTCGCCGGTCACGAGCGCATGCACGCCGGCTTGCGTGTACACGATGAGCATCATCTGCCCTGTCTCGGGATGCTTCGTAGCACCGAGCCAGCCGGCAAGATTGATCTGGTAGTAGCCGCCGCGATCGGGAATGCCGTAGTCATCGGGCGTGCCTTCGTGCAGGCGGGCCTGGATGCCAAGGATCTTGGCGAGCACGGCAAAGCCTTCAGGCATGGGCCGCGGGAGTTCGAGCATCGGGCCCACAAAGTCGTCGTCATCTTCGGCGAAGATCACAGAACCCGGGGTGAGAAGGAGATTCTGGTTACCTTCGGCGATGTGCTTGTAGTCGACCGGCACTTTCTCGCGCCACTTGTCGGAGCTGTACATCACCGCCTCGCACGTGCCCACGTGCTGCATCCGCCGCGGCCAGGTCCAGGAGACCGGCGTGATCTTGTTCGCGGGTTCGTCATAGAACGTCTCGCGGATCTTTTTGGCCCGCTCGATGTCGCTTTTTCGGTTCGGCGTGTAGATGCGGCGGATCATCGGTTTCGCTTCCAGATCCACCAGCCGATGCCGATGCCGAGGGCGAGCATGCCGATGTTGCCGATGCCGATGCTCATGCTGGCGCCGAGTACGCCCGAGCGGGACATGGGCGCAACGAGCCCGCGCGCTACGGGTCCGGAACCGACACGGGTCGAACCCGAGGGGATGGAACGGCCCGCTTCGTTACTCGGGATCCCGATGTCGGTACCGCCTGACAGGCGTGGCACGGGCAGATCATCGCCGATGCCGACCGATTGACCGGGCGCATCGTAGTAGTCGTACCCGCCGATGTCCGGGCGCCATTGAGAGTAGATCACGCCCAAGTATGATCCGCTGGCTTACGCGGGAGGTCCAGATTTCGCGCCGGAACTGCTGCCCACGATCTGAAACGCCACCTGATCGACAGCGCCTACGGTAGTTCCATCGCCGAAGGGGCAGGGGCGCGAGCATCCACTCGAGGCTCGGGATCGTGTCGGCGTCATCCTTCATGGCATCGAATTCTGCCTGGGTGATCCCGATCACGAGAAAGCCCTGCCGCTTGTAAACTTGCCGGCGGCGGTCGCGGGCTGGCCGCTTCGCCTCTTCATGGGCCAGTTGAACCGCCCCCTCGAAGCTCACGATTTCCAGACCTCGGCGGCGACGTGCGATCCGGCGGTCAGCGGGCGTTTCTTTCATGGCAGATCGGCTAGCTCGGCCCAGCGGGTTTGTTCCCGGGCGTCTTCGACCGCGCGCATCCCGCCCTGGTTTGCACGAAAAAGCCTGCCTTGGCGGTTTTCGGTGCCGGGATCGAGGTTCGCTTCCCAGCGGTAGCGCATGTCATCCACGTCGTTTTCGCTGAGGCCCGAAGCGATGTACGCGAGGCTCAAGAAGTTCACGGCGTCCGGATCAAGCCCGCGGACGTCGAGCGCAAGAAGCGTTGTCGATTCGGCAGCGTAGATCGTGCCCGGTGTTTTCAAGATTTCCTTCCAAAGCCAAAGGATCGCGCTTTCGTCGGGCACGCTTTCCGGGATCGCCACGCCGAGCTCGACCGCTACCAGGTTGTGTTTCTCCGCACTTTCGTACTCGTAAATGTCGTACGAGACTTCCTTCTCGCGCTCGATGTCCACGTTCAGCGTGTTGACGTATCGGACTTTGGCGTCCTCGTAGTCGAGCGTGACGCAGCCTTCAATTTCGTCGGCGGTGATGTTGAGGTCCACGCCCTCTTCGACTTCTTCTTCGGTCTCGGTGTGCTCTTCGGTAAGGCCCTTGCTTGCGGCTGCCGACCACCAGCGCGATGCGGCGTGCGAGCGGGAGCTCGAGGCCGAGGAGATGCCATCCTTCGACTGGTTCTTCGGCCACATGTCGATCGCGACATCCGGCAGGTTGTAGTTCGCGTACGCACCAAGACTCAAGGCGGTATAGAGCGAGGTGCCGTAGCCGCCGCCCTTGATCGCGACGCCATCGGGCGTGTGCGCGCGTGGGTAGCCCGTGATGCGCGCCGGCTCGGCGTAGTCCGAATGGCGATCGCTTTCGTAGTAGCCGACGCCGAGACGGGCGAGAAAGTTATTGGCGCGGAGGCTTCGGATGCCCACGTAGTCCCCATCGGTGATGGTGATGAGCGGCTCCTGGAGTTTCGGGTTCACCACGATGCCAAGAAGCATGCGGCCGCTGAGCTCGATCTTTGGGCGGCCGGCGCCGGGCGTCGGCGCGCTGAGCTCAAGTCCGGTGTTTCTGCGGTAGCGCGGCATGCCCCGCCTCACTTCGGGCGGCGCATTACGACGAGGCCGATGGCCAGGACGCCGAGTCCGAGCGCCCAGAGCATCGTCTTGTCACTCGAGCGCTCGCAGGTGCCGGCGCAGTAGTCGAGGCTCAGGAGGTGCGCGATCTGTTCGGGGGTGCAGAGACCGCCTTGGTTCGTTTGGCAATCTTCGACGATCTTCTGGTTCAGCTCGTCGCTGTAGCAGGTGTACGACTGATCGGCGGGCTTTGCCGTCGGTGTCGAGTCGAAGGGCCAGACGCCCATCGCCTGATAGCTCATGCTGTAGCCGCCGTTTTCTTCGCGCTCATGAAGCGCTCGGTCACCTGGGGCAAGAATTCGATGAGCAGAAAGACGCCGACACCGATGCCGCCGATGTACATCGCGGTCTTGTACCAATCGACGTTCGCGCCTTCGGCGAGCTTGTTGCAGAGATCTTTTTGATCCTGGGTCGGGTTCGGCATCTGCTGGCAGAGCCGGATGTCTTCGTGCAGGCGCCGGTTATTCGTTGCTGCGTACTCGTAGAGCGCAACGATCGTGGCCAGGCCCAGGATCAACGCCACGGCGGCAACCAGAATGCCGACCGGGATCACGGGCACTTCGCCGAGCCCGGACGCGCCGCCTTGCGACTTCATGAGCGCGATCGAATGCGCGACCGCTGCGTCCACCTGGTGCACGGTGCCCGATTGGAGCTCGGGGCTCGTGATGATGTACTTCTGAAGAATGCCGCTTTCGCCGATCTTTGCGACGGCCTGGAAAAGCGTGAGCCGGGCCTGGTAGTCCAGGCCGAATTGTTCGGGGCCGAGTTTCGCCTGGGCGGCGACCACGTTCGCGTGGCCCCAGTGCGCCGGCGCGCCGTCCGCTGCCGCGATGAAGGCTGCAACCAGGATGTCCCGGAGCACATCGAACGATGTCTGCACCGCGAGCGAGACGGGAACCGAGGCGTAACCAAGAAATCCGAGCACGCCGTCGGCGCGCTTCGTGAGATCTTTTCGCATCGCCGCCATTTCGGCGAACGCATTCCGGGGCGCGATCGCGTCGATGCCGGGCAGCATGTTGATCTGCACGAGCGCGCGCGTGTACCACTGGTCGAGCCAGAGGGCGCGGGTGACTTCATCGTTCGAGGGGGACGACTCGACCGTGAAGCGGACTGCAAGATCCTTGTAATCGGCCATCGTGGTTCAGGCGTGCTTCGGCTTCTTCTTGTGCTTCTCCCACTCCTTGTAGCCGTAGTACGCGCTACCGAGGGAAGCGACGGCGATGAGGCCGTAGGCCCAGAAGGGAACCTGGTTCAAGGCAGAAGCAATGTCGCGCTTCCACGCCGGCATCTCCGCGCCCGTTTCCACGAAGCGGCGGAACGCCTCGGGCAGGATGCTCGAATCGGTCGGTACATCGCCGAGGCCGTCGGGCGTCCGGCCCATGTCCGTGTAGTACCCATCGTCATACGGAGCGCGGAAGTTCGACACGTCACCGTACATGCGTCCCGGCGGCCAGGCGGCGCCGAGGCCCTGAAACGGTACGCCGATGAACGGCGACCGAAAGGACTGCATGCCGATGTACTTCCGACTCATGCGTGTATCCAACCCTTCTTTTTGGCGATCGCGTAGCCGATGACGCCGACGGCCGCGATGCCGCCACCGACCATCAGCATGCTGGCCGTGGTCATCTTCGGCTTGGTCGGCGCAAGCACGGGATTGGTCACCGGCGTCGGGGTCGGCGCGGGCGGCGGCGGGGGTGGTGGTGGCGGGGCCAGGTGCGGATCGTAGGAGAACGACTTGCACGTGCCGGGCACGGAGAAGCCCGAGCCGCCATTGTCGAGCGCCCACTTGAGCGCGCCGCAGGTGCCGGGGCCGAGCTTTCCGTCAGCGCCGACCGTGGCCGCGCCCTTCGAGGCGAGGAAATTATTCAGGGTGCGCTGCATGAGCGCGGTGTTCGAGCTGTACGTACCCCAGGGGTATGAGCTTGCCGGTCCGCCGCCGCCGGCATTGATCCCGTGCTGCAGGCCGCCCGTTGCGCAGTTCGCCTGGCAGATGGTGCGATTTCGCGTATCGTCCTCGTCGAAGGACGGGTACTGCGCGCCGCACTTGTCCAGGCACTGGTTGAAGCTGAAATCGTCGAGGCCGGAGTCGTCAGCGCCGACGCCGCGATTTTTCGTCTTGAAAATACCCATCCCTTGCATGGCGGACTATCCTTTCCTCTTCTTCATGAAATAGATGAGCGCGGCGGCAGCGATCCCGCCGACCACGAGAGCCTTGGTTTCCGAGCTCATGTTCGCCGGCGAATAGCGCCCGGGGAGTTTCGTGCCGGTGGGCGGGGGAACGACCGAGCCGCCGGGCGGCTTCGTGCCGCCACCCCCGCCGCCGGAACCACCACCCGATGCGCCGCAGTTCGGGCCCTTCTTCGGGGGCGTGCCGAAACCCTGGCATGTAGAAGGTGGCGGCATGCCGATCGGGATCATCGCGGCGCAGGTGCCGGCGCCGAGTTTTCCGTCAACTGGGATCGGGCAGTATCCGGCGGCGACGAGCGCGAGATTGATCGAGCCCTGAAGGCCGACCGTGGCCGTGCTGTACTCGCGCCACGGGTAGCCCGCGTCATCGCCGAGCCCGCGGAGCCCGCTGATCCCGTTGTTGAAGATCCCGCCGCCCGCCTCTTCGGTGCCGAAGATGCCGCGTTTGGTTTCCCACAAGAGTTCGCCGAGGCCGGAGAGGCCAGAGAGTCCCGACATGGATGATCCTTTTTCCTGCCAGATGTCTTCGGGCTTGAAGACCGACTGGGGCGAGGTCCTGTAGATGAGGGGGCCCGTGACCGGACGCGTGTAGATCGGGCCGTGGAACCGCGTGGGCCACGGATGCACCGTCCAAACGAACGGTGAGGGGACGCCCGAATCTTGATACCGCATCGTCCTCAATCCTTACCGATGGTGAAGCGCGACTGCCGCCTCGATACCGAGACCGAGCGGTCCGAGAAAGAGTCCCGCCGCAACGCCCCAGAGGGCGTACTTCATTTGCTTATCGCGCGAGGGAGCGACCGCCTTGCCCACGAAGTAGCCGGCACCGGCGCTGATGGCGGCGCCGAGCAGCGCCATGCCGAGACCGACGGGATAGTTATGACCCGTGGCCGGGACGTTCGTGGTTGGCGGCGTTGCGTCTGCCGAGAGCGCGCCGAGCGCACTGAGCGCGGGAGAATACTTGCCGAGCGAGGAGAGCACGCCGGGGCGACGCTGGGGCGTGCGCGCGATCGCGCCGAGCCCTGACATGGGCTCGTTGAAATACTCGCCCATGCCGCTCATCGGTTCGTCGAAGTATTCGCCCAGTCCAAGTTGGTTCATTTGCCTTTCCTTCGTTTCGAGCTCCGGAGCGATGCGTACGCGGCGCCGGCAGCAAGACCGGCAAGGCCGATGAGGCCGATGACTTTCCAGTTCGAGGAGAGACCCGGCGCAGGCGCGTCGTCGGCGCCGATCGCTTGCGGGTTCTGCCGCACGTTGACGATCGATTGCATCGCCATGGGCGAGCCCTGGCCCGCGCGCATCACGGGACGCGGGGGCGCGTAGACGCCGCCTTCGAGGTAGGCGATCTGCGCGGCGCTATCCATGCTCACCGCACCGCTCGGCACGTACACGACGGGGCGGCCCGTCGTCACATCGACCACTTCACTCGGCTCCCACATCCGCTCGCGCGCGAGGTAGCCGGGGAGATCGAAGCGCGCGGCAAGAATGCCGGCGTCCGCGTTGATGTTCGGGCGCGTACCGGGCGGATCGAAGACCCCGTTGCCTTGGATGTCGTCGGCTTCGGCGTAGACCGCGAGCTCGTTCGCGGCGTAGGCCTGATCGGCCGCTTCGTCCTGCACATCGACATCGGAACCGGCGAGATGGCGGCCGTGCGCACGATCGATCGCGGTCTGGTAAAATGGAGCCGTGCCTGAGGAGTAGCGAAGATCGCTCGGGCCCACCTGGGTCATCCGGGGGAGCTCCCCGCTCCAGGGCTGGTTGTCGTAGTCGGGATAAATCGGGCTCATCGGTTCACCGTTTCTTCTTCATCGATCGGTAGGCGATGATGCCACCACCGACGACGAGGGCGGCGACGAGGCCGCCGATGACGAGCTTCTTTTTCTGATCGTCTTCACCCGATCCGGCTCCGGCTCCGCTGTCGGTCGGCGTGCCGCGGTCGGTGTGCGTCGGCACCGACGTCATGGACACGCACGGGCGAAGCGTCTGCACCCAGCACGGATCGGCGCCTGCGAAGCGGCCGCTGAGCGCGCCGAGACCCGCGATCACGGGGTGGCAGTTCGCGCGCGCTTCGATGAGCTCGGCCTGCGTTGCGCAGGTGGGGTATCCACCGTTTCCGAGTCCGCTGTACATCACGCTGCCTTTCGATGGCGGTAGTAAAGAAATCCGGCGATGGCGACCGCCGCTGCGATGCCGCCATAGAGCGCATAGTTCGGTTTGCTCGAGGCCGGAGGGACATCGCTCCGCGGCGGAACGAGACTGCCGCCGTTCGGCGGCGTGTTCGTGTTCGGCGGGGGCTGCGTTCCGCCACCACCACCGCCGCCGCCACCGGTCCACCACGAGTCGTGCGTGGTCGGCGGGACGTTGGTCATTTTCGGCGCCACGTGGCTGTCGGTCGGCACACTCGAAAGGCGCGGGGCGATGTGCTCGTCACCGGGCGGCGTGTAGTCCGATTGGACCTTGATATTGATGTCTCCGATGGCGGCGTACATCGTCTCGGTGCTCCTTACTTTTTCCGTTTCTTCCAGACACGATAAGTGACGTACGCGCCGCCGACCAGAAAAGCAGCCAAAACTCCAACCGAGCGAAGTCCACCGGCGTTTTTCTGGTCCGTTGTCTCAGGCGTCGGGATCGGCGGCGGTTCGTAGATCCCGGGATCCGGCGTTTCGGTCACCGATGATTTCGGTGGCGGTGGCGGCGGCGCGAACGGCGGCGAACGCGTGGGTGGTGGCGGGGGCGGTGTGTTTTGCTTCGGCGGTGGTGGCGGCGGCGTGGTGTACCAGGGGCCCGTCGGCGAAGGTTTCGGGGGCGGGGGCGGGGTGGGCTTCGGGCGTGGCGGCGGCGGCGTGAACCACGTGCCGACCTTGGGCGGCGGCTTCGGTGGGGGTGGCGGCGGAGGCGTGGGCTTTGGGCGCGGCGGCGTAAACCAGTTGCCGACTTTGGGCGGCGGGGGTTTCGGTGGCGGCGGCGCGGAACGGGCGGGCGGCGTGAACCAGGTGCCGGTTCTGCAAAGCGGCAGCGTCTGCACCCAGCAGGGATCGGCGCCGCCGAAGCTCCCGGTCATGCCGAGGCCGGCAAGGTTACGGGCGCGGCATTCGATCTTGGCCTGATCGATATCCGCTTGTGTCGCGCACGTGGGATAGGCACCGAGGGGAGGGATTGCTGCGTAGCTCATCGATCAATCCGTTTTGAAGGCGCGCCAGGTTTTCACGCGGCGGAGCATTTGCGCTTCGGTCGTGCCGGCCACCGGATCGCACACGATCCACTTGTTCGATTTCGGTTCGTGCACGCGCGCGAACACGTGGCTGAACTGGTTCGGGGCGCCGAAGCCCACGATCACGAACTCCGCTTCGCGGCCGACTTGCCGGGCGCAGGTCGCGATGAGCACCGCGATGTCGTCGCAGTCGCCGGAAGCGACGCCGCGCGCTTCGATCTCTTCCACCATCCGCTCGGCATCCTTACTGAGCTCGGTGGTCAGGGGATCGTTCACGTAGCGGACCTTTTCGGCGACCGCGTTTCGGATGGCCAGGATTTCGCCGAGGTAGTCTTTGGGCTGGAGACCCGACACGATCGACTCGGTGAAGGACCGCACCCTGATGCTCCGCTCGCCGCGCTGGCCGCGAACGTGCGCGATCATCTGGCGAATGGTCGTTTCCGGCCCGCGGAAGGGGGCGTACGTGGTAGGCGGCGCGGCATCGAGCATAGTTCGGCCCTTGCTGCCGAACCGGTGACGCCGACTGCACCACCCACTCTACGGGCGTGGGCTTAAAGTTGGCAAGAAAGCGCGCTGAAACTTCTTCGGGCCTACCGGGCGTCCCGCGCGGCGGGGCGGCAGAGCCATTCGAGGAAGAGCTCTTCGGTAGAAACCACGACTTCCTTCACCGGGCCGCAGTTCATTTCGATGTAGCGGCTGCCGCCGATGTAGCCCTTCATGCCGCCCGTCCAGGTGCCCTTTCGATGGTAGCGAACCACGGTGCCAGGCGGGTCGCTGAGCAGTAAGGGTGTGCCTTGCATGAGGTGCGGCAGGATGATCCTGTCCACGTCCTCAATCGGCATCTCGAAGGTCTTCACCTCTGCTTCCAACAGATAAGCCTGGCACTTCTCGCACCACCAGCGCTTTTCGGTCGGCATGTCCATGGCGGTGTCCTTAGGCGTACACGGACGCCATCCACACGGCGTGGATGCGCAGGGCGCGGCGGCCCGAATCGGTGATGCGCCAGACCTTGTACTGCGTTTCACCCTCGTACTCGATCGTGCGGCGCACGAAACCTAGCGTGGTGAGCTCATCGAGAATCGGCGCTTCGCCGTCACGAACATCCAATAGAAACGGCGGGAGCTCAGTCGCCATTTCGGCGAGCGATCGATGTTCTTCAGGATTCATCGCGCGCATAGGGGTTATTGAAATTCTGAAATGTGGCAGCCGCAAAAGCACGGGCGGTCCCTGGCTTTGCGGCAGAGCTCGGCGAGCTTTGCGTAGCTCTCCGCTTCAGGTACGCGCTTCAGTGCTTGGCCGATGCCGTTCAAGAATCGGCTTGCCTCGCGTTTGACGATGTAAAGCTCTTTCGCAAGCTCGGTAGGTGCCGTCGTCGAGTCGGCAATTAGTTTCGCGAGTTCCCTAACTTCATCAGGAATCTCTCCGCCGCACTCTTGGCACCAGATATTTTCGCAGCCCGCTTCTTCAAAATCTTCTGCGGTCGCGAGCTTCTTTGCGAAGTCGACCATGCGCGCATGCACATCATCAGTCACGAGTCATTCTCCTCGGTGAACCTTACAGAACACGCCGCCCTTCCCAGGCGCCCCACACTCGTCCGAGATCGGACATTTGTTGTTAGCGCGCCGGGTGAGCCACAGCGCGTCGACTTCTTCGGAGAAGGGTTGGCCGGTGTGGGCGATGTGCGCGGCTAGTCGCTCCCGCTCTTCCTGAATCCAGGTCGGGGCCCAAAGGCCGACCTTTTCGTGGATGGTGCGCTCGAGCGGGGTCACTTCAGCCGGTTCCGAAAATTTGCTGCACCTTCTGCAAGGTGGCGCGGAGCCACTTCTGCCCGGCGGGGCGGACCAGCGCGCTGGAAGCACCTTCGGCAGAATTGCTGATGGCCGAAATCACCTGGCCGGCTTTGAGGGCGGCGGCGATCGCGGCGGCCTGATCGCGGCCGATTCGTTCGGCCAGCATGTGGGCGAAGTGATTGGCGGCCTCGTCGGGCGTTGCGCCCTGGTCGAGCGCGCTTTCCGCGTAGGGCTTGATGAACTGCAAGATTTCTTCATCAGTGATCCGAACCGCGGCGGGCGGGGCCGCGGGGTCGGCCTGCGGCGTGGGCGGCGGGCGCGCTGGCGGCGGGGCGGGCGGGACGGCGACGACTGGTGGGGCTTGCTGCGGCTGGGGCGCGACCTGCTGCGGTGGCGCCGCGGGGGCTGCTTGTTGCGGGCGGGCGATGGGCCCGCTTGGGCCGTGGCCTTCGGGGAAGGTCGGCGGCATGTAGGGGATATCGGCGGGGCCCGCGAACTCCGGGCCGTCTTCGGTGGCGAATGCGTAGGGCTGGCCCGACGGGAGGGCGGGGCGTGAGGGGCCGGGCGCGGGGAGCGCGCGGGGGGGCGCCGCGCCGGGCATCATCATATGGGGCTGGACGGGGGCGCCGTTCTGCTGGCGGAGCGCGGCGATCGTTTTTCCGGCGCTCTCGACCATCTCGGGCAAGCGCGCGGCCAGGCGGATACCGACCTGCTGCCAGTTCATTTCGCCCTCGGCTTCATCGCCGCCACCTTCGCGCATGCCGAGTTCTTCGGCAGCAAGCTTGATCTCGTTGATGCGACCGGTGATGTCCTTGCTCTTCAGGATCTCGCGCTTCTGCTCGTGCACTTCGCCGCGCATCCGGGCGAGCTCCTGATCCTTGGCACTCATCTGTAGCTCGAAGGTCGTCTTCTGCGTTTCGAGCCGTGACGTGTACGTGGACTCGAAGCTTCGTAGCTCGCGCTCGTGCTGGCGGGTCTGATCATCCATCCGCTCTTTGGTGCGCCGGTCGGCGTCTTCGAGCTGGCGGCGGCAATTGGTTTCGACCTCGGTCACGCGGGAGGCGGACGCTTCGCGGAGCTCGCGCATGCGATCTTCGCAGCGCCGCTCGACATCGATGACGCGTTGGTTCGCGCGATCTTCGGCGTCTTTGATCATTCGATCGGCGCGGGCGGCGGCTTCTGCAGTCCGCTTCATCTCGCGCTCGAGATCTTCTTGGTGCGCTTTGGTCAGCCGCTCGATGTGCGCCTGATGCTCGGCTGTCATCTGCCGGAGGTGCGCTTCGGATGCGCTCGCGTTACCGCCGCCCATCGTTTTGCTGAGCTCGGCGACAGCGCGCATCATCTCGACCGGATCCTGGCGTTGTTCGTTCACCATGCGAAGCTTCTCGGCCGCGTCCCGTTCCGCACGGGCGACGGCTTCCTTTCGTTCGCGTTCGATGCGCAGGATGTCCTGCTCGCGCATGTTGCTCACGAGCTGCACCATGGAAAGCGAGTCGCGCTCTTTTTCGCGGCGCAGATCGTCTTCCTTCTGCGAACGCTCTTTCTCGCGCTGCTCTTGGCGATCCTGCTGCCGCTCTTCGTGCCCGAGCTGGGCTTCGTACATCTTGGCGTCGGCAGGTGTAGCCGGCCGGCGGGTGAACCCTGGTTGCATGGCACTCCTCGGATCGTCGTCGTCGTCTTCCTCGCTCTCGTCGGAAACGACGATGGGCGGGGAGCCGTCAATCGGTATTGTGTACGTGACCGCGGGCGAAAGTCTTTTGGGGCGGACCTTTTTGGTGACCGGATCGATCACGCCCATTCCATTTTTTGACGGGGGGCCATAGAGGATCAGGTTGTACTTGCCGCCGCCGTACGTGTACTGAAATTCCTGCGCCGTCATGGGCTCGGTGATCGGCCTCTGCATGCCGCGGACGGACAGTGAGCCCCAGGCTGTGGGCCACTTGCGATCGACCGTGATGTAGTAGTTGCCGTCGCCGATCGGCGCGAAGCTCATGAGGTCGTCGAGCGTTTCGGGTGTGAAGTCCGTGCCCACGTGATCGGTGACTTCGATGGTCGGCCGATCGCGTTTGGATGGGTCGGTCTCCTCGGGCGGGATGGGCGAGCCGGCGGAGTAGAACTCTGTGCGCTGGGCTACCTCTTTGATCGACGGGAGATTGTCTTCGGGGATCGGCTCTTCTTCGGGCGGCGGGCGGCCGGCGAAGCGGCGCTGGAGGTACTCATCAAGCTCCGTACTAGGTGCGGGATCAGGAGGTGGTCGAGCAGCATCTGTTCCGTTGCGGCGCTTCTGACGAGGGACGCGAACGAGGCGTTGTCCATTTTCAATCTCTTCGCTTTCGGGCGGGAGCTCATCGAGCGCGGGGGCACGCTCGGTTTCCGATTGGACTTCGCTGCGCTTCTCGGCACGGCGCGCACGGCCGCGTGCGAGCGCGGCGAGTTGCGCGTCCGACAACGTGCGCTTCGGCTTCGGCGCGGGGATTCTTTCTTCACTCGTCTCGCTCATTCGTGTTTTTCACTCATCGGGCAGGCGCCACCCCGTATCGTGCCACTCATCAGTGTACCGCGGCGGGGTGGAGGGCGGGGAGCTCGTTCGGAGAAGAAAGGCGATGATCGCGCGGAGCGGGGACAGAAGAAGATCCAGGACTAGAAAGAACAAGTCGTCGATTGATTCAGAGATCCATTCGCTCGCAAAATCCACGACCATCGCCCGGGGTCTCTACGCAGGGGAACCGTTTGGCTCGAGCGCCGGCGGCGCTTCGGTCTCGGCTTCGTTCTCTTCTTCTTCGGCGTTCTCTTCTTCGTCCTCTTCGGGCTCCTCTTCCTCTTCGGGCTCGTCCTCGAGCGTGATCTCCTGCACGCGGGCGAGTGCCTTATCGATCGTGGCACGCATGGCGCTCGCCTGGCGCACGTAGCTCTCGTCGGTCGCCGTACCGATCGTGATCTCGAGCGCGGCGCGGCCGGCGGCGAGGGCTGCAATGATGAGCTTCGCGTCGGTGATGAGCAGGCGCGAATCGAACTCCTCCGGCTCGCCGATGAGGTCGTCGACACTATCGGCCCACTCGTCGGTGTCCGACGCGTACTCCGCGACGGCGCCGGCGAGATCGGCAAGGAGCGAAAGTACGGTGTCCCGCATCTCGCCGAAGGCTAGCTCGGGGGTCATCTGACTCTTTTTGATGAGCTTCAGCCGGGTCTGGTTTTCTACTATCTCGTCCACAATGCGGGCGAGCACATCGGCCGGCGTCTTCTCCGGGCCGAACTCTTCGCCGTCGTCGTCTTCATCATCGTCTACAGGGCGCGGGTTCTTTGCCATCCTTCGGGTACCTTTCAGGTCTGGTTCGCTAGGGCCGTTTCCACGTCGAACGTCTGCTGCTCGAGGCGCGCTTTGCCTTCCGCGAGCTTCTTTTCGTCGAACGTGTCGAGATCCCGCTCTTCCGTTGCCGGGTCACGGGGTGATCGCATGTCGCATGCGTGGACGCGATTGTCACGCACGCTGAAAAACTCACCGTTTTCTCCGCGCTGGGCGGTGCACACGCGGCGGATGATGCGGTGGGTTGCGTCCATCTCGAAATCCACCATTTGCCGCTTGTAGTGCGCGCAGGCCGGGCGAATCGGCTCGACTTCGATCTCGCTGCGCATCGGCGCGGCGGTCCAGCCCATCACGGCGCGGGCAGTGTTATACTTGACGATGTAGCTCCCGTCGGGCAGCTGCTCCACTTGATCGGGGGTGAAGCGGGCGACGATGCGGCGGTGGCTATCGCGGATCACGAAAGCGCTCTTGTCCGCCATGCATACGAATGTCTCGAGCTCGAAAGGCGGCACGAACGCATCTTCGAGGGCGCTCGAGACGGCGGGCTTCGGCAGGCCGTCGATCGGATCGGTGCCGAACACGCTCGGTTCGAGCGGGAAGGCGTCGTAGATTTCGTGGTCGGGGCGCGGGCCGCCGAAGCCGCCTGAAGATTCGTCGCTCATCGAAAACTCCGAGATTAGTTCTGAATTCTAGCCCTTCAACCGGCAGCTTGCGGTCCAGGCTCCGATTCTTGGGTTTTTGGCACTGTCAAGTCTTTTTCGGATTCGAGCTGTCGGGTTACGAACTCGAGTCGGAATTCTTGGGCCACAATCTGGGCCGCTCTGCCTAGTTTGAGCTTTCGGCGGGCTGCAACGTGGGCGTCTTCGAGCGACTTCGATGCTGTGACAAGCCGTGTCAGCCCTTCGTATTGCCGCACACAGGCCTCGAGCTCTCGAAGAAGTAAGTCCTGTGCGGCGGCGTGCGCTCGGGCTTGGGACTGGTAGAGGTCACTCCAGCTCTTCTTCTCACCCAGGATGCCTTCTATCTTGGCGACGACCTCTTCTCGCTTTCGCATCTCGTTCGCGAGCTCGGCCTTTTGAAGGGTGGCGGCGGCGCGAGCTTCGGTCTCGACCGACTCGCGGAGCGCGCGTTCGGCGAGCGCGGCATCATACGAGGTCTTCACAGCGTCGTCGGCCACGCGGATGGCGCCTTGCAGCTTCTCGAAGAGGTCGTCCACCGTTTTGCGGCGTTGCAAACCAAGGGGCGGGGGAAGGATGCCGAGGAGTACGAGGGTGTAGAGGGCGATGACGCAAAACGCCACAATAAATGGTTCGTAAACAATTAGGTGATTGAACACAGCGGGACTCCTGCCCTTTACGCGGATTATTGATCTTCAGGGAAGATCCGGTTAAAAACCATGTCGGCCTCAGCGAAGTTTCCGCAGCAGAGCGTGACCCGGATTCCGTTGTTACCGAAAGACTCGACCTTGACTTTTACGCCGGCTTTGCGCTCCATGCGAAGCTCGAGGTCGCGCAGGTTCGGGTTCACCACGGGAGGCACGCGCGGGCCGCGGCGCTTCGGGCTCACTATATTGCGAAGCTCGCGGCGGCTCGCCCCATTGAGGACCTTTTTCGTGAGCTCGGCGAGTTGCTCCCCGTTCTTCGCTTTAAGGAGCACGTTCGCGCGAGCCGTGGGGACTTTCCCGCTGCGGACAGCTTCTCTGACTGGCTCTGGAAGTTTCAATAGCCTAAGGATTTCACTCACGTGACCCTGGGACAGTCCGATCGTTTTCGCGGCCATCTCCTGGCTGTAACCGAAGTCCTCAATGAGGTGGTGAACCCCCTCGGCCACATCGATCGAGTTCAAATCCTCGCGCTGCAAGTTTTCGATGAGCGCGATCGCTCGCTCGACGGGCGGGGCATCGTTACGAAGGAGGCACGGAACCTCGCGTAGTCCCGCGCGCTGCGCGGCACGCCAGCGGCGTTCGCCAGCAGTGATTTCGTAGGCGTCATCGCCGGTTCGGCGCACGAGCAGGGGCTCGAGGACGCCATGCTCGCGGATGGACTGGGCGAGCTCTTCTAACTTATCGGGGTCGAAGGATTTACGGGGCTGGTCCTTCGCTGGCGCAATCTTTTCCACCGGGATGGTGAGGAGGGCGGAGATCTCCCCAGCGCGGGGTGGTAAAAGCGCCTCAAGGCCGCGGCCTAAACCGCGCGCTTTTGTCGGCATGCTGAACCCCTTAACAGGCGATCTTGGATTGGGTCAAGGGTCGATGCCACAGGGCAGAGGGCGGCGGCGGTCGCTAGGACCACGCGCCGATCGCGGGAGGGGAGGGTGTGCACGAACGAGCTCACCGCGCGGCCGATTTGCTTCGTGCGATCGGCGGCGAGGGCGGTCACCACTGCGTTCTTGTCCGCGTAGCGGAGGACGCGGATCTGGGCGAGCTGGGCGATGGCGGAGAGGAGCTCTTCGACCGCCTGCACGCACGCGGGGTCTTCGGTGGGGTCGACCGGCGGGCCGATCGCGAGCACGCGCGGCATGTGCCGCTCGAAGACGACCCCGAGCACGAGCTGGTGCACGCGCCGGCGCTTATTAACGCTTGACTCCGAGGAAAGGGCGCGGGCGTGAAGGACATCGGCGTCGATGACCACGGCCCGGTTCATGTCGACGACGATCACGCTGTAGGCAAGGGCAGAAAGCCCGGGCGCGACGCCGATAACCCTCATCTACAGATCTCGTGACGCAAGGACGCGTGCGTACAGGCGTAGCGCGTCGAGCAGTACTTCATCGACTGATGTATCTCCGAGCTTGGCGGCAAGCTCGCGGGCGAGTGCGAGTGTAGTACCACTAACCTCGAGTGGTCTCAAGGTAGTCCGTTCGGCGGATTCCGGTTCGCTGTCGTCAGTCGGAGTTCTCACCATTGATCGAAGCGTAAGCCGAAGTCGAGCGGGCAATCAAACTTTCACACTGGAACGAACTCCCATTCTTCCCACTCGAACTCGTCGCCGCGCCCGGGCCATGACTCGCCGGTGATACCGAATCGGAGAAGTCGGTACTGCCCTTCGCCGCGCGCTTCCCGTGGATGGGTGAGCGGGCCGCTTTCGGTCGCGACGTGCTCGCTCTTTGGTTCGCCGCAGATCTTACAAATCTCGGTGGCCATCAGGCCTCGTCTTCTTGAGGCAGCATCACGTCGGCCGTCCACCCGCAGGCTGGTTTGCTGCACACGTAGCGCGCTGTCTCGCGGAGCCACTGCACCGGTCGGCTGCAGCGCGGGCACTGGTGCCAGACGGTCTGGTTTTTCGGGATGTCTTCCTTGTCGATGTATCTGACGTGGCGCTCGAGCGTCTCTGCCGCGTAGCGAAGGTTCAGCGCGATGTATTCGACGCTCTCGAGGTGCATCTTTGCGGCAGACCCGACCGCGCCGTTCAGGTTTCGCCACTGCTCAGCGAGGATGGCCACGTCTGCTTCCACCCGTTCGATGAGCTCGGCCGTGGCGAGAATCGGGTCCATGTCTTTCATTGATCGCCGCGCTCCTTGGCCTTCGCGAGTTCCATCTCGCGCTTGGCCCAGGACATGGTGCCGACGACGTTTGCTGGATCGGTTCTGGCGTCGATCTCTGCCTCGAGCTCGAGGACCCTCGCCAGTAGCTCGCGCATGATCCGCATCGCGGACTCGAAGACATTTTCTCCGCACGGATGCTTCTCGGCCTCACCCGGCATCTCGGCCAGGATGAAGTGGCTGAGCTCAATGAGCCTTTGCACGCCTTTGTCGCGAGCGCGCAGAAGATCTTGTTGCGTTCGGATGATCCGAATCGCCGTGTCGATCGCGCCTTCGCTTTGACTCGGCTCACCGGGCACCTCGGCCATGATGAAGTCTGCGAGCTTTTTGATCTGCGCGTCGAGTCGGAGGGCGTCTTGCGAAACGATGGTCATGGTTCTCTCCTTTTACGGTGGTGGCGGGTCGTAGTCATCGTAATCGTCTTCGTACGCGGGCTCGGACGGCGTGAACTTCATCGTGCCGCCCGAGAAGTGAAACTCGATCGTGCAGGTCGGACCGTTTCGCTGCTTGGCAATGATCTGCTCGGTCGGCTTCGAGGCTTGGGAGCGGTCGTAGTAACCGGGGCGGTAGAGAAACCACACGTTGTCGGCGTCCTGCTCGATGGCGCCCGACTCGCGGAGATCGGAGAGCTGGGGGCGCTTGTTGGCGCCGCGGTTTTCGACGGCGCGATTGAGCTGCGAGACCTCGATGACGTGGACGTTCAGATCTTTGGCGATCGTTTTCAGGTCGCGCGTGAGGCTCGCGATCACTTGCTCGCGCGGGACGCCATCTTCTTTTCTGCCCTTCATGAGCTGGAGGTAATCGAAGGCGACTACGGATAGACGGGTGCACGGTGTGCTCGCGCGGCCGGTTTCGATTTCGCGCTGCAGCTTTCGGATCCGGCTTCTGGCATCGAGTGCGGTGATGGCTGCCGTGTCGTCGATCCAGATCGGCACGTTCTGCAGCGTGTGCGCGGCGGCGACCACGCGGCTCCATTCGGCCCCGGACATCGACCCACTGCGGATGGCGGAGAAGTCGACGCCGGCTTCCTGGCTGATGCAGCGCATGGCCATCTGCTCGCGCGGCATCTCGAGCGAAAACAGAAGCGCGCCTTCGGTGCGATCGATCGTGTCCGTGACGCGGCGGTGCGTGATGCCGCGGAAGAGTGAGACCAGGAACGCGGTCTTGCCCATGCCGGGGCGTCCGGCGAGCACAGTGGTGTCGCCCGAGTGGAGACCCGTCATCTTCTTATCGAGCTCGACGAAGCCCGTCTCCGTTCCCGTGATGAGCTCGCCCCGCTCGCGCGCACGGCCGCGATCTTCGATCACGCGCCGGACGATGGCACCGAGTGCTTCGACCTTCGTGTCCTGGTAGACATGGGCGACGGCGGACGTCTCGTTTTCGATCTGCTCGAGCCAGGTCTGGATGGACGCGAGACCGTCGGCGTCCGCCGGAAACTCGAGTTTATAACCTTCGGCGATCCGGGTGTGAAACTGGTCGAGCGTCACGCGCACGCGCCACGCGTCGCGGATCGCCTTGGCGTGCTCTTCGATGTGCAGGTAGTAGGGTTGGTTCGAGACGAGTGAAGCGATGTAGGCGGCGCCGCCGACCTGCTGCAGGCGGCCGCGGGCGTTCAGCTCGTTGGCGATGATGCCGAGGTCGATGGGCTTTCCGGCGGCGGTGAGATCGGTGAGGACCTCGTAGATCCGGCGGTTCGCTTCCGAATAGAAATAGTCGGGTTTGAGGATCGTGTTGACGCGATCGAAGACCGATGGGCTCTCGATCACCTGCGAGAGAACGGCGGCTTCGGAATCGAGTACGTGAGGTGCGACTCTCCCAGTTGGGCGAGGAGCAGGGGCCTCACGGGGCTGCATCATTACTCGACCACCACGTGTGCAGCTTCTGAGAGCTCCTGGATGTAGCGGCCTGCCAGATCGGCGATCGGAGCCGGGCTTGCGATGATGGTGTTCGCTTTTCGTTTCCAGCGATCGAGGATCAGGTCCCGGAGCTCGAAGAGGTACCAGTCGGGCACGTTCTTCACGGCCAGCCCATCGATCACCGCGAGCTCGCACTCGCGCAGGTTGTCGAGGGGATCGATCTCTTCGGTGTCTTTTCGGAAGTACTGCTTGAAGCGGCGCTGCATCGTGGGCGCGTACTCGTAGCGGGCCCAGATGCGGTGATTGCGGCGAAGGACGTTTTGGAGGATGGAGACCGAAAGCGTGGTGTGGACAGGGGCTTTTGCGGTGATGACGAGCCAGGCGTCTTCAGAAACGCAGGCGCTCGTTACGAACGAATCGATCTTCTCGATCTCCTCGTCGCCCAGGACCACGTTCTGCCGCTCTAGATCGGCCATGCTCAGGCGCGAGCTACGCTGGTCGACGCCGGCATCCATCAGCCGGGCCCGCATCGCGTAGGCGCGCCAGGGATCGCAGCGCTCGGCCACCAGCTTGTCGCCATCCCATCGCGGTTTCATGCCGCGCTTCAGGCACGGGACCTGGTGTTTTTTGCAGGCGGCACCATCAGGAGGGCATGTCAAGCACAATTGAATGCGCTCGTCGCACGCGCTGAAGTAGGCCGCTGTCTCGTCGAGGAGCGCGGCCTCAGGCAAGTCCACGCTGTTTGAGCTTTTGGAGCCAGAGAGGCGGAGATTTACTAACGCCGGATGGAGCTTCTGAAGGTACGCCAGGGGGCCCCCCGCTTGCACCATTTCCTGACGCATCGCGTCCCGTTCTGTCGCGCGCTGCGTCAACAATCGGTCGTGTATCGACTGGAATTCTCCCTGACTCGACGGATCCAGCTTGCTCCCTCTGTCCTCGGCCATTGATGTCTCCTGCCCCCGCAGTGGATACCCCATCGAACCTTACGGATACCCCATCCCCGGTGCCCCCTGGGGCAAGAATGGGATATCCACCACCCGGGGTCGAGCGCCCACGTGAACAAGAGTTTACGCTAATGGCTTGGTAGGGTGGGAAAGTCTTGGGATCTTCAGAACATGAGCTACTAAGAATGTGTGTGTGTGCTTCAGGTTCGGATGGGGTATCGGATGGGGTATCGAAGGGGTACAAAGAAGAAGAAGAAGAGAAAGACAAAGATACACACACAGGAAATGAATCTTTTTCTTCTCCGGAGGCGGATGGGGTATCGGATGGGGTATCGACCTCGGATGGGGTATCCTGGAACCGAAATTCCAAGCCGATCATCGAATCCGCATTAGAGGCACCAGGATCGTCTTTCCCGCTGGCGATGACGTGTTGGGTCGTCGAGACGAGCGCGGGGACCGTATAGCCCGCCCTAAGCCCGGCAATCACTATTCCGAAGGAACTGTTCCAACACCGTACGAGCCCAGGGTTCTCCGGATTGATGGAACTCGTGAGATTTTTGACATGTGAGAACTTTAGTCCACACACGGGCAGCTTCTTCCAGGTGTTCCACCAGGAGATCAGGGTCTTCCAGGAGTAACAAAGGTCATAACGCGCTGCGCGAGGAATCGAGATGAGCCGCGTGCCACGGTCGACTTGGATGATCCCCCGCCGCTCGAGGACAGCGAGCCCCTCCTCGACGTACTCTTCTGGCCGCACGATCTCGTCGCCGATGACCCTGGGGCTCGCCACCACGATGCCGGGAACTTTGATAATCAGGGTCCCATCGAGAAAAAATTTCAGCACCTGTCGCGCTGGATCCGGCAACGCCTTGAAAAACTGTTCTTGCCAGATGGGATGTGTTAGGCCCATAAATACAGCCGTTTTCGCAATGTCAAGCGAAATACCAGTTCCGCGCGAGCGGACGAAATCCCCCCGCCGCCCGCGCTGTTAGATTGTGTTCGGAGGCGTTTGCGAGCTAATCAGCCAGCGCGGCGCTGCCCGAGCTCGGCCGCTTCGGCTGCGGCGTCAGCGCGGAGCTTCCGGGTGTATCCGCGAAGGGCGCGGCGAATGACTTCGGAAATCGTCGCTCGATCGAGCGTTCGGGCTTCCTGCAGGAGGTTCTCGTCTACGTCGTCGAGCTCTACACGTAGGACCCTCGGTCTGGCTGCGCGGCGCTTACGGTCGGGTGAATCTGCCATCGTAGAGCAATAGTCCGCACATTCGTTCGGCGTCAACAACTTCGTCACGTAACGCACGTTCATGTGACCGATCGAAACAATTGGGATGGTATCGCAACGTGGCGCTTAGCGGGCTTGACGGGTGCGGCAGTTTAGGCCTGAAAACTTTACCAGGAGTGTGAGCCGAGTAGCATCGGTCCTTGATGACGACGCAGCTTTACGCCGCCGTTGAGTACCGGGTCTTGCCGCCGTGCGATGTGCCAACGGGCGCCACGAAGCAAAATCCCGCCGCGCTCGATGGCCAACCGGTCGACAAGCTGCCGAACGGCGCGCTCTGCTGGGTGAGCTCCTCGAACACGAGCTACCGCTGGATTCAGACCTCGCTCGCCTCCCCCGATGGCGTGCAGGTGATTCTCCCGGTAGGGCGGCATGTGCTTCAGCCGGGACGCTGGATCATTTCGTCGAACATCACGAGCACGACGGCCATCGCAAACCCCGTCGACACCATCGAGCTCACGAGCGATTCGCGCCTGGTTGACGTCGACACGTCGCTTCTCACGAACGGCACGATCATCATCGTCTTGTCGGTGAACGACATGTTTCAACTCGACACCGACCCGAGTGCCGAGCTTCTTGCAGCGACCGATCAGATCACCGTCGTCCAGCCGATCCAGGTGCCGACGCATCGGTGGGTGCGGCGAAACTTCTCGAGCCTACAGTGGCGGCTTCAGGCCCAGTACAACATCAACGCGACCACGGGCAACGACGAGAACATCGGCGATTCGACCGCGCCGCTTCAGACGATCTCCGAGTGGCAGCGCCGCATCGGAAGGAACGAAATCATCCCGCAGGACATGACGATCATCATCGAAACGGATCTGCCTGCGACGGACCCGTTTTCGATCAACTTCATCGTCGGCGATGGCGCGCTCATCAAGTTCCGAGGCCAGGAGACGGTCCTGCACTCCGGCACGTTCACGGCCACGACCAGCATCAATCGCGCAACGCAGCAGATGCAGGAAGTCGAAGACACGAACCTCGTCGGCGGCTTCGCGCCCTACGTGGGCGCCGTGATCTTCCGCGACACGGGCGCCGAGAGCGCGTTCATCGCCAAGTCCACCGGCGCATTCACCGCGCGTACCTCGCGCTTCGGAACCGGCGCAAACGAATACAACCACCTGCCGGGCACGTACACCGAGCCCACGGCAGGCGATACGTACGAGATCTGGGACATCCCCAAGGTGCACCTCGGCATTGTAGATGTGCGCGGTCAAAGCACGACCGGCACGATCATTTCGACCTTCGCGATGTCGCGGATCGAATTCGATGGGCTCGGCGGCATCGGGCTCATCTCGAGCTCGGGCATCGCCACGCTTTTGAACCGCTGCATTTGTAACGACATCACGCTCACCTCCGACAGCATGTACATCACGGTCACGAGCTTCGTGACCACGCAGTCCGGGTGCTTCTTCTTCAAGACCGGCGGCGTGCAGCGGAACGTTGCGATCTACCACTACGATGGCGCCGTCCTCTACGCGTGCATGGCGCTGAACGGCCCGCTCAAAGTCGGCGCTCGCTCGAACCTCACGCTCGACGTCGACACGCTCGGCCAGGGCGGCGGGCTCTGCCAACTCCAAAACGGATCCTTTTTGCAGATCGGCACCGCCTGCTCGTTCGACAGCACGAACAATAACCTCGCGGTCGAAGTGCAGCGCGGCTCCTTCGCCTACCAGGCTTCGCTTACCGACGGCATCAACGCCTACTGGGGCACCGGTAACGCCCAGCACGGGCTCGTGGTCCGGACGGGAGGCATGTACGTTTACAACGCCATCAAGCCCTCGTGTAACGATGGGCTAGGCGCCGGGCGCGAAGCGCTCATCGGCGGCGCCGATACCCTCTACGCCGGTGGTATCCCGGTGTTCAAGACGGTCGGGACGGGTGGCGGCGCTGGGGTTTGCGTCGAGGCTTAGACCGGCTCGGTCATTCCATCGCCGTCGGTGCCCTGAGGACGAACACGAAGCAGTCGTCGCAAAGCGCCGGCATGTTGTCCCAAGCGCCGTAGCACCAGCCGCAAATGTTTCCGCACCGCGTGCACTGGTAGACGCCGCCGCACCCCTCGCAACCCGGCGCATGGATCACCGGTGGGATCGATTCGGGGAGGTTCAAGTGCGTTCCTTTTTGCAGTCTGGGCAGGTCGCCATGTCCGGCGAGGCGATGTACTCGCCCGTTGCCGTGCCGGTCCAGCCGCCGCCGGCGGCGTACGTGTTCGTGAAGCGCTTGCCGCAAGCCGTGTAGAGGCCGTACACGTCGGCGTTCGACAGGCGCGGGCCGCCGGGGGCATGAATGAAGGGCCAGGTTCCGATCCGTTCGCGCATTGGAAATCTCCTTAAACAGGAACGTTGGTACCCACGAAGGCGTGGGCCCGGCAAGCCAGTTGCTGAAGCGTTGCGGTGTCGGGCACGGCGATCTTGCCGTGCGCATCCGGCCAGATCGTACGCTCGAGCCGGATCTCGCGCCCCTTGTACATGAGCCGCACGCGGAAACATCCGAGTGTCTCGGGAGAATAGATCACGCTGCCGAGCCGGTCCCCCGTGTAGTTGAAGACGACCAGGGGGACGAGCGTGATCTCGAGCCGCGGCCGCGCGCGCGGGCGCGCAATGGGCGTCGGCAGTTCCCGGCACGCGTTCTCGAGCTCGAGAAGCGACTGGACGACCAATAGCTTCCGCGGGAAGGCGCGGTGACTTGCCGCCGCCCTCCGTCGCTTTGTTTTGCGTTGCGGTCGCGCCACGTTCTCAGCCATCCATGACGATGGGCGAGATCATCGACAGAAATCCTTCGTCGGAGTCGAAGAGCAGCGGATCAGAGGGACCGCCGTGATCCAGTCGGACGATGCCGCCGGCCGAGTTCAGGATCTCGCAGACAAGCCGTGCGTTCAACCGGATCACGAAAAAGCCGTTCCCGTCGACCGGCACGACGTCTTCGCCGGTCGAGTCCTTGCCGCTCAAGGAGACCCGGATTTCGCCATTGGCGAGCTCGAGTCGCACACCGATGTCGTCCTCGGCGCTTCGGGCCGCGTACACGGCGGCGACCGATCGGGCGAGTGTGTCGGCGTCCACGCGGCACTGCAGGCCCCGCGGCGCGTTTCGCAGCACTTCTTCCCAGGGAACGAACGGCGCTTGCGGGAGCGCGGCAGCGACCACAGTTTTTCCCGACTCGGCGAAGATCCAGTGGTCGGTGGCGACGAGCGCGACGTCAGCGCCGCCGAGCATGCGGAGCGCTGGGATGGCGGGCGCCGGCACGAACATGCGGACGCCACCGGCTTCGGCCTTGATCGAAGCGGTCGCCAGCATGGCCCCGCGCGCGGCCACAGCAGTGATCGACGCGGCGGTGCCCAAGAGCTCGACGCCCATCCAGCCCGGCCGCGATCGGTCATCACCGATGGCAAAGCCCACGCGCTTCAAGAGCCCCAAGAGTGCCTTGTGCGGCAGGGTGAAGCGCTTCGCGGCCTTCGGCGGCGCCTCGATCACCGGGTAATCCGCGCCGGGTAGGGCACCCAGCGTGTACTTGCGCTTTGCGGCCGAGAAGAGGATCCTGGAGTCCTTCGGCGTGTGTTCGAGCTTCACGACGCCCGGCGGCATGTTGGCGGTGAGCTCGCGGATCTTGACTGCGCTGACGGCCCACTTGCCCGGCGTCTCCACGCTTTCAGCCCGTGCGACCGTATGGATGGCCAGGATGGTGTTCGTGGCCGAGAAGTGCACTTCCCCGTCGGGCCGCGCGTCGATGAGCAGGCGCGAGTACATGTCGTGCGGGGATTTCGCTTCGGTCGCCAAGATGGTGACAGCGAGCGCCTCTTCGAGCGCTTTCTGTTGGATCGTGAATTTCACTTCGGATTCTCCTTGGGGATGGCCTCGACGGCGACCTTGAGCTCGTTCTCGCGGGCTGCATCGAGTTCGTTGAAGGCGCCGGTGATGAGCTCGATTTCCTCGTCGTTCCAGCTGTCGTTGACGATCATGCACGCTTTGCCGATCATCGACTGCGCGCGCAGGGTCGAATTGAGCAGGGCGTCGCGCGCCGCGTTTGCCTCTTGGAGCGCATTGGTGAGGTGCATCACGCGCCGCTGAAGATGGATGCAGTTCTGTTCGAGCATGGGCACGGCGCCGCGCGCACTGAAGAGTGTTTTCGTCTCGAACGCCATGAGCCCGATCTGGATGGCGTTGCCGACGGTCCATTCGTCCGGCGCAGCGCCCTGGGTCGCCGACCGCGCCGCCTCGATGAGCTCGCGCGCGTTGTTACGGATGGCAATCAAGAAGGCGGCATCGTTGTGGCTGTAGGTCTGGTTGTGCCGGAGAACCGTGTGCACGCACCCGTGATGCTGAATCCTCAGCACACCGGCACCGCGGTGTTCGATGTCCCCGTGGTATTCAGGGTCCCACGTCCACGGTGCCGGCGTCGCCGCCCGCTCTTTCTCGGCGAGGTCGTCGAAATCGATCATGGGTTATGGGGGCGCTCGAGTAGCTCCATCACGTCGCCGAACAACGTCTCCGCGTCGGCCGCGTACGACACGTTGAGAAGATCGCAGAGCTTCGCCCAGCGCTCCTCGTAATCCGTCGAACGCGCTTTCCAGCCGGTCCGCTCGTCCATGACCTCTTTGACCCGCGCGGCCACGTACTCGACTGGCGTGTCCTTCGGAAGGCCCACGGTAGCGCGGATGGTCTCAAGCTCGTAAACGAGCTTTTGGAGCATAACGCTCGATTCTTCAATGAGCGCATCGAGCTCAGCTTCATTCATCGGTATCATCGTCGTCTTCCTTTTCGTCAGTGATGGGTATTGCTTTTCGGATCGCGCGCTCAACGGCATCTTGGACAACCGTGATGATCCGGTCGCGCTCGAATTCAAGGACGCTGCTCACGTTGTCGAGGTCTTCCCAGAGCCAGACGATCGTTTCCCGGATCGATTTGACCGGGTCGGTGCATTTGATGTAGGTATCCCCGCCGCACTCCGGGCACGCAGCGTCAAACCCTTCCCAGAAGCATTTCGTGCATAGGCGGACCGGACGGATCGCAGCGAGCTCGGCCAGTTGGACGCGGATAGCTTCGAGCTCGGTTGCTGCATCAGTCATCGACTAGCCTTCCTTCGGGTGAAATGCAGCGTGGGCGCGCCGGCCCGATTCGCGGAGTTCATTCATCGTGATGGTACGGATTTGGGCGATGAGTCTTCCCATCTCGGCCCGATATTCGTCATCGTCCCAGGCGTAGGGCCCGCGCCCCTCGGTCACCCACGAGTAGCTCACGGCGATGCGGTGGATCTCGGCGAGCGCCGCTGCGAGCCCGGTTTGGTCCCGGTCGAGCAGACCCTTGAGCCGCACGGTTTCGGCGCGTTCGGCGGCTAGCGCGCGCTTCAGGTCGGCGACTTCTTTGTTGAGCCCGACGGCATGGCCGACGACGATCTCGTGCCACTTGTCCGCATCGCGAAGGATGCGATCGGATCCCGGACCCTCGAGAATCTCTTCCGGAAACGCAGCCATGAAAAGCTGCATGTACTTTCTCTTCCAGGTCTCGAGCTCGTCCGAGCTCCGCTTCCGTTCCGCGAGCGCGCGATTGCCCTCGTCATCCGACATCATGGTTCCGGTTCTCCTAAAACAGGCTGAGCTGCCGCCCCGACTTGGCGACGAACGCGATGCGCGCACGCGCAATGCTCACGAACGGCTCGTCCTCGGTGTCCTGCTTTTCAATCCCCACGAATCGAAATCCCTCCGCCCAGGCCGCCCTCCCTACCGAGCCACTCCCGCAGAAAGGATCGAGAACGACGCCGCCCGGCGGCGTGACGAGCCGCACCCGCCAGCGCTCGAGCGCATCAGGCTTCACGTTCGGGTGTGCATTGCGCACGGCGCCGGCCGTTCTTCCCGCGCCCGCTCGCGGGTTATTCACGCCGTCCGAACCAGCTTCCCGCCTCACCGCCTTCGATCCAGCCCGTGACGAAATCCCATCGCATCCCGCTTCCCGTTCGGCCCGCGAGGCCTTCGGCGTGTAGAGAAACGGGTCGCCGGGATCCTGATCCCAATCGAACTGTGGGAAGAACCTGCCGAGCTCGCCGCCCAGATCTTCTAGAAGTTTCACCGGGCAATCGTCGGAGCACTCGTTCACGCAACCGGGGGTGTGCGCAAAGAGCACATTCGGCGGGTAGCGTCCGCCCGGATGGCAGTCGATCCCATCGCCCGGCGGCGCCGCGAGCTTCTCCGCCTCCGGTTTTCGGCTATGCCCGCTTTTCCGCCACGATGCTGGCCTGTCCGGTTCGTTCCAGTCGGTCCGCACCCGGCAGGCGTCGATGTTCATCGCGCCCGTCCCATGCTTCAGCACGTTCTCGGCCACGGTTCCTTCCAGGGGCTTTCGCGCCACGACAATCGGCTCGAACCCCGGCTTCAGCGCCGTGGTCCACCCATCCCACGCCCGCGCTTCTTTCGTCGCGCCCCGGGTCACCGTGAGCTCGATCGCCTCAGCCCCTTTGCTATCGGCCCCGACCACGTACGTGCCGCCCTTTTCCTCGATCGAGATCGCGGCATTGCCGCCGGCGGCGTAGCGGTGGATCACTTCCCGCTTCTTGCCCCACGCCGCCTTGACCATCTCCCGGGCCTGCTTGATCCGCTTCTTCCACACCGGATCCCGTTCGCCCACGGGGATCTGTTTCACCCAGCGCGTGAGAACGGCAGAAGCCTTCCACCAGCCGTCAGCTTCAGGGTTCAGCTCCAGCCATTTGCCGAACAGGTGATCGTCGATGGCCTTGCTGACGTTCAGGTATTTAGGAAAACCAGATCCGAAAAGCCATGCCTTCGCATCCCGGATCTCGAACCCAGCATCTTCGATCCCGGCGGTCATCCGGTGGTAGGTGCGCGGCGCGCCGGTGGCAAGCAAGTAGCCGCCTGGCTTCAGCACACGCAAGAGCTCCTTCGCCCATTCGGTGCACCACGCCTGGTAGCGGCGGTTCCCTTCCAGCGTCACGTCGTACTCGACATACGCGTCCGATGCGATGTCGCCGCCCGCGCCCGGCGGCACTTCCGTCTCCGTCCGTCCCCGCCCGCGCCCCCGGAACTTGTCCCACGTGTTGCCCATGAACGCGATGCCGTACGGCGGATCAGTCACCACCGAATCGATGCACGCATCCGGTAGCCCCCGCAGCACCTCCAGGCAGTCGCCGTGCTCCACACACCAGCTTCGCCGGCGGCCGAGAACGTCCAGGATCTCATCGGTGCTCACAGTCCCGCCTTTCGCACGGCATGGGCCCACTGAAGCTCACGCCGATACTCGTCGGGCGCGTGCCAGTCGCACCGATGCTCGTACACCGCCTTGTCGATCCACGTGGCCAGCTGTTCGCACATCGAACAGTGCGGCAGCGCCGCCACGATCTCGCGCAAGAGCTCGAGCTCGGTGTGCCCACCCACGACTTCGACCGTAGCTCCCTTGAGACCCTTCATTCGTCCGGTTTCCCTGGTGGTGGTTTCAAGATCTTCATGTAGCCCGGCGTCTCATGCGGCAGGACCACAGCCCGTGCCCGGGCCCGGTGCTCCCGCTGCGCCGCCGGATCAAGTGCAGAAAAAAGGTTTGCGGAAGGCGCAGCCCCGATGATGCCGTGCCGCTCGGCCGCATCCTGAATCCACGCGACCTGTTTCAGGCTCAAGCGCTTGTAGAGAACCTGCTTACTCATCGCCTCGAACGCGATACGTTCGGTCGCGGTCAAGCACGGCTCGTCCGCATCTTTGGCGATGAGCCGCTCGAGAAGCTCCCGGACGTCGGGTTCCGCGTCGGTCATCGCTTCTTGCCCGGGCGGCGTTTCTTTGGCTTGGGCTTTCGTGCCTTCAGAAGGGCAGCGACATCGATCCCGTTCGCCCGTGCTGCGCGGGATACCTTCGCGAGTTTGAACCGAAGCTTATCGATCCGGTCCTCCAATTTCATGACTTCGACCTGGTCCATGAGGCCGTACTGGTATCTCAGGAGCTGTTCCGCATCTTTCTCGCCTTGCCGGCTCATCCATTCGTTCCAGTCCTGCTCTCTCCTGTAGTCGCGGTCCAGCTCCTCGTTCTGCTCGCGGAGCTCCCGGATGGTGGCCCGGGCTAGATTCAGCTGAACGCCGAGCGAGAGAAGCTTGATGTTGTTCTCGCGGACCTTGCTCTTCCAGTGCTCGCAATCTTTCTCGAGCGCAGTGAACTCGGACAACGAAACAATGCGCCCGTCGGTCATCGCTTCTTGCCAGGTTTGCGCTTCTTCGGCTTCGGCTTCGCTTTCGGCTTTGGTCGCGGCTTTCGCTTCGGGGGCTTCGGCGGGGCAGCAACGTTAGCTGCGCGGGCTTCCGCGAGTGCCTGCTCGAGCTCGCGAATCCGGGCGTTCAAGGTATCGACCTCCCGGGCCCGCTCGTCGGCCCGATCCCCCAGTCGCCGGAAAATAACATTGAAGTCCGCTTTCGCACGATCCAGTGTGTCCTGAGACTTCGCGACCTCTTTCTGCGCCCACGCATTGGCCGCGTCCACCTTACCCTTCCAGTAATCGCGATCCTTTTCGAGCGCGGTGAACTGGGAAAACGTGATGCGTGGATTCGTGCGCTTCGGTGTCATCGGACTCACCCGCACCCTACGCGGCCGCACGAGAAGTCCTTCCCCGATCCAGCTAGCAGAGGACGCCATCGTCCCAGAGCGCCACGACTTCGCCGTTCTTCACGGCGCGCACCATCCCCCCAAACCGTAGCGCCGTGGTCGCCGCAGCAGTCAAGTGCGGCGCGCCCGCAATCAGGATCCACACGCCATCGCGCTGCCGCTCGAGCTGGAGCGCATACGCCGCCACGGGTTTGAAACCCACGAACGCCATTCGCCCAAAATCCCCAGACGTCCACTTCATGTTTCGACTCCCTTTTCTTCCCGGCGCGTTAACGGGCACGCCGAAAGGAAACGTTGACATCGGTGACAGCATTGATAGCATAGCCACCATGCCCGGATCGAGGGAATTGTGTGACCCGCGCGAGGGAAGGACTCCGCCAGCGCGCCCGTAACCCACGGTCATGAAGCCATCCCCCGATAACCCGTACACGCCGAACATGCGCGGCTGCCTGCTCGCGCTTGCTTCCGGCAGAAGCCTTGCTCTCTACGGCTTGCCCACGAAGCTTCGCCTCGTGAAGTATGGGCTGGCCCGCTGGGTCGATAAACCGGTCACGCTCGAGATCACGGACGCCGGCCGCGCGAAGCTCGGGGAAGAGGGGCTGCCGTGCCGATAGATAAGGAAGATCTCATCAACGCACTGCTAGAGCTCGTCGATCGCGAAGCACAGAAGCGGCTTATGGGGAAGGCCGAGCGGCAGGAGGGGCCCGAAGACTGCGTCTGTGGGCATCAAGATGCCGAGCACACTCGCGAGCCAATGAACGTGAATCGATTGGGTCCCTGTGCACGGTGTGTCTGCGTGCGGTTTACCCCGGAGTCTAGCGAAGGGAAGGCGGCACGCTGCGTCTGTGGGCATCGGGACGCCGAGCACGCCCGTGACCTAATGAAGGTGAATCGATTGGGTCCCTGTGCACGGTGTGTCTGCGTGCGGTTTACCCCGGAGTCTAGCGAAGGGAAGGCGGCACGCTTTGCGACCTTGATCCGCGAAGCCCGCGACGATCTCGATGCGGTAGAGCGTCACCACGGTGGAAAGCACCGCGCCGACCCAAACGTTATGCGCCGCCTGATAGACGCGCTTGATGTGGTCATGGCCCAGCGAAACCTGGCCATGAACGAAGTTAAGAAGCTCAACGGACAGCTGGGCGAGCTCAAGGGGCAGTTTAGAGAACTGGGAACGTTCTGCGACAGGCTGCTTTTCAGTCGCCGCGATGCGTACCAAGCTCTCAAGGAAGCCGAAGTCGAATGCTCGATGCCGGCCGCCGGCGCCGCTGCGATTGCGCGAGCGATGGAGCATCTGCTCGGGGAGAAGGAACCGAAGCCATGATCTGGCCCCTGTTCTTTGTAGCCCTGGTCCTTCTGGCCTATCTTCTGACGAGAATCGGCCTAGAGCCCGACACCGAATTGCACCGCGCCATCAAGCTCGACGCAAGCGGGGTGCGCCGCCGGAAGAAGGAAACGTTTTGATGGAGACGACGACCTTTTTTCCACTGCACACCACGGTGGGTCTGGTGGTTGGCCTGATCGCAGCGCTTGCCGGCTTGCCGTATCTTCTAACCAACATACATGACCGGCTTGCGCAGGTAGCGACCGGGATCATCGCCGCGCTCGTAGCGACGATCCTCCTCGTCGCCCTGGGCGAAAGCTGGGCCGCGAAAAGCGAGATCAGGCAGACCATCGGTGTGTGCGCGCTTTACGGCGTTCCGATCGCCGCCGGCATCTACGCCGCAGCCGCGCACACCCTTTTCACCACGGCCTTCTGGCGATGGCACGATCGGCGCCGGCTCCGAAAGGAATCAGAGCCCGTGTGCCCGGAGTGCAAGCGCCGGAGCGCGTACCGGTGACCCGCCCAAAGTTTCTGCGCCGCCCCGACTCCATCGTGTTCATAGCGAGCCGGTGGCGCAGAAATCCACGCGATCTTGGAGGAAGCATGAAAACGATCACCATGATTCACAGAGGCGGCTTCAAGCGTTCGGTCGAAGTGCTGAAGGTCACCGAAGCGATCATCTACATCCACTGGCCGATCGCCGGCACCTACGAGGTCGACCTCTTCACCGGAAAAATGATCGGGGATCCGGAGTCGCCGCCCAGGCGCGCCCAGAAAAACTACCTCGACTGGGAAGCCGATGCGCGGGACCTGGCAGCGGCGCGGCGTGAAGCTTCGGCGGCGTGAAGGGCGGGAAGGAAAGGGAAGAAGAATGGTTGCGACAGCGAGGGTTCAGACGGAAGCGGACCGCTTGCAGATAGCGGTCGGATCAATGGAGCTCCCCGCGTTTTGCATGGGGCTACTCGTGTACGGTGCCCGAAAACATCTGCTCAGTCCGACGCTTGCCGGGCGCTGGGCTGAGGCGGCGTACTGGGCTGCGAACTCGATGAACGCGTTGGCGGAGCACCTCAGATCGATCACAGCCGGAGAAGTTGCCGATGCCCTCTGGTACCGCCGCCTGGCAGAAGCCTGCGCCGAGCGAGGCGTGACCCGGCTTCAGGCCTACGAAGAGATACTGGCCGAGGACAACCCGGGCCCGAGCGAATAGTGGGGCGCCCGCGAAAGACACCGGCATCCACGTTGTCCGAAATCCACGTGTATGTGGACGAGGAGCGCTGGGCGCGCGTGAAGAAGATCTCCGAACAGACCGGAGTCCCCGCGTCCGAGCTCGTGCGCCAAGCGCTCGACACCGTGCTCGATATTGCAGAAAAGCAAATGGACACACTAGAAAAACTCCAAGTGAAGCCGTGCTGAACCTCAACATCACGGTCATGGTGTATCGGGAGTACACCGAAGAATTCAAGCAGCTCGCCACGCAGCTGATGCTCAGGCTCGACCACGAGACCGTGCTCATGATCCAGCTCAGCGGCCGGCTTCGGATCTCTCTCGAACGCGACGAGCCGGCGACCACCCTGCGCGTCGTCGATCGCCTGCTCGACCTCACTACCGAACCGCGCCGGCTAGTGCTGATTACGGTGATCGAATGAATTCCCCGACAGTCGTCATCGGCATCGATCCCGGTCTCGTCTGCCCCGGCCTGGCGCTGATCTTAGGCGGCGATCTATCGCTCACCTGCTCGTACAAACCGAACCGGAAGCTAGCGCTGGCAGACAGACTCCGCGTGATCAGTGATTGCTTCGCCAAGGAGATCCTGACGCACAAGCCAGACGCGGTGGCCATCGAAGAACAGCGTTTCGTGCAGGTCGGCAAGCGCGCGCGCGGGCAAATGGGCGAGCACAACTCGAAAACACTTATCGTCGTCGGTATCGCTGTGGCGCTCGCGTCAGTGGTCGGTGCAGAAGTCCTGTTCATCCCGCCCCAGAAGGCGAAGATCGCGGCCCTGGGCAAAGGCTACGGCAACGCATCGAAGGGCGCCGTACAGGTCGCGCTCCGCAGCTTGTTCCGGAAAGTACAATTCGAGGATGAAGCGCAGGCTGATGCCGCCGCCATCGCCATCGCCGGCTACAGGATGATGGGGCTTCCGAAGGAGCTCCGGCAGAAGGCCAGGCGATGACCGACGAAAAGAAGCCCGTCGCCCCCGCGCTGGCCCGCGAGGCAATGCGTAACCTGTGGGCGCATCTGTGGATGCTGCACCGGTTTGGATTTGCGGAAAAGGACTGCAAAGCAGGATACGTAGAAAGTGAGCAGGGCTTTGGGATCATCGTCAGCCAGGGCACTTCCGTGTTCAAATTCATCATCGAACCCGCCGTCGAGCTCACCGACGAGGAGGAAAAGGCGTACCAGAACAGCTTTTACGAAGAGCTAACCAAGCTTTCGGCAGAAGGGGTGATGGAGTTTCTGGACCAGTCAGGCATCGTTGACACAGCCGAGTCACTCGCCGTCGCCATGACCGATGCTGGACTCAGGATCCCGAGCGATGAAGTTCGCGGCTTGGCGGAAGAGCGAATCAAGGAGCGCGATGCCAACGCTAACTAGCTCGCGCACGCCTTGCGATGGCGTCGTGGATTCGATCTGGGTCTGCCGCCACAAGTCGAGCAGGGAGTGGCAGATCATCGTGCACCAGCGGAACGCCTTCTACGCCCGCGCCGAAGCGCAGCTTCACATGCACTGCGGCTATGATGAAGTGGAGCTCGTCGCCCATTCGGTCTGGGTGAGCCAGGGCAAACCACCGTGGGTGGGCCATGTCGTGATCGAAGGCATCGGCGCGCCGGTCACCGGCTCGGGCACGAAAGCAAAGAAAAGCGAGTGCCCGACCTGCAAGTCGTTCATCAGAAAAGTGCGGCGCCTATTCGAGTGTACGGATGCGTGGCACCGGGGCCCGACGGTGTGCCTCACGCCCGCCGAGATGTCGGACGATCACATGCGAGCCTGGTGGGGAAGGTACGAAGCACAGAAATGAACAAAACCATCAGCGAAGGCCGGGTCGTGATCGAAGGTGTCGGCATCCCGGTAATCGGCTACGAAGAGAACTACATCCAGTTCGAGGACGGCAGAGACATCGTCGCAATAGCAGATCTCACAGAAGCCGCCGGCGCTGATTCCATCGATTGGGAACACGCGACCGGCTTCGAGTACGCAGGAGATGACCACTGGGCCGAACCCCGTGCGGAGTTTCGCGCGAAGACAGGCCGCGCCCTGCCGCGCGTCTACCGGATGAAGTTCACCTGCGAGGTCGAGGCGCTGAGCGAAGCCGATACCGAAGCCTGGTGGAAGAAACAACAGAGGCCCACATGAGTGACTACGAAGGACGGGAATGCGCCTGCGAAGGCTGTAGCAAGATAGAGGCCTGCGCCCAGCACCGGCAGGGCCCTTGGCTCTGCTACGACTGCTGGCACGCGGCGCGCGAGAAGGAAGAGCCGTTCAACGTGGTCTGGCAGGTGGACGGTATGATCTGCAACACCGACGGTGTTTACCTGAAGGAAGAAGCGGACGACTTCGCGCGCGAGCTGAACGAGCGGAACAAGACGACGCGCTACTACGCCCATCCCGCGCATTCGTGGGTCGGCGAGCGGATGGCGCACCCGGGCTACATGCAGCGGCGCCGGCGCGCGATCTTCGCCAAGCATCCTGAGCTCAAAACGGACCCGCACTTCGGGTTCACGCCGGGCAAGGACGGGTAGCAGCAAATGAGCGACGGCATATCCGACGCCCATGAAGAAAGCGACCTAGCCCGTGCGATCTGGGAGGCAGCGTTCCACTTTCGCGAAGCCACCTCAAAGCTCGGCCGTGCCATCAGGCGCGCCAGAAACGGCCATCGCGGCTGGGCGATCGCCAGGGTTTTCATCGTGCGCGAAACGAACGAGGCGCTTCAGAGCACAGGCTTCAAGCTAGTCGATGCCGATCCCCAAAAAGCGTTCGAGTACTACCCCGACGCCTACGGACCCGACGAATGAACGACGTGGCCATTGTCACGGTTGCCGCGGTCCTGAACATCATAATCATCACCGCTGCTGGTCTCTGGTACTTCGCGCAGACGCGCGTGGAGATGGTGATTCTCGAGAAGCGCATGAACGACAAGCTCGCCGACCTGGAGAAGAAAAACGAACAGCTCCGGTTCTTGTACAATGAGGTCGCAGCCAAGGTCCTGCACAACGACCATCAGTACTCGGCCTGGCTCCTGCCCGCCTACGTGAAGAAGACCAAGCGCACCCTTAACTAGGAGCACACGATGGGAACTAGACTGGACACGGCGAAGGGCGCCGAGCTCGACGAGCTTGGGAAAACGATCGGCCGCCAGAGGCTCTCCATTTCATTTGGCACGACGGTGAATTCCGTGGCCGCGATCGCGGGCGAGCCCCAAATCGATGACGCCTATCGTGCGCGTCTGCGTGACGTGTGGCCCCGCGATCGCACGAACAGACTGCTCTACGTTGGCGACAGGATCCGCCTGGACGACCTCACCGCCGGACCGATCCGGGAGTTCCGGCAATGGGGCAGATACTGGGTAGCCATTCTGCACAACGATCGGTACGTCTACACGCACCTCGCCCGCTGCGACACAGAAGAGCATGAGGACGCGCCGGTTACCGAGGCGTCGAAGCCCCCGGCGCCGCCGCCCCCCGACGCGCATGCAGAAAAGAAAGTCTGGGAGCGGATGCGCCACGATCGACTCACCAGATGGCAAGAAGAGCTCAACTGGCTCACGAGCAAGCTGCCCGCCGGCTGGCGCATGATCTTCGATACCCGCGGCCACTTCTCGCACCCGATCGCCGTCGTGATCGAGCCAAGCGGCAAGGAATGGACGGTCTTCGAGGACAACCCGACGGGCGACGATCTGATCCTGATTCTCCGGCGCCACATCGAGCTCACCGAAGCCGCCCGCGCTCGAAAGAAGCGCTGATGTCACTCCTGAACTGGTCGGAGCTGATTCTAGCCCCGGGCGGCGAACCCACCATCATCGACATCCCGCTGTCCCCCGGTGGCGTTGAGGTCGAGATCTACAAGAACTGGGTCAGTGTGCGCGATCGTAGTGCATGGCGCGAGGGTACGTTCGTATACCCTGTCGTCATGCAGATCGTGCGCGGCGAAGTCATGTACATGGACGCGCGCATCATCGCCGAACGCGGACCCCAGAATGGCGTGTATGCCGCCGTCTGGTACGCAGGGGAAGCCGCATTCGCCGGGTGCGGGGTCGAACGGTACCGGGATCACGATGGCGCCGAGATCGGCATATCGGACGAGGCGCGGGGCTTTCTCTTGGGCTTCGCCGAGCGCTACGATTTCCCAATCGATTCGGCTTCGGCCGCAAACCCGGCCTAAAACTCGACACTCGCTAGCCCCGCCCGGTACCCTTCCCGGGTGGCGACCGACATCATCATTTCGGCGTTCGCGACCCCGCCCCAATCCAGGGCCCGCGCCATCGCCCAGCCGACGAACCTTTTCTCCCACGCTCCGGTAGTCCTGGACGTGAACGGCATCGGCAGCGATGTGTTCATGGGTCCAAGCGACACGGAGAAAAAGCCGCGCGAGCCGTGGGGCGGATCCCCTTTCAGCCGCGAAGCGGCGATGTACCGCGCGAAGGGCGACGGCAGCGTGCTTCAGGGGATCTTGCGCACCAAGGCCCGCGGCATCGAACCCCGCCGGATCTGCGCGATCGGATTTTCCGCCGGTGGCACGTTCATCAAAAACCTGGTGGAAAGCGAGCAGGACAGAAGCGCGCTCGACATGGTGATGATGCTCGACGCGTTGAACCTGCCGAAAGCCTGGAACGGCGATCAGATCCCATCGACCCTCACCGGTTACGCGAACTTCGGCGCCAATGCGCTCCTTGCCGGCGTGCGCGCCGCGCGCGGCACCGACAACAAGGATCCTTTTCTCGGCCCCACATTCATCACGTCGCATACGAACATCAAGCAATCCTCCGCGCTCGAGGCCCAGGTTGCGAACACGACGCTTGCCAGCGAATGGGTCTTCAACGCGAGCCTTGACGTGCTCCGCGGCTGGCAGGAGTCCGGCCACGTCGAGCTCGGCGGGATCAAGACGATCAACGTCGACTGGGCCCAGATGACCCAGTCCCTCCCAGCAGGCGCCTTCCCGGTCACGATCGGCGATCGGCCGGACAGCGCCGGCAACCGCCCCTGGGCCACGACACCGGGTCCCACGAAAACCTGGAAGGAAATGCCCTTCCCGAACGTACGGGTCGCCGCCGGCAACTTCTACGATTTCGACTACGGCGGAAACGTGGCCGCCGATCACGTCTTCGAGGCCTGGCACGTCCAGGGCGCGCTGTGGCGCACGTTCCTGATTCCCCGCTGGAACGCCGAATTTAACAGCCCGTACGCCGTAGCAGGCCTGGGCGACTGGTCAACCTGCTGCCCCGGGCGCGGCGGAAACCTCCTTCCCCCTGGCTACTTCGACACCGGCATGTCGACCCTGAAGCTAGCCGCCATCGGCGCCCTGGGCTTTCTGGCCGGCAAATCGATCGTCGAGCTTCTCTGACCCAGGGGAAGAATCCCGCCACCCCCACGTAGGAAATCAAGCCATGAACGCCGCCGACTTTTTCTACAAGTACGCCGGATACAGTTATCCGACTGGCGCGACGCGCGCGAAAAAGGAAAGCGCTCGCCGCGCCGCCGCCCGCAAGCTCGCACGGGCCGAAGCGCGCGCAGTGGCGGAGGGCTACCGGTTCGAGTGGGAAGAGGATCCCGAGGGTTGGGATAACCTTGGCGATGTCGATCCCGAAGAGATCACCGAGGTGCTTTCGGTGGTGATGTTCGATGGCGACGGCGAAGTTGTGCAGGCCCTGGGCGGCGTCCAGTTCGGGAGAAATCAGGTTGACAACAGACGCACCGCCCGTGTGATCGAGGCCGAACTCGCGCTCGAACACTTCGGTTGATCGAGGGGAAGAATCCCCCACACGTAGGAAAGAACACGAACATGGCCCGCGACGAAGCCGACGAGATCCCGATTGCGAATGCGTCTGACTTGTCCTTCGAGTCGGGCCTTTACCTCCTCACCTTCGGCGCCTACGGGACGACCAAGGTATTCGTGTGGGCCGACAGCGTGGAAGTCGCATTCGAGGTGGCCGCCGAATGGCTCGACGACAACGCCCCCGGCCACCTGGTGAGCATCGACGAAGAGGAGCTCAAGGCCGCCGCCAAGGATCTTGGCATCCCGTGGAATCCGAAGTGGATCGGACCGGACGGCAATGACGATCGGGATTTCCAGAAAGTCATCGAGCACGCCGAAGCCGACCTCACCCAGATCGGCCACACCACGCTGCAGCACGGCCAGTACGTGCTGAGCTACGAGTGGTGGGTAGACGAGGTCGACGCGGGCACCGACGACTACCGGATCGTGAAGGCCCGGTCGTACACCGAATACCCGGAAGGGATCCGTAGCGACATCGAAGCCGAGCTTACCCGCATGGCCAATGACGCTGCAGTCGTTGCCCTGTCCACGGTGGACGACATGACCGTGCAAGAAATCGGGAGTCGCGAAGATGAGTTCTCGATCGTGGGCGTAGCCGAAGCCGGCGATGCACTTGCGGTCGATGGCGACATCCTGATCCCCCGCCGCTGGCAGGAGCGACTCGGCCTTCCTGGCAGCCAATCCGCCGAGCTCTTCGGCGATGTAACGAGCTCCGCCGCCGTTGGTCACTGGCTCCGCGAGAACGGCTACGAAGAAACGCGCTACGGCGGTGATGTGCCGGGCGGCATCGAAGAAGAGATCCCGATCGAGCACGTGGCCCGCGCCCTCGCCAAAGAGAAGGACATCCCCGAAGAGTTCGCAGCGGACGCAATCCGCGCCGCGCTGAAGCTAAAACCCGACGCCGAGCTCGTCTACTGGGGCTCCTCGAACGCCTACACGTCCGTTTACGTGAAGCAGCTCTGAGCTTCACCGCACCCGATTGACACGCCGGTGCTGTCAGTGATAGCACTGATGGCGTTCGTTCCGAATCCCGCCCGCGCCGGGGAAAGGTCGACCTGCATGACGAAGTTATCCTACACGGGGATGCCGAGCTCGGCGGAGCTCGATGAACTTGGCAAGATCATCGGGATCGAAAGGGATACATCCGAACCGGACACAGCCTACTACTGGCGCCTACTCAACATCTGGCCTTGCGCCCGCATCGGCACAGGCGGCTCAACCTGCATCTACCCGGGAGACTGGATCCAAAACCTGGACGGGACGCTGACGCTCGAGGTCGAGCGATTCACCCAGGGTAACTCAGGCGCACCCGGCTTTTGGGCGCACGGGACGGTCGTGGCGGGCAATTGCGTGGGCGAAAAGAGCTACGCTCACAGCTTGCAAGAGTTCTGGAAGAAGCTTGCGCGCCCGGAAGTGAAGCCGGGGAAGGACGGCCCGCGCGATCGAACGGGGTCGCCGCTACGTGTCGGCGACAGGATCGAGAATGAGTACGGCGAAGTGGTGGACATAACCAGCATTCGCGAGTCCCTGGCCGAAGGCTTCTGCGCGAAGGGTACGAACGCCCAGGGCGGCTGCGTAGGTGCCTTTGATCTCGGGACGCGCTGGCGCAGGGTCGAGCCCGCGGAATCGATGCCGGCGGATCCGCCGAAGGAGATCGAAACGATGAAGGACGTCGTCAGCGTGATGAGCCCGGGAACTTACCCATGGAAATTGAAGGCCGTTCACGATGCTGCCAACAGAAACCTGGGCGAATGGAGCGGAACAGTCTCGGGGGATCCGTACTATGGCATGTTCGTCGTGAACACGAAGCGCGGCGCCGAGTCGTGCGAGTTCAGGATCCCCGCCGAACTCGTGCGCGAGGGAAACGAAGAAGAGATCGATGCATGCTTCCGGACACCCTGGAACATCATAAAGGTCATCCGTGCGCAAGATGAACTCAGAGCTGCCGAGAACAACACGGCGATGATGCCCGCCGATGTCGTTCCCGAATGGGTTTCGGTGGGCGATGACGCCGAAGATTATCGGCAGTACCAGAACAAGGTGAATCGGGCTGTCGGAGCGCTGCCACCAGGTTGGTCCATCGTGTTCGATAGGCACTTGATGTGCGAGAGTTACGCCCTGTACCAACCGGACGGGGTCCTGTTCGCGCGTGAGCGTGGACTCTGGGGACTCGATGGCCTCCGCGCTGCCATCACCGAAGCCCACGTGAAGCACTCACTCCACCCCGAACGTCTTCGCCGCCCCCGCCGCATCATGAAGTGGAAGCCACCCGAGGTGCAGAGCTTCGACGAATGGGTGAAGACGTTCACGAAACCGAAAGGATCTTGATGTTCCCGACAATCCGATTGAAGGGCACGTGCGGAACGTGCCGGTTCTGGAAACGGGCTGAACTCGCGGCCTACAAGGAGCTACCCAATCACCGGGTGTGCGAGAAGTTTCCGCCGGTGATCGAGGACCGCCGCCCGTTCGCGCCCGAAGCCCCGCTGCTCGACCGGAGCACGCGATCCATCGAGCTCTCGAAGCGCCTGGCAAGCTGCCGCCCAGCCCTCGCCATCGTCACCGAGACGGGCCTCGTGAGCCAACAGAATTTCTCCTGCGCCTGCTGGGAGTGAGCCATGACTCTTGGTGAATGCCCCAAATGCGGCGGATCGAAAATCCTCGGGCCCCGCTACACGCGCGTGCACGGCCGCGAGAAGCTCCGGTACACCTGCTACCAATGCAGCTACTCCTGGACGACGGCGCGCCGCGATGCCGAAGAGCGGAAGCGGCCCGATCGCGATCCAAAGACGCGTGCGATTCTGACCAAATGCTGCGGATGGAAGATCGTGCACGCCGACAACGGCGACTACGAGTTCCGCTGATGAAACGCGGATTCGGTGTGCGTATCGTGCACGCGGCCCAGACGACGTACAGCCCGTACTGGGGTTGGGTAACGACCTACTGGCGGGAAGAGCCGCTGCCTTCGACGGTCTGTGCCCGCTGGCTTCTTGTGGACCAGTACCTGAATCGCGCAGTGTGACGATGCAGGCCTACGTTGCGACCTTTGAGGATTGCCACGACGGCCCGCTTCAAGAAGTGGTGTGGGGCGCAAACGAAGCCGACGCGAGCGAAGAGGCATGCGGGTTCTTCGGCGGCGATCCGGATGAGATCGAGATCCGCCGCGCGCCGGAGTTCGATGCGTGCTGGGGCAAAACCTACAGCACGCTGCTTGAAGCCATGCTTGCCAATGGCTGGAGCTTCACGGGCTGCGCGTACTACCACTGCCAGCGCCCGATCGGTGACGACGAAGACTACGCCGACGACGATGGGGAGAACGGGTATTGCCCCGATCGCGAGCCTGTGGTCCGCGGCACGCATGTCTTCTGTTCGGAGTGGTGCGCCGGTGCCGATGCCGTATGGCACGTGGAACGCAGGATCCAGAGCTGGGAGTTTGCCGAGCAGGTGATCGCTGCCCTCGGGCCCGACATTGAAGTGACGAGCGCGGACGGCTACACGACGGCAGGGCCGGCCGTGCACTTCCGATTCCCCGGGGCAAAGTACGAAGCCGGCTGGGATCCATTCGAGAAATCCGCCTACGTCCCGAACGGCGATCACGAGGCATGGTTTGCCTGGCGCCGCCAGGTGAAGGAAAGAAATGGCACTCCCGGATAAGAGGTTCGAGCCGCACCGCTGGCTCCTCATCCATCGCGACGTTCTGATGCTCCGGATGACAGGCGGCCCATCGGGTCCGGCAGGGATCGAGAGATGTGCAAGCGAGCTCAGGATCGCCGACTACCTGCTCACATTGACCGACGCCGAGCTTGAACAGAACCCGATCTGGCAAATGTGGATCCGGGTGGACAGGGGACTTTACGAATGCCTGGGGGCGCGCGCCGAGGACAGCATGTTCTTTCACATCGTGACGCCCGGGAAGGACTCATGAGCCCGTACAGAAAGTCTGCGCCGCCTACGGAAGTGCCAAACTCGATCCAGTCGGCAACGCTCCCGCACTGGGCCAAAGCGATCCGCTGCATCAAGTGCGGACGCCGGCAGTATTCCCCGGATGCTTACTGCCAAGGCATTGAAGGCAAGGATGTTTTTGATCCATGTGTCGTTGTCGGCGAGCACCTGCATATCCGTTGCATGGGCTGCGGATACCGCTGGCTCACGCAATGTGCGGATGCGCCCGGCGCACCAACGAAAGAACAGAAATGACCTACAATCACCCAATTGTGCAGGGAATCAATTGGCAGCTGTTCTACAGGTACGAGCTGGATAGCCCACCTGTCTTGGGACTACGAGTTAACGATCCCAGTGGGCAGTACGCCGAGATCACGCTTCCCGCAGAAACCGCACGCGCCCTGGCAGCCGTCTTGAAGGAGTTTGCTGACTCACCGCCGCCACGCCCAAAGCCCTAGCGGAGCTTCGTCAGCGCCGCGACGAAGCCGGGATTGGTGAGCGAGTCCTGCCGGCGCGACTGGATCCAGCGTACGCATTTCTCGCCCGACCAGTTATAGAGTCGATGGAGCACCACGGCCATGACGATGCCCGATCGGTTTCTGCCCTGCGCGCAGGTGACCAAGATCCGCCGCCCGCCACGCAAGCGTCGATCGATCGCAGCGGCCACGGTCAGGATCGCGTTCCATTCGTAGCGTGTCGGCCCTTCCGGATTGTCCGCTAGCCGGCAGCGTAAGACTTCGACCGCGCTCCCGTACGCGCGCGCATCGGGCTGGAGTTCGGCAGCGGTTAAGACCAGTGTTTGAAACCCGGCCCGTTCGATCCGTTTGGCAGGATCGGGAAACGAGCCCTGGTAGAGCTTCGGTGCAATTTGCGACACATCGAGAATGGGGCGGTTCTTTAACGGGCCAAGGTCGACTTGAATCATGAGATGACTCCATCCTACCCGATTTCTTGACCCGTCCTTCCCTCCATCCGTAGCATCGAGTGCATGCTGAGTATCATCATCGCGATCGTCGTGGTCGGCGTTGTTCTCTATTGCATCAACACCTTCGTTCCGATGGAGCAGAAGGTGAAGACCATCCTGAACGTGGTCGTAATCCTGGCCCTGGTGATCTGGCTCCTGCAGGTCTTCGGCGTCCTTGGGATGCTGGACCGCGTTCCGGTAGGCACACACCGGTAAAAACCCGCGGCCTGCGGCGCCGGTTCTGGCCCGATTTCTTGCCCCCCGCCCAATCCCTCCCGTAGCATCGGACCATGATCCCCCTCGGCGTACTTTTCCTCGGTGCCCTTGGTGCCGCTTCCGCCGCGCGCGCGGCCTACCGCCCCTTCCGTGCGATCGTGCGGGACGGCTTCGTATCGGCCTGCGCCGGATCGCCCGGCACGGGCGCCTGCACGTCCGCCATGCGCATCGCCAGCTACCGCGGCAAGGCGGAGATCTTTTCCCCGGTGGCCGGCAAGATCATCCAGCCCGGCGGCACGAACCCCGGCGGCACGCTTCGGATCGCATCGAGTAGCGAGCCCATCATCATCACGTACATGGGAGACGCCGCAAAGGGCGGTCTCGAAATCCAGGTGCAGGGTCCGGGGCAGAAGGTGCATGCCGGCCAGGTCGTGGCCCTCGGCGATGGCCTCGCGATGACCGTCGAGCAGGTCGTGCGCGACGCAAGCGGCCGGCTATCGACCGTGTTCATCGAGCCGGCGAGCTGGCTTGCTGCGCGCGGGATCCGGGTGAGTGCCAAGCGCCGCAGTGGCCAGGCGGCCCAGTGGTGCGACACCGGCCGAAAGCTCACCGTTCCCCAGTCGGTCGGCCGCTGCGGCATGCGCCTGCCCGCGCCGAGCGGCATGATGATCCTGCCCGTCTCCGTTTCGATGGAGTAACGGTGGCGGCCCATCCCCCGCCCGTTCTCCAGGCCCCGCCAGCCAAGCTCGACTTTGCCGATGTGCTAATTGCTGGCGGCGCCGCGATTGGGCTCTTCACCATCGGCCGTGCCGCTGTCGATCACGTCCTTGCCTCCCGCGGCCCGGTAAAACCCACGAATTTGGCCCATGCAAAGCCGGGGGTTCCCAAGCGTGCCGCAGATGATGTAGTGGCATTTCTTGCCGCCATTGCCGGGCTCACGATCACCGCAGTGGGCACGGTGGAGGCCGTCAAGGAGTGGCTCGGCACGAAGTAATGGCGGCACCGGAAGACGAAGACAGTCCCCGCCTCGAACAGCTCGAGCGGCTCATCGAAGCCGCCCTCACCGGCATTTCGCCCGAAGTCCACGAACGGCTGGTGCGAAAATTGATAGCCCGTTTGAAAGCTGCGTACGGCCCACGCCGGACCGCCAGCGGGCGCTTGGATTTACGGAAGATTGATCCCGAATAAGGAACTCGTCCATGAAATCGCCCATCATCCTCGCAGCCCTCATCCTCGCCGCCTGCACCGGCTCCCTCGAACAGAATCGGCTTGCCGCGGCGCCGCCGCGCACAGTGGGCTCGCCCGCGGTGGCCCCGGAACAGGTCGCGCGCTGCAACACACTGGACGATCGGCGCCAATTCTGGGGCGCGCTTGGCAAGGGTGCCGCTGTTCTCGGCGGCGCATCGGGCCTCTCCACACTCCCCCTCGAAGATCCCAAATACGAAACCACGCGGGTGGGCCTTGCGATTGGCGGGGTCGCCGCAGCGGCCATCGCCGCCGGCGCCATCGTGATCTCCGAAGGCGCATCCGAAAGCTGGGCCCGGGAATGCAGCACGCAGTAACCCTGGTCGCGCTTCTTGCCCTGTCCTGCCGCTGCATGCCGCCGCCGGACAAGCCAGACGCCGCACCGATCCCGACCTCGGCGCCCGCACCGTATGGCGATGCAAGTGCCGCCACCACGGACGCTGGGCTCGATGACTGTGGCCGCGCCGAAGCGCGCATCGGCCCACGCGCCCTGCACCCCGCGCCCGATGGCCTGGAATGCCGGAAGCCGGATGGCACGCCGTGGTGGACGACGCCCGGCGGTACCCCGTTCGCTGTAGCCTGCCGCGCTGCCGCCGCCGATGGCCGCAACTGGGAACCCCGGTGCATCGCCACGATCCACGACTGCGCGGATCTCGATCGGGCCTACAGCGGGGAGCTTTGCAAATGAAGCATCTCTGCGGCACATTGCCCGATCGCCCAGTCACACGCTTCAGCGATGCCGTGGCTGCAAACTACGGGAGCGCCAAGGCGCTGCCCGCGCCCGGCACGGGCCGGGTCCTTGCCGTGCCATCGCCCCGCCGGATCCAGTTTGCCCCGGCTTGCTTGGGCTACTCGGGTGCAGAAATCATCGACGCGGCGCACGGCAACGTCATCACGGCTTCGGCCATCGGGATCTGGCGGGAGGCCCGGCGCCGGCAGGGCCTGATCGAAAACATCGACGAAGGCACGCGCACCGAATACATGATCGATGGGCTGATCCACCGCGGCTGGGATCACTATAAGGAGGGCGAAGACACCGATCCGGTAGAAGCCGGCCGCGGCGCCGCACCCGCCGGCGACGATCTCGCCTCCGAGCTCGACGCCTACGATCACCGCGGTACAACCATCACCCACTATCGGATCTTCGAGCTCGACGCGCTTTCAGATGCCACCGATCGCGGTCTCGGTGTAAGCGGCGCCTTCGGTCTCAAGGAGCCATTCTTCAATCTGAAGCCGAACGAGGTCGCAACAGCGGCGCACATGGGTGGCGAACAGAACGGCCACGCCGTCCGCATCGTGCGCGTGTGGAAGATGCCGGGTGGTCGCTATCGCGCGCTTGGGCAAAACCACTGGCCCGATCCCTGGGGCGGCGCGCACGATCCCGAAGGCCAGTACTGGCCCTGGTGCTTTTTGATCGACGAGGACGCCCTTGTCGGCGCGTGGGATCTCTACGCCCTAGAAGTAGCCCACTGACGAAAGGAAAAAACCGAGCATGACACCCGCAGAGCTGCATCGCTGGGCACGGCCATTCGTGGTCGAAGGATTTAGGACGCGCATCGGCCGGGATCCCACCACTTCCGAAGCGCAGGCCGAGCAGGGGGTGAGCTGGATCGAAACGCGCGACGGGACAGCGTGGAAGACGGCGGGCCAGGGCTCGAACAACATGGGCGCGATCCAATCAAGCCGCCCGCCCTGCGATCTTGGCACCTCCTTCCAGTACGTCGACACGCACCCGAACCCCGACGGGTCATCGACCCCGTACACGATCTGCTTTGCGAAATACCCAACGCCCCAGGCAGGCTTCGATGCGCTGGCGCGCGAAGTGTACGTGAAGCGCCCGTCCGTTCTTGCCGCCGCGAGCTCGGGCAATCTTTACAATGTGTCCGCAGCCCTTCACGCCACGCGTTATTACGAAGGGTTCGGAAAAACGATCGCCGATAGGATCGAGAATCACTACCAGGCGATGCGAAGCGCGGTTTTAGCGATCGCCGGCGCACTCGGTGAGCCGGTGATGGACACGGGGCAACCCCCGGCGCTCGAGCCCTGGCAGCTCGATACGTTTCTGCCCGATAATCCACTCATCCTCCGCGGCTCGTTCGGACCCTACGTGAAGATCTGGCAGCACGTGGCTAACCCCTGGCTCGAAGCCAATGGCCACGATGCCCTGGTGGTCGATGGTCACTTCGGCTCCCTCACCGAATCGGCGACCAAATTCTTCCAGCGCGCGCACGTGTCCGGAACGGGCGCACCGCTCAAAGTCGACGGCAAGGTCGGCCGGGAGACGTGGGCAGCGGCGGGCGGCTGATGGCATCGAAGAAAGCACCGAAGTACGGCGCCCGCGACGTCTTCGCCGCACTCGAGAAGAAATTCGCTGCTCCCGCCTGGGCGCTTCTTGCCGAAGTCGGGGACAAGACCGGATTCGGGTGCACCCGCCACGCCGATGCCGTGGCCGTATCGCTGTGGCCCTCGCGTGGGCTAGGGATCCACGGCATCGAGATCAAGGTGAGCAGGCAGGACTGGCAGCGCGAGCTCATGAATCCCGACAAGGCCGACGCGATCCAGAAATTCTGTGACTTCTGGTGGGTAGCCGTGGGCGACGAGAGCATCATCGAGCCCGGCGAGCTCCCGCCGACCTGGGGGCTCATGGTGCTCGGTGGCCAGACCCTGAAGACGAAGCGCGAAGCCCCCGCGCTGAAACCAAAGCCACTCGACAAGGGATTCGTCGCAGCACTTCTACGCCGCGCTGCAGAAGGCCTCGATGCCCGGGTGACGACAGCCCGAAGCGACGGCCTTGCCGAGGGCCGCGGGCTTGGCCCACCCGAGCTCGAACGGAAGATCAAAGACCTCGAGAATGAAAACAAGAATCTCGAGACCGCGATCAAGGAGTTCGAGGAAAAAAGCGGCATCAAGATCGGCAAGTGGAACGCAGGCCGCATCGGCGCTGCCGTGGAAAAGATCATGATGCTCAGCCGCTACAATCACGAGCATTTTGATCCCATCGTAGAAGTGGAGCAGGCCGAACGGGTGCTGCGCGAGCGGGCGGACAACCTCGCCCGTGCCGCCGAGGAGCTCCGCGCTGCCCGCAAAGCCGCCGATGGCGCCGCCCGGATCGTCCAGGTTGCCCAAGAGCTCGGCCGCAAAGCGGGCTAACGGGTGCCCGCGTGCGTGTGCGAAGAGTGCCTGACCCGCGACCTCGAGTTCATCGTGGTCTTTCGGGGTGAGACCTGCAGGCGCTGTGGCCGCACCCCACGCCCCGGCGCACTCTTCCCGGGAGAAATCACCCAGCTAGTGCGTATGAAGCGAAAACGGGACAAGAAGAACGAACGGAAGGCGAAGTGAACGTGGATGCAGGGCTCCAGCCAGTGTTCGCGGCGATCGCTAGCGAAGTCGACTACGTAGAACCGGAGTCGACCGGCGCGGCCGCCGGCAAGATCGCCGAAGATCTGGGCATGACGACGGCAGCGGTGAACCGCGCCGCGCGCACGCTCGCCCTCCGCGGCCTTGTCGTCGACACCGGCTCCGCTATGAAAAAGCGTGGCCGCCAATGGCACTGGATCGACGCACCCAAGACCGAAGGCGGCATGCGGAGTAAGCCGGGCGCATCCACGGTGTGGGGCTTGCCCAAAGCGGTCGCAGCCGATGTGGAAGAGCGCGGCGCGGACGCGGTGTTCGCGGATTCGGAGAAACCAGCCATGAAATCGAACCCCGGCTTCTACGTGTGGGCCCTCGCCGTGGGCTCTTCCGAACCCCTGACCTCCGAAGGCCCCTGGGGCCCGTACGATTCACTCACCCGCGCCGCGCAGTTTGCGCGCATCGGCGCCACCGAAGGGATCCACGATCGGGTCGTCTCCCGCGGCAAGGACCCGAAGTCCGCGTCGTTCACCATCGTCCGCCGCTATCAGGCGAAGACGGGGAAGAGCCTGCTGTGAGCACAGAAAACTACAAATACAAAACCTGCGAGTACTGCGGCGCGTTGGAGAATGTGTCCTACTCCAGCGGAGTATCGTTTACCCAGCACGTGTCGTGCTGCACGGTCATTCAGAAGCTCACTGCCCGCGTGGCCGAGCTCGAAGCGTTTAAGGCGAAAGAAGATGCCCGCCGCGCACTCATCGAAGAGACGGAAACGGAAGCTCCGCCTGGTTTCGACGGAGGATGAAACGATGAAACGCTACTCACCACCGGATCAACGCTACTCACGGGATCTGCTCGATCATGCCGCCGGCCCCGAACTCACCGCGCTCGGCGCGCAGCAATCACGGCGCGACGAAGGGGAGACGGACGAGGCATACAAGGCGCGGCTCGCCGTCCATTGGCCAGTCGATTGCAAGGGCGCGCGCCTTTACGTAGGCGATCTGATCGAGAACAAGGTGGGAAACGCCCAGTGCCAGTTCACGGTGGAGAAGCTCGACCTCGGTCTCTCCGTCGTTGGTTCGCTGAGCGAAGAAGACTGGGAAAAGTGGGGCAAGGAAATTGTTGGGTACGCGGACAGTTCCACATATCGGAGCCCAACCTGCGCTGCAGGGCTCCCAACGCGCCGCGCGATCGGCCTCTACGCCTACTCATCCGAGCTCATCACGCGCTACGGCGTGATGGAGATCGGCGACAAGGCGCGCCGCCAGCTTGGCCGGAAGGCCAGAGTCACCGAAATCGACCGCTTGGAGTGGGTCTATCGCATCGGGTGGCGCGGGAAGACCTTTTGTGTGGGCTTTGATGACGAGGCGAACGGGTACGCGCAAGTGACAAGCTGTTTTCATTGCCCCGGGTGCGACGCGCTGATGGATGGCGAGAAGCTCCGCAGCGTGGGCTGTGAAGGCATCTGGAACTGCCCGGCCTGTCACCAGAAGCGCATCAAGGCCATGATGGATAAAAGCTTCATGGACCGTGTTCCCGAGCCCCACGGCTTGAGCATCGGGCACCCCGAGCCGCCGGCCGTGATCGCGCCCCGCCCGACCCGCCACGAGGCGCACGCCGCATTCGTCGCGCGAATGAAAGAGGGAGTAGAACCCGAGCTCCCGCCCGGGCACACGTGCGTGTGCGATATCGAAGCGTGCTGCGAGAACGGAAGCTTCTGCCGGATTTACGATGAGCGCGGCAAGGAAGCCAAATGGGCGGTGTTGACCGAGCGAACGACCGAGGCGCGCGCGTATGACGTCCTCAAGAGTCTGTCCCACAAGTACCTCGAGCGCCTGAAGGCCGGGGAGGGCCCGAAGCGCCGTTGACGCTCTCGGCTCCCCGGTGCTAGTGGGGGAGAATGGCCGATAGCGATAGTCCGGCTGATGTAGCGGCAGAAAAGCCTGCCAAAGAGATCGAGTCGCCGCTCGATGCCTGGGTCCGGGGAGGAACGACCTCGTTCGCGTACGACATGGACGTTGCCCGGCGCCACGCCGAAGCCGAGGAGCGCCGGAACGTGCAGGACGCGCAATTCGCCGCGACCCGCGGCGGCGCCCTTCCCGGTGCCCTGTCGCCTGACGGAAAGCCCATCGCATCCGATGCCACGACGCACGCCAGGATGATGAGCATGAAGCTCGGCGGCCGCTCGACGCACGCGAGCATCGTGCTCGGCATCAAGCGTCCCCGCTCGACGGAGATCAAAGAGTGGATGACCTGCGAGCTGTCGGAAGAGACGCACGAAGACGGGACGAAGGAATACACACTCACGATGTGCTGCCCGCGCTGCGTCTTCACGCTCGGCCGGCACATGGCCGACTCGCAGATGCACATCAAGCAATCGAACCGGCATTTCGAGGTCGACCCGAAGAACATGGGCGAGATCTGGATCAACCCAGACGACCCGAACGAAGTGGTCACGCTGGCCGGTACGATCGAGCTCGACGAATGGGCGACGTGCCCCCAGCTCGGCTGCGGCTACCGGTTCAAGATCGATCACTCAGTGGTGCGTGGCGATGAGTAAGATGAAGGCGTCCAGCCATAGCGTGGATCTCATTTCCGTGTACCTGCTCATCGCCGCCGAAACGTGGAGCAACGGACATTGGTTCACGATGGGAGGCGCGCTCTTTTGCGTAGGCCTCCATATGTGGAGGGTTGTGAAGGCAAGTCTGGACGAAGCCCTTGAAGCCGATGAGTAAGTACATTGTTCGCTGGCGGGAGTTTGGGGCAGCGGCTGCAACGCTCAGCTTTCTTGTCGGCTGTGAAGCGATCTCGTCGGGCCACCTGCCGCTGGCTTTAATTGCCGGCGCAAATGGTTTCTTTAATCTGTGGGTAGCGTGGACTGGCCACCGCGGCGAAGAACTCGAGAAGCGCGCGAAGGAGTAAGGCATGGAGACGATTTCTGACCCAGGGCTGCCGTGGCTGCACGAGCTCAACTTCGATCGACTCGTACGGCTCGAGAAGTGGGTAGAAGAAGATCAGATGAGCGAGCTCGGAATCGCAGTCGAGATCCACACACAATGGCGCGAAGCGATGCGCGTGGACGGATGGAAGCGCGGTGCGGCCGGCAACGATCACGAGCACCCGTGCATCGTGGACTGGAACGACCTGCCATCCTGTGAAAAAGAGCAAGCCATAGGCTACGTGCTCGGCTTCAAACATGGACGGCTAATGCGCCCAGATGAAGAACCCGAGATCAGACCGGCCGATCCCGACGAACAGGAAGGCATCTTCCCGCCGATCGATCCCGACGGCGGACTGAAGCCGGCCTTCTTCTACAAGTCGGATCCACCGACGCTCCAAGAGCGCGTGAAGGCGCACGTCCGCAACGGGGTCATGATGGCCGTCGCGCACACGGCCTACAAGATCTCCGAAGAGCTCCGCGGCGAGCTCACGATCGACGTACGCAAGGTGACGAAACCCCTGGGCCTGCACAAGATCCGCGAAGGCATCGCCGACTGGCTCGAGGCCTTCGGCAAGGAGTGCGACAAGAAGGCAGCCCTCTACGCGTGCCAGAGCACGATCGAAGATGCGGGCGATCTCGCCGAAGACATCGCCGGCACGAACGGAACGCTCGGCCACCAGGGAGGCATTTTCGCATGAACCGCCAAGAACGCCGGGCAAGCCGAAAACGAATGCGCGTGATCCGCGGCGGCCGTGCCGAAGATCCGCCGGCGCCTGATCTACAAACCCCCGCCGGCGCACTCGGCAAAGCCCTCGATGCTTTTCTGAAGCAACGGATGCTCACGGACAAGCGACTGACCCCCGAGATCACGACAGCCGTGGTCATGAACCTGGCCGCAGCGGTGGCCGTGGCAACCGGAGTCCCGCGCGAGGATTACGTGCGGGCAAGCGAAGTGCTGTACGACGCCGAAGTCGCGGTGAAGCGCGTATGACCGATCTTCCCGCTACGGGCGGCAGCGCCGAAGTCCCGAAAGACGGATCGGTCCGCGGTTCCTACTTCGCCGCCGGCGCGCCCGCCGCGCACGCCTACGGTGTCCTTTACAATGGCGAGTGGGCAACGCTCCACGACGGGACGGCGCGGGCCATCCGCCGCCACGCCCGCGCCCTGAACGACGCCGGGATCCCGGTACGCGTGGCGAGCACGAGCGGGGTGGTGATGAGTGAAAAGGGCTACCCCGAGCCCCTTCACATCGGCATCCATCCTCTGGTCGCGGCCGAGGTCGGAGACTTGCGCGACATGTCGATCGGCGCGCACGTGCCCATCATCCGGCACCTGGTCGTGCAGGACGCAGAAAAGCTGTCCCGCGCCATCTTTCCCCGGAGCCTGATCCACGCCGAGCCGGCAAAGCTATTGGCCATGCGGAGCCAGATCGGCGCATCCACTGTAGTTTACAGCGTGTGGGAACGCGATCGCGTGGGCGAAGACATCGTGCGCGTCTTGAATCGCGTGGCCGAATGCTGGGTGCCCTGCGAACAGAACAAGCAAATGCTGGAGGCCTCGGGCGTCGAACGCGTGGCCGTGATCCCGCATCCCTATCTGCCGGATGCGCCGGTCCTTCAGTGCGTCCGGCGAAAGCCGATCGCGGAAAAGCGCTTCTACGCGATCGGCCGCTGGGAACCCCGCAAAGGCTTCGACCGGCTGATTCGCGCCTTCATCAGCGTCTACGGCAAGGACGAATCCGCAACTCTCACTATCAAGTACACGCCCAGCAAATGGAGCGCAGCGGTGAGCCCCGAGGCGTTTCTCGAAGCCGAGCTTAAGGCGCACCCGCGTGCCGCCGCGGTCCGCCCCCGCATCAAGCTGATTGGGGATGTGCTGCCGGAACCCGCGATCCTGAAGCTCCACTTCGACAACAACATCTACGTGGCCCCCTCCCACGGCGAGGCGTTCTGTTTCCCTGCCTTCGACGCCAAGCTCGCTGGCAATCAGCTCGTCCACGTCCCTTACGGCGGCACCGCCGATTTCTCCGATCCCGATCGCGACATTTCGCTCCCGTTTTTCATGGCGCCGGCGCACCCGAGCTACGGCTGGCCCGCCGGATCGCAATGGGCGGACTACACCCAGGAAGATCTTGCCGCCGCGCTCGTCCAGGCCGCGCCGCCCCCGGACTTCACCCGCCCCGCAGCCATCGAATCCCGCTACTCCATGGCCGAGGTAGGCCAGGCAATGGCCGCCCGGATCCTGGGGATCGCAGAATCGGTAGACAAAAAGGCGGCCGAGTACTACAGGGGCCGCGTTCGCGCCTAAAGTTTCGCTCGATTTCTTCGTGTTTTCTCGATCTGCCAGTAGCCTGATCGCGTGGCTGAGGCAGACGACGTACCGAGCGGCATTTTCGAGGACCAGGGTGATCCCTGGGAGTTCCCTGAAGTGCCCCTTGCCGTCGATGAGGACGGAAACGGCGGTCCGCCGCCACCATCCGCGCCGCTCCCCGCGCTGCCGCCAGGCCCCAATCAAGAGCCGAAGGTTTACGCCGCCGAAGGGCCGCCCCCGCCGCCGCTCCCGCCCGTGCACACGCCCGTAGTTTTCGGCGAAGGATCGAACCTGCCGGGTGGTGGCGGCAACGCGCGCCGGAGCGCCGGCATCACCCTGCTGACCGTTGCCGCCGGCGCCGGCATCGGCGCGCTTTTCGGTGGCGCCTGGGGCGCGGGTGCGGGCGCTTTCACGTTCGCCGCGTTCCGCAATGGCTGGCGCGCGAAATCAACCTGGGGCTCGACCGATGAAGCGGTACACGCCGAAGCGGTCAAGAGCATGACCGTTTCTGTCGTCGGCCTGGGCATCGGCGGTTACTGCGCGTACCGCGCGCACAAATTACGGAACGAGGACTGAAGGATGAACTCGAGCGTTAACGTTCTTGCCGATGCGCAGTTTACGGTTGCCCGAACGCTGAAGCCGTTCAAGGGATTCGAGCGGGCCTACCAAGGGCAGGCGCCGAATATTCCGATCGCGATCCCGGGCGGAACGGCGCCCGAAGCTGGAACGCCCGGGTATGCGCCGAATCTGGCCGCCGGCTTCCCCGTCCCGCTCGGCGCCCGCTGCACCCTTTGGGTACCGCTCGCCATCTCGACCCAGAACGAAAGCACGGATGTCACGCTGTACGACTACTGCGTCGTGCATCGCCTGCGCGGCATCGTGGCCTGGACCGAAAATCGGCAGCCCTACCACATGGCAAAGCAATTTCCCGGTGTGGCCGATACGACTGCAATCACCGGCGGCGCGCGCTTCGTGATCCCCGCCGCGGCCCAGCTCGAAGCGTTCGAGCAGACGGAGCCGGGTGGTGCGACCGATCCCGGTGTCCTGAATCTCCGCCAGCAGATCTTCACGCCCCGTTCGGGGCTCGCATGGCCCACGCCGCTTCTCCCTACCCTGAATCTCGCCGCCCTGCAGCAAGGCACCTACGACCCGAACGTGTCGCTTGCGATCGCGAACGAGCCCATCTTCAATCCGTTCTGGTTCGATGCGGAAGGGGACGAAATCATCATTCTCGTCCGCCGCACCGATCAGGGCGCGGGCGTCTGGGATTTCACGAGCACAGATCTCGCCTTCTCGAACATCTACGGCACGGGCAACGGCGATCACGCCGAGATCCCAGATCTTGGGATCTTCATCATGACGGGAGCCAATCCGTGACCACGCGCGTTCGACTTGGCGCTGCGGCGCGCGGCACGCCCCGCGTGCCTCCCGCGGGCGGCGGCACCGGCGGCACCGGCGGTGTTGCGGTCGCGGCCGGTACGCAAACGGCATCGACCGGCACTGTTCTTTTCGCGAACTCGAACGGCCTCACCTTCGGTATGTCCGCGAGCTCGCGGGTCACCGGCAACTACGCCGCGCCCCGCGCCCTGTCTGCCGCAGGCAACAGCATTACCGATGGCACGTTCAGCTTCGGGAACGCGAACAACATCACCTTCGGCATGGCCGGCTCGACCCTCACGGCTTCCGCCAATGCCGGTACCGGAAACCTCGGCGCGATCTCCGCCTCCGGCAACAGCGTCTCGAACGGCACGGTCGTCTTCTCGAACGCGAACAACATTTCCTTCGGCATGGCCGGATCGACCGTCACGGGTTCGGTCAGCGCGGGCACGGGAAACTTCGGCGCCATCTCCGCCTCTGGGAACAGCGTTTCGGCCGGTACCGTAGTGTTCTCGAACGCGAACAGCGTCTCCTTCGGCATGGCCGGGTCAACCGTCACGGCCTCGATCAGTGCAGGCACCGGGAACTTCGGCGCCATCTCCGCCTCTGGGAACAGCGTTTCGGCCGGTACCGTAGTGTTCTCGAACTCGAACAACGTTTCGTTCGGCATGGCCGGATCGACGGTTACGGCGAGCTTTTCGCAGACAGTGCCGCTTTCCGAGCTTTTCGACAATATGGAATTAGGCGGCACCGGCACGCTGGGTGGGCTTGTAACATGGAATGCGAACATATTCAGTTCGCTCAAGATCGCGCCGATGCACGCGGCAGCATTCCCGTACAATATAACTGCGAATACGCTGATGTTCGATCTGTCGCTCAGCGCGAACACATCGAACGACTCGAGTGCATTCACGTACTCAATATCAGTGGGCATCTATACGTCAACGGGCGGAACGCTGTCCCTGCTGAACTCAGGACTCGCCACGTTCGGGTTCACGGCGAACGCCAACAACACGCAGTCGTATAGCGGGCAGCGGTTTTTGACGATGGTCGCGTCGCAGTGGTCATCGAGCCCAGTGTTCGCGCGCGGAAGCAAATACTACATTGGCACAGTACTCTCGTCGGCCGGCATATCGATGACGTCGATGAACCAGTACGGCATCTTCCTGTTCTCTACGGGTAGCAGCAACACTGCAGGGGCCAGGCTTGGTACTATTGGCCTTGTATCCGCGAGCAACGCCAGCATGGGATTCAACCCATTTTATGGGCTCTACACTGCTAATACGGGAGCGATGCCAGCGGCCATACCGTTTTCGGATTTGAACAAGAGCGGGCTAGGCCAGCGCGCGTTTGTGCCGCATATAATTATGGTGAACAACACGGGCGTATCGTCATTCTGAGAAGGAGCGAGCGATGCAGTACAAGGAAGCGTACATCAACGGTCCCGGCACGAGGGAGCTCGCCGAGTCCGATAGTCTCCAGGTGATCGGTGGCGTCGAGTTGGCCGATGTCGACGACGGTGCAGTCGGCTTTTTCACCATTGTCGTGCAGGGACTCGGTCCAGGCCGGTCGCGACTGATGCTCCGCTTCAACGCGGAGACGGAGCCGCCAGAGCTTAACAGACACAACCCCATTCACGACATCCCGCCCGGTGCGTACGTGTCGATTCCAATGATGGGCGCGCGTGAACCCGACGAAGGCAACGTCCATTTTACGATCTACGCCACGGTGAGTGGCAGCCCGGTCCTTTTTCACTTCGGCGGCGGATCGGAAGATCCGGATCAATCGTACGGAGCAACACCGAAGTCCAAGGCGGTCATCTTCATCGGCATCGCGAGCGTGTGAGCCAAAGCCATGACCCAGATGACACCGGTAGAGCAGATCAAAGAGGGACTCGGCTTCGAGCGGGTCGTGCACCTCCAGGGTTCTACCTACCGCGAAAACGGCACGATCGTGGTCATCCCGACCCGCGGCATGGTGCACACCAAGGTCATCAACGCCTGGGACAACCTGATCGCGCCGATGAACCAGAAGCGCGCCAAGATCTACGCGTCCGGTGACGAGGTCGGCATCGCCTACAACAAGCTCATCAAAGCGATCCTCGACGATCCGAATCTCTCGCAGTGGAAGTACATCCTCACGCTCGAAGACGACAATCTCCCGCCGCCCGACGCGCACATTCGCCTACTCGAATCGATCCAGGGCATAGGCGATCATGGCCCCTTCGATGCCGTGAGCGGGATCTACTTCACGAAGGGCCCGGTCAACATGCCGCAGGCCTACGGCTGCCCCGAAGAGTTCAAGAACACGGGCAAGCTAGACTTCCGCCCGCGCCACGTCACCGAAGCCATCGCCCGGGGGCAGATCATGCCCGTCTGCGGCATTGCGATGGGCTGCGCGCTCTGGCGCCTGGATCTTTTCCGCGAGCTCGAGCCGCCGTGGTTCGTGACCGTGGCCGACATCATCCCCGACAAGGGCATCGTGGGCTTCACCCAGGACTTGTACTTTTGCGAACGGGCTGTGCGCGCCGGTAAGCGCTTCGCCGTCGATATGCGCGTGAAGGTGGGGCACTTGGATGTGGAAACAGGAGTGGTGTACTGATGAACGCAGCTCTCGAACTCGCCAAACCCCGCGCTGAGCTCCGGCTCGACTTCGGCTGTGGCCAGCACCCGAAGGAAGGCTTCGATGGCGTGGATCTCTACGCCCCGGACGCGACCCACAAGGTCGACCTCTGGAAGTTCCCGCTGCCGTGGGAAGACGCGAGCGTGGACGAGATCCACAGCTCGCACTTCGTGGAGCACTTGCCCGCCCGCGAAGTCGAGCTCCGCGATTTGCGCATCGACTACCGCACCAATCCCACACTGAACTGGGAAAGCCAGAAGAAAGTGCGCGAGGAGCGGGAAGAAAAGGCGCGGATCGAATTCAAGCGCTTCATCGGCCAGGACTTCTTCTTTGCCTTCTTCGACGAATGCTTCCGGATCCTGAAGCCGGGCGGCACGATGACTGTGGTTGTCCCCGCCCTGAAAACCCACCGCGCCTTCCAGGATCCCACCCACCGGCGCTTCATCACCGGTGAGACGTTTGCCTACCTGAATGCCGAATGGCGAAAGCAACAGGGACTCGACCACTACCGGGTCACTTGCGACTTCGCCGGCGACGTGAACCCGATCGTTCCCCAGGAGCTGAACCTCCGCCACCCCGAAGCCGCCCAGCGCATGCTGTGGCACGAGTGGAACACGATGGTCGATCTCCACGCCCTCCTTATCAAGAGGGCCGAGTGAGGAAGTTTCCCCTCCGCGTTTGCGTAGCAGACATCGGAGGAGCCCCATGTCTCTGTTTCGCCTGTTCATCTTCAACGTCATCGTTCTGATTCTCGCAGCCTGTTCATCTGCCGTTCCCGATCAGTATGACCCCACCGAAGTCGCCCCGACCGAAAGCGCGGGGCTCATGGTCAACCAGAAACAAGAGCCCGTGCCTTCCCGATTTCGCACACGCCGCTTCGCCGCGAACGGTCCTGTAACCGCAGGCCTCGTTCAGCCGGGCGATGTGCCGGGTTGGATCCTCGGCATGGACGCCGATCACACGACCAATAGCGGCGACGGGACGCACATCACGGTCGTCCAGGATCTGTCCCCTTCCGGGTCGAACGGCGTCGAATTTTCCGCCGCCCACGGCCCGACGTATCAAACCGGGATCTGGGGCGGACTCGCCTGCATGCGGATCCACTCCGGCGAAGGCCTGAAATTCACCGGCACCGCGCTCGTCAACGCCATCAGTGGCCAGAACAAGCCCTTCACGATCTTCTTCGTGGTCCTGCCGCTGACCGCGCTCAACGTCGACCTTTTCGGCTTCGGTAACTCCGGCACTTCCGCCCGCCAAACGTTCAGCCTGGACGGGACCCAGCGCTACAAATTCACGGTGGTGCCAACCAGCGGATCGACCGTGACGGCGACCCAGACCCAGTTCAGCGCCTACCGCGCCCCGCAGGTCGTGACGCTCACGCGCGACAACACGGGCTCCATGCGCATGCGCATCGATGGCGTCGAAGACACGGGCAATCCCCTGAACCTCGCCGCCAATTCGTCCGTGATCAATCGCCTGGTCGTCGGCGGCTCGGGCGCCGGATCCTCGCTCACCGGCATTTTCTGCATGCGGGAAATGCACGTGTACGACCACGTGCTCACGCTCCAGCAGATCACCGATCTCGAGCACACGTTCGGCGTCAATTCCCAGCTCTACAAGCAGGCCCTGAACGTTTACTCGAATCCGATGGTCCTCCTGGTCGCTGCCGGCCAATCGAACGGCCTCGGCGAAGGCACGACCCCCTACGTGCCGCCGACCGACAACCACATCTGGCAGTACAACATTTCCGGCTGGTGGAAACAGAACCCGATCGATCCCATCGTGCAGACGGCAAACTTCCAGCCGTACTCGCAGAACATGAATGCCCTGACCGGCTGGCTCAGGATGCTGGCCGACATGCTGCGCCAGGGCGGCTACCCGTACGACATCGGCATCCTGCAGAGCTGCATCGGCGGCACCGATGCGACGCAATGGACGACGGGACTATCCACAGTCCCCCCGCCGCAAAACCAGCTCGTGGGCATCATGAAGCTCCGGCTAAACGACGCCTTGAAACGCGGCAACATCGCCAAGGTGATCTTCATCGAAAACCAGGGCGAGGCCAATTCGCAGACCCTGCTCGAAGCCCAGAACTGGAACCCCCTCTGGGACTCGTGGTTCACGCAGATCACGGCCGACTATGGCGCCTATCTGCACACCGGCCCGAAGAAGTTCGTGGACCAGCGGATGCGAAACCAGGCGCCCGCCGGTGGCGTGGGCTTCGCATTCTGGTCGGACATGCTGACGTCGAAGGACCTTCTCGTCTCGACCACGCGCACCGATCTGGTCCAGGCAAACTTCCCACCCGGCGGCCCGATGGATGTACTCGACGAGCACATCGAAACCGGTGTCGTGGGCCCGCCGCCCACGGGGCTTTTCTACCTGGCCCGGCAAACGGCCGATCAGATCCTGGCAAACATGCCGTGAGGTAAACGAAGATGTCCGACGTAGCACAGGGTGATGTTGTTTATCTGGGTGTCGACTCCGGCCTGATGTGCGACCCGCCGCTTTTCGGCGTGGTCGACTTCACGGACGGAACCGCCAACAGTGGCAAAGACGTTGTGCGCGTCTGCTGGGAGAACGGCACCTTCGCCTACTTCTCGACCAAGGACCGGAGCATCAACAAACTCATCGTGGTCGATCCCGATCCCGATGCGCTGACGCACGAAGGGGTCCCTTGCACGTTCACGGGTTCCGGTCCCGCGTGGAACGGTGTGGTCAGCCGCACCTGGCTGGAAGACGGCACGCTGATGGCCCTCGTGGCGGCCGCCTTCCAGCGCCTGGAGTATCCGTTCCGCGTACGGCGCGAAGGGGACTTCAACCGGCAGGACAGCTGGTATGTGACCGCGCACGCGAACCTGGAAGTCTTCACGCCCACCCCCTAGGGGTTTCGGTCCTAAATCTTGCGCCTACCCGCCGGTTCGACGACGCTAGTACGGTGCGGTTCGCACCATGGACGGCGACGAAAAAAAACCACCTGGCAGATTGACCAGTGCGGCAAGTCGCGAGTTTCTGGAGAAGAGCGGACGCATTTCGAGACCCGAGCGCTACCTCCGCGCCGTGCTGATCGAGGACGACCCGCTAGCCCGAAAGCTCCTCCGGCAAATCTTCCTGGACCTGTCCACCGTCGTCGAAGTCCACGAAGCCGCCACACTCGAAAACGCCTTCCGCCACCTCGAGCGCGGGAACGTGGACGTGGTGCTCCTGGATCTGAATCTGCCCGACGCCTCCGGTTCGGACACATTCGACCTCCTGCACAGCCGCTTCCCCCATATCCCAATAGTCGTTGCCACGGGTGACAGCCGGATCGAGCTCGCCTGCCGGCTCGTGGCCCACGGCGCCGCCGACTACGTGCTGAAAAGCGATCAGCCGGCGAGCATCTACCGGCGCGTCCTTCTGGCGGTCGAACGCTGGCGCCACACCGTGCCGGCGCCGCCCGAGGCCGCCGAGAATTACCGGAAGCTCGAGAAGGCCGAAGCGAACCTCCGCCGCGCCAATACAAGCGGGCAGCACGAAGCCGTGGTCCTGGCCAAAGAAGAACGGGAGGACGCGGTCATCAGCGTTTCCCGCACCACGGTCACCGTTCTGCTCGATCTCCGCGCCAAGGTCGAACAGCTGATCAAGGAAGTCGAACGCGTTTCGTCCGTCGTGAGCGAGCACGACACGATCCTGGTCCGCGGCACGAGCGTCCGGCCACCGATGCGCCACCAACTGAACGAGTTCATCCAGTGGCGCCAGGAAGTCGAAAAGGAGCTCGCGGAGCACGAAGAGGAATTGGACGAGCACGAGCGCCAGAGCATCACGATGGAAGCCCACGCCGAGATCCTGGCCGTGGGCAAAGAAGACGAAAAGCAAGCCCGCGTCTACAAGTTCAAGATCTGGCACGCCGTCATCGCCGGCATCATGGCCGTCATCCTCCAGCTAGTAGCCGGCTATTTCAGCATGCGCACCATTGCGCCGCCGCCCGAAGCCCCACCGAAGGAACACCACCCATGACCCTTCCCGCCGTTCTCGTTCCCCCGGACGATCCGTGCGCGCCGATGGTAGAAAGGCTCGAGCGCATGAACACCGATCTCGAAGAATTCGCATGCTTCATGAGTCACGATCTCCAGGAGCCGCTCCGCACCATCGCCGGCTTCGCCGACCTCATCGCCCTGAAATTGAACGGCCACCTGGATCCCGAAGCCAAGGAATGGATCGGCCAGCTCACCGCCGGCTGCCGGCGCCTGGCCAAAAAGCACCAAGACTTCCTGGACTACATGCGCGCTGCCACGCGGAACGAAGACGATCTTGCCGACGTGATGGGCCCATTCGATCTACACGCCGCACTCGATGAAGCCATCGAGGCCATGTGGATCCCGATCCGCGAAACGGATGCCAAGATCATCAAAATCCCCGCCCTCTGGCCGCGCGCCTACGGCTCGGCCCCGCTGATCACGCAAGTGTTCCAGAACCTGATCAGCAACTCGCTGAAATACCGGCGCACCCGCCCCGAAATCCGCGTCACCGTCACGGTGCGCGATCGGGCCGTGATCGAGGTAGCGTTCGCCGACAACGGCATCGGGTTTCAGGCTGCACACGCCGAAACGATTTTCAAGATGGGAAAGCGCCTGCACCCGGACGATGGGACGTATTCCGGATCGGGCTTTGGCCTGGCCATGTGCCGGCGCATCATCGACGAACACCATGGGCGCATCTGGGCCGAGGGTGACACAGGAAAGGGAGCAACGATCCGTTTTCAGATCCCGGCTGCCACCCAATAAAGAGACCCGTGCGCATTCTCATCGTCGAAGACAATTTAACGGATGTGTTCTTTGCCAAGCAGGCCCTCGCCAGTGCGGGTCTCGTGGCCGATGTGGACACCGTGCCCGATGCCGCCTCCGCGCTCGCTGCGCTCGGCGCGGGCCATTACGATCTCGTGCTGGTCGATGTCCGGCTTCCCGGCAAAAGCGGGATCGAGCTCATCGACGACATCCGGAGTAATCCCCATTTCGGTACCCAGGTCGTCATCGTCCTTTCGAGCTCGGCCGACGAAAGCGACGTGGACAAGGCCTATCTCGCCCGCGCCAATGCGTACATCCAAAAACCCATTGGCCTCATTCCACTCGTGGCGATGTTCCAAAAACTCGGTGGCTTCTGGGCTGACTGCGCCGTCTTGCCGCCCCGGCGCTGAAAAGTGCGAGCGGTGCAGTGATCGCCGGTTCCCAGCCACTGCTCGCAAAGCCCCAGATCTGCCGATAGAAGTGGGCCATTTGTGATAGCATAGACAGCACACCCGCCAGGCTGTAGGATCCGCTCATACCGCACACCCAGATGGGCCACTCGCAGACCGCTTTCTAAGCCCGCGAATGTGCTGGTCTCTGAAAATATAACTGTGAAGAGCATCCCGGGCGCGATGAGCTCGGGACGCATTCGTGCGGCAGCACGCTGCACACCGCAAACACCTGTGAAGAGCATCCCGGGCGCGATGAGCTCGGGACTTCAGATCGATCACGGACGGGGAAGTCGCCGATGCCCTCTCTGTGAAGAGCATCCCGGGCGCGATGAGCTCGGGACGCTTTAGCGACCCAAGTGAGCGCGGCGACAACCAGGCCGACTGTGAAGAGCATCCCGGGCGCGATGAGCTCGGGACGGACAAGACGCATGCATTTGTTTTCCTCACTCCTCGCTGTGAAGAGCATCCCGGGCGCGATGAGCTCGGGACCGCGAGATGCAGAGCGACGGCGAGTTGGTGAATGTGGGCTGTGAAGAGCATCCCGGGCGCGATGAGCTCGGGACTGGCGCGCTGCCCGGCTCCCCCTACACTCGCTTGCTCTGTGAAGAGCATCCCGGGCGCGATGAGCTCGGGACACGAATCCGGAATCGTTGATACGTCCGAGTCACTCGCTGTGAAGAGCATCCCGGGCGCGATGAGCTCGGGACGTTGCGCAGCTTCTCGCGTTGATCGTTGCGAACAAAACTGTGAAGAGCATCCCGAGCGCGATGAGCTCGGGACCTCGATGTCGGTCGACGCGCTGAGCACTTCGTCGTCGCTCTGTGAAGAGCATCCCGAGCGCGATGAGCTCGGGACGGACGCGGCCCATTGGGCGAGGTCGGCACCCGCGCTCTGTGAAGAGCATCCCGAGCGCGATGAGCTCGGGACGAGCAAGGTCCGAGGTTGACACGCGAGCGGTATAAGCTGTGAAGAGCATCCCGAGCGCGATGAGCTCGGGACCGGCGAATGACCCTAGCCTGATCTCGGTCGCAGAATCTGTGAAGAGCATCCCGGGCGCGCATAGCTCGGGACGGCGTCCAAAGCCTCGGCGAGTAGTGAGAGCCATGACTGTGAAGAGCATCCCGGGCGCGATGAGCTCGGGACGGGTAGCGATGCCCGTCGTCGACACGATCGAATTCGTTCGGTGAAGAGCATCCCGGGCGCGACGAGCTCGGGACTGCCAGAACTGCGGTGAATCGCTCGGACCTGCAAACTGTGAAGAGCATCCCGGGCCGCGCGTAGCTCGGGACGGAACGACCGCGCGGTAAGAGCATCCCGGGCGCGACGAGCTCGGGACAAGGTCAATCTTTCCTTTGCAGCCGTAAAGAGCACCCCGGGCGCGATGAGCTCGGGGCGAGCGCGTCATGCTCCACAAACCTGCCGGGATCGTGCCTACCAGGCGAAGTTCCCGCTGGATTTCTGGACGCATTTGCCCAGCCGCTGCGACAATCGACCCATGGTGCTCGCCGCCGCGTCCACCTTCCTAACCGACCTCGTCTCCGGTCTCACGGCATCGCTGACCCCGCTGCTGGTGAACATCGCCATCGGCCTTATCGGAGGCCTGGCGGCCCAGACGATGCGCTGGGTCATGGCACGGAAGGCCATCGCCGATCACGAGTACGTGAAGGGCGTGGTAGCGCGCCTGTATGACGCGATCGTGATCGCGGTGAAGGCGACGCAGCAGGAGACCGTGGCAGACATCAAGGCGGCAAGCGCGACGGGCAGGATCGATCCGACCGTGGCGGCCGAGATCAAAGCGCAAGCGATAGCCCGGGCCAAGGCGTATGTTGGTGAGCACGGCATTTCTGAAGCGCTGAAAATCTTCGCGCCCGACGAGCTCGATCGGCTGATGAACGACCACCTGGAGTCGGCCGTACACGATTTGCGCGTCACCGAGCGGCAGTGCGCCGCCGATAGTTGAATGGCCGCCCCGAACGATGTAATGGGCAAAGTTTGAAGGAGAACAGAATTTATGAGCCGCGACGACATGAACGACGTGAGAAACATCATCAACGGCTTCGGTGTCCTTGCGGGCCTCGGTGTCGACAACCACTACTCGGCGACGACCAAGATCGGAAACGAGGGGATCACCTACTCGACGAACTGCGACCGGTCGGGTCACCCGAATGACCTCACCGTGTTCTGGCAAGAGTTCGTGTACGCGGCCAACGGGCGCCTTCCGCCGGGCTGGAACATGGATCGCCGAGCAGGCGGCATGATCCCGAACGTCGGCTGCGCGCAGTGCCACGAAGCGCTGATGCTCCGGATTACCCCGGATGAAGCGCAGCGCCAGCTCCGCGCTGGCATCGCGGCAGGCATGATTACGCAGCAGCAGGTCGCGGCCCTGGCCCAGCAGATCGCAGGTGGAGCGCGCGGCCACGCCCGATGAACGGTGCCTGCCCCGAAATCCAGACCGATCTGTCGGTATACGAAGCGAGTCTGATTCTCGAGCCGTACTACGAGGCCGTGCTCGAGGAGTTCGTTACAGCGGGGCTCGTGCGCTGCCAATCGACAGAGTTTGTAGTGGCTCCCTGGGTCCACGATGCGCCCCGGCATTTTGGGGCCTGCCGGGACGATGGAACAGAAATCATCGTGGCACCCGAGCTCGCCGAACAGGACGAGCGGATCGTCCTGGCCATCCTATCCCACGAGCTCGGCCACGCGACCGATGCGCTCTACCCCGGGGAGTTTGCGCTGGGCAGGGACCGAACAGCCATCCGCCGCCGGCGCGAGGATTTCAACCCCGATCAGTGGGCCCGCTGGATGCGATCCTGGGAAGATCGGGACAGCGATCCCGTAGAATTCATCGCAGACGCCATCGCGGAAGAAGTGATGCAAGTGAAGATCGGCTACACCGGGCCTTGCAAGCTCCAGTGTTTCAACGTCGGCCGCCGGCGCCCACGCGGCCTCAGGTAAATCCCATGTACACATCCCTCGGTGAGCTCACCAAAGATCAGGCGCTCGAGCAGGGTAAAAACCTGACCGCCGAACAGAAGCACGCGCTGGCTGTTCGCGCCGTGTCGCTTCTGCCCCACTGCTACGGCATGCGCACCGACAACTGCGTGAAAGAGCAGGGCGCCCTTCCCTCGCTCCCGCACTGCGACGAGATCATCCGCGGCTACGTGGGCGACTGGGACGGGATGAATCGGTACATCGATCAAATGCCGAACTGCGATGAGCAAAGCGTCGCGCTTCCCGTGGCCATCGGCGTGGCCACGGTCTCCCTTCTGGCAGGGTTCCTTCTTGGGCGCCTGTCCAAATGACGCTGCCCCAAGATTCGACCGTCCGGCACGAGACGGTGCTCAAGGCCCCGACGCCTGCGTCGACCCTGCGCGAATGGGCTTCCCCGGCCGATCGGCGCGTACGCATCGCCAAGACCCTCGAGTTCGGTCCGCTCGGCGAAGAGCTCGGCATGGGCCACTGGGGCGTCGTCTACGCGCTTGAATCCCCCTGGGTCGTCAAGATCACCGTGGACCCTACCGAAGCGCCCATGTGGTCGAAGCTCGGCACACTCGACCCACTGCTGATGGCCGGCCTTGCCCGGTCGGCGCGCATCGTTCGTCTGTTACCGGACATGCCCTTCGAGATGGAAGAGTTTCCGGTGTTCGCGATCGTGCGCGAAGAAGCAGACATGTTCCTCGCCCAAGTGCCAGGCGTCGTCCCAAGTGAACGCACGCTCCAAGAACTGGGTCAGGCTGGCTTCAACCGGGTCCGCTATGCGCTTGGCAAGTACAAGGTGAACGCCGAGCTCTACCACAACGAAAACGGCGCCTGGAACAACGTCGAACCGTCCGTCCGCGTCAGAAGCTCGATCGAAGGCATGCTGAACTACGCCGAGAAATTGATGGAGCTCCCCGGCGCTGAACTTCTCGGCGGCACGCTCTACCACTTGACCTCGAAGGGCATTGCCCTCCGCGATGTGCACCTGAACAACATCGGGTGGCGCAAATACGAAATTCCCGAAATGGGACGACTGCCAAGTGGGCTCATGGTGACCGATCCCGGCCACACGCCCACACGATTTTCGATGGCCCGTCCGATCCCCGCCTACGCGGTGAATCGGTAAAGAGCATCCCGGGCGCAAGTAGCCCGGGACGTGCAGTGGTGTCTGTGAAGAGCATCCCGGGCGCGCATAGCCCTGGACAACCGCACAGCGTTTGAGTGAAAGGGAGAAATGAAATATGATGAGTCATCGCGACCCCAATAAAGGAATAGGCTAATGAGAAACCAATTGAAGTTGTGGGTGCATATTGCCGTACTGGTATGCATCGGAGTGGTGTGGTCCGAGAAAGCTTTTGCTAGCGATAACGTGGTGACATTCGAGAGCGGGCAGGTGCGCCCCCTCGCGCTGTCACCGAACGGCCAGCTGCTTTTTGCGGTGAACAGCCCCGATGCCAGGCTCGAAGTGTTCCAAACGGGCAATGGGCATCTCAACCACAAGGCCTCTATTCCTGTGGGCCTCGAGCCCGTGGCAGTCGCTGCGCGCACGAATAGCGAGATCTGGGTCGTGAACCACGTCTCCGATAGCGTGAGCATCGTGGAAGTCGACTCGAGCGGATCCGGCAAGGTCACCCGAACGCTCGATGTCGGCGATGAACCGCGGGACGTGGTGTTCGCCGGTGCCGGGCGCTCCCGGGCGTTCATTACGACCGCGCACCGCGGGCAGAACATCCCGTTCGATCCCGAGCTCACGACACCGGGCGTAGGTCGCGCCGACGTGTGGGTCTACGACACGGGTCACCTCGACGCATCGCTCACCGGCGGCCCGATCAGCATCATCACGCTGTTCTCGGACACGCCCCGCGCCCTCGCTGTCTCCCCGGATGGCAAGAAAGTCTACGCGGCCGGGTTCAAGACGGGCAACCAAACCACGATCATCACCGAATTCTTGGGTCTACCGAACGCGCCGCCTACCACGAACCACGCCGGCATCGACCAGCCGCACGTGGCCCAGATCGTGAAGTTCGATGGGACGCACTGGGTAGACGACATCGGCCGCACGTTCGACGAGCACGTCAACTTGGCGTTGCCCGACAAAGACGTGTTCACGATCGACGCCATGGCCAATCCCCCACGGGAAGTGCCCAGTGGATTTTTCAAGGGCGTCGGCACGGTGCTCTACAACATGGCCGTGAACCCGGTCAGCGGGAAGATCTACGTCTCGAACACCGACGCGCGTAACGACCAGCGGTTCGAGGGACCGGGGATCTTCGCGGGCCACAGCGTACGCGGCAATCACAACCGGAATCGAATCACGGTGCTCACGCCCGGCGGCGGAGTCGCCCCTCGGCACTTGAACAAGCATATCGACTACTCGAGCTGCTGCGATCCGGTGCCGAATGCCGAAAGCGATCTCAGCTTGGCGCTACCGACCCAGATGGCGGTCTCCTCGAACGGGGCGAACCTCTACGTAGCAGCCATGGGCTCGAGCAAGGTAGGCATCTACAAGACGAAGAAGCTCGAGGACGACACCTTCGTGCCGAGCGCGGACGACCAGATTGCGGTGTCCGGCGGCGGCCCCACGGGCATTGTTCTCGACGAGAACCGCGACCAGCTCTACGTGCTCACGCGCTTCGACAACGCGATCTCGGTCGTGAAGACCAAATCGCGGCAAGAGGTCGATCACGTCGCAATGTTCAACCCCGAGCCGCCGAGCATCACGCACGGCCGGCCATTCCTCTACAACGCGCGCCTGAGCGCACACGGGGATTCGGCCTGCGCGACCTGCCACGTGTTCAGCGACAACGACGACATCGGCTGGACGCTTGGAGATCCGGATGGTGATCCGGAGGTGAACAACAACCCCTTCAAGATCATGTTGAACCCGTTCGTGACCGATCCGTCCTTTGCGCCGATGAAGGGCCCGATGACCACGCAAAGCCTTCGCGGTCTTGCCAATCACGGCCCCATGCACTGGCGTGGCGATCGAACCGGTTCTTTGACCGAGCCGAACGCGCAGCCGGACAGCGGCGCCTTCAATGAACGCGAGGCACTCCGCCAGTTCCAAGCAGGCTTCGTGGGTCTCTTGGGTCGCGATTCGGAATTGGCGGCGTCCGACATGCAGGCCTACATCGATTTCCAAACCCAGGTGATGTACCCACCGAACCCGAACAGAAATCTCGACGATTCGCTGACGTCAGACCAGGCAGCGGGTCAGAATTTCTTCTTCACCAGACAATCCGAAGGCTTCATCAGTTGCCAGGGTTGCCATCGCCTCGATCCGCAAGCCAACAGTGAATTCGGCGTCCGGTTTCCGGGATTCTTCGGAACGGACGGCGAGGAAGCGACGATCGGCGGATTCAATCAAGCCGTGAAGATCCCGCACCTCAGAAACCTCTACACCAAGATCGGCATGTTCGGGTTGCCCGACGGGACGCCGGGTGTCGAGCCGATCCCGGGCCAGATGGGTTTCATGGGTGATCAAATCCGCGGCTTCGGCTACAGCAATGCCGGCGACGCCGACAGCGTGTTCAGGTTTCTCCACGCGATCGGCTTTTCGCAAGCCTTCCCCTTCTTTCCGAACCCTGAAGGGTTTCCAAGTGGAGAGGCCGGCGATCCGCTACGCCGTCAAGTGGAGTCGTTCCTGTTCTCGTTCCCCACGAACCACAAGCCGATCGTGGGTCAGCAGGCAACGATTTCCAATCACCCGCTGGCCGCATCCTTGGCACGCCTCACGCTGCTTCTGGCGCGTGCGGACGCAGGGGACTGTGACCTTGTCGCCCGCGGCGTCGTCAACGGTTGCGTCCACGGCTACTCCTACCTTGGCGGCAGTCAGTTCCAAACTGACCAGGCCTCGACGGGAGTCGTACCGACGGCGACCGTGCTTCAGTCCGCGCATGCCTCGCACGACGCCCTGACCTTTACCTGCATGCCACTCGGCACAGGCTATCGGTTCGGTGTCGATCGCGATGATGACGGGGTTCTGAACGGCGACGAGTGAGGTAGTTCGGGATCATTGACCGCAAAAAGGCGAGCGGCGGAGTGGATCGAAATCATCCGCCGCCGCTCGCCGATCGGACATTAGCCTTGAGCTGCGGCAATTTGGACGCACCGTGGACGGCTTCTGCGATGGGCGTTAGGATCCCCAAACCGTACAGTTTCGCCGGGATCTCGAAACCCGCACCCTAACCCAGCGTCCGTACTGGTCTCTGACAACACAACTGTGAAGAGCATCCCGAGCGCGATGAGCTCGGGACACGATGGTAGAGGTCAAGAGGCTCTACGCGTTCCTCAACTGTGAAGAGCATCCCGAGCGCGATGAGCTCGGGACGTTCCCGCTTCGGTCCCACCGTTTTCGGCGCTTTCCATCTGTGAAGAGCATCCCGAGCGCGATGAGCTCGGGACCGCCGCGTGAGTGACACGCACATGTGATCGTCCGGCTGTGAAGAGCATCCCGAGCGCGATGAGCTCGGGACCTCGCCGGCGACTTCACTCGCCGATGGCCTTGGCCGGACTGTGAAGAGCATCCCTGGCGCGATGAGCCCGGGACCGTGCGCGCCAGCAAATCGAGCTGCTGGCACTCAAACTGTGAAGAGCATCCCGGGCGCGATGAGTTCGGGACGTCCGCCCCGGTTTGTCGGCGGTCAAGCAAGGTTGTTAAGAGCATCCCGGGCGCGCATAAGCTCGGGACGGCCATGCGACGAGTGTCGGCTCGCGGAGCATTTCGGGAGCGGATATCCCGAGACGGGCGTATGGGATTCGCGGCGAGCGCTTTCCCGGCAAAGTTTTGGGTGGATTTATTGACCCAGGGGCCAGGAGGCTGGTGTCATCCATCCTCATGGACCAATCCTCTGTTGCCCTGCGCATTCTAGGCCCCCGCGCGACCGTTCTCGGCGCCGGCGATTCGCTCGAGAACTACATCACCGACCCATTGCCCGACGGGTCCGTGTGCTGGGTTACCGCAGCGGCTGCCCTTTTCCGCCTCCACCTCGATTCGGCGGCGACGGCGGACGGGATCAATATCGTGGATCCGATCCACGGGCCCGGGCAGTGGCTGAAGGAGAGCGCGGGCAACCCCGGCCTTGCCTTCGACGGCGGCGCGAGCCTTGGCACGATCACGAGCGGATCGAGCACGGTCACAATCACGACCTCCGATTCGTTTCCCGCCGAGCCGGGCGCTTTCCGGGTGGGCACTGCGGTCATCACGATCACTTGCACGGTCACCACACCCACGGTGCTGCGCGTGACCGCGCGTCAGGGCTCGACCGGCGCCAGCGTGATGATCGAAATCCCCATCCCGAACCTGGCTGGCAACGAGATTGCGGTGAACGTGCCGATCTTGATCGACGCCACCGAGGCGGGCCCCGTCGTACTCGCCATCTCGGCGGCGCTCGCCGGCGGGAACTCCCTCGTCATCGCCGGCATCGGCATGGTCACCTACACCGCGCCCCTCACCTCGATCGGCACTTTCGCCTAAGGATCGCCCGCGTCATGGACATCTCCGCTGTTGCCCTTCGTATCCTCGGCCCGCGCGCCACCGTGCTCGGCGCCGACGATGCACTCGAGAACTACATCACGGACAAGCTCCCCGATGGGGCGATCTGCTGGGTGACGGCGGCCAACGCTCGCTACCGCTTCAGCCTGTTTTCGACGGCGACGCCGGACAACGTGAACGTGGTCGGCCCCATCAATGGCCCAGGCCGCTGGATCAGGGAGTCGTCATCGGGCACCGGCCTCGGCGCGATCTTCGTGCTCGAGAACAGCGACGATATTCCGGTCGACGGCACGGTGACCCTGCTCACCCAGGACATTCCCGTAGCGGCCGACGAGTCGGTCGTGATCTGGCTGAGCGCGCGCTGCGAGGCCGGCGGCGAAACAACGGCCGATATCGTCCTTCAGGTAGATTCCGGCGGTGCAGCCTTCTTGCACCCCACCATTCTCCTTCCGGCGATCGATGTGCTCGATGTGAAGTACGGATCCGACCTCGGCGTCGATACGCCTGGCGCCGGGACGTTCACCTACAGCCTGGTAGGCACCGGCACCAACGGCACCGTGAGCGCCACGATGATCCTGATCGTCGTCCCGACCTCGCTCGTCACCCTGTCCCTCCAGCCGTAGTCGACAGCGGAGTAAGCGCGCTGGTAGAGTAGCCTCGCGCACCCGGCGTTTCTCACCGGGCGCCGCGGTCTCTGACAAGCTCGGTTGGAAGAGTATCCTGGCCACGAGTAGGGCCGGGACCTTCGCGATCTCGCGGATGAGAGCATCCCTGGCGCGCATAGCCAGGGACATCTCTGAAGTTAACTTCCGGAAGAGCACTCCGAGCGCGATGAGCTCGGGACCCGGCGCTCCGAGATGCGGCGCCGCCGTTGTGAAGAGCATCCCGGGCGCGATGAGCTCGGGACGGCCCGAAAGTTTGACGTGCAAGAGTATCCCGGCCACGAGTAGGCGGGGACCGCTCGATTGCTTTGGTTCGGTAAGAGCATCCCGGCGGCGAGTACGCCGGGGCTACCTAGGAGAAGCGTAAAGTATTCCGGAGCACGAACACTCCGGGACGGCGCTCGCGCAGAGGCTAGCAAAAGAAGAGAGCACTCCGGCTGCGCACAGGCCGGGAAGACGACGTCGATCAACGAAGAGCATCCTGATCGCGAAACAAAGATCGGGACCAAACTGAGACTCCGCTAAAAAGCATCCCGGGCGCGATGAGCTCCGGGACTATGCCTACATTCCGCAGCGAAAGAGCATCCCGGGCGCGAAGAGTTCCGGGACTGGGGCTTAACGAGGAAGAGAGCATCCCGGGCGCGATGAGCTCGGGACCTATTCTGGCGGAGATACCGCGGTGAAGAGCATCCCGGGCGCGCGTAGCTCGGGACCGGACGATGACGATCTTTACAGCCGCGACCGTTCGACCGAGCTCAAGTACCAATCGACGGTGCGGCTGAGCCCATCGGCGAGTGAAGTCGCCGGCGAAAAGCCGATGAGCCTCTGCGCCCGCGTTGCATCGACGCGCCGGCGCGGCTGGCCGTTCGGACGCGTTGTGTCGTACACGACGCTCCCCTCGTAGCCGGTCATTCGCCGGATGAGCTCGGCGAGCTCGGCTATCGAGATCTCGGCGCCCGTGCCGAGGTTCAGGGGCTCGGACGAATCGTAGTGCTCAGCCGCCAAGAGGATCCCTTCGACGCAATCGGGGGCGTACAGAAACTCGCGCGTGGCGCTGCCATCGCCCCACAGCGTGACCGAAGCGGCGCGTGCATTACGGGCCTCGGTGAACTTCCGGATCATGGCCGGGATCACGTGGCAGGTTTCGAGGTCGAAGTGATCGTAGGGTCCGTACAGGTTCGAGGGGTAGATGACGATCGAGTTCAGGCCGTACTGCTTTCGGTAAGCGTCGCTCATCACCGTGAGCATCTTTTTGGCGAAGCCGTAGGGCGCGTTCGTTTCTTCCGGATAGCCATTCCACAGATCGCATTCCTGAAACGGGATGTCGCAAAACTTCGGATACGCGCAGATGCTCCCAAGGCAAACGACTTTGGGTACGCCGTAGAGGTGCGCGCAGTGGATCACGTTCATGCCCATCAGCATGTTGTCGCGGAAGATGCGCCCCGGATCGATCGCATTTCTGCCGATGCCGCCGATCACCGCAGCAAGGTGAATTACAAGGTCATAGACGTTCGTGCCAAGCACGCGTGCGAGTGCAGGTTCCTGTAGGAGATCAAGCTTTTCCTTCGGGGGCGCGTGCACATCGGCACCGAGCAGGCCGAGCGCGGTCAAAAGATGCCGCCCCAGAAAGCCATGGCCACCGGTGACCAGGACACGTTTATCTTTCCAGAAGGTGGGGCTAGACAAGGGTGCGCTCCGTGGTGGGAATTCCGGTCATGAGCTCGCGTTCGGCCAGGGCGAAGTCGTGCTGCAACAGTGTGTGGACGAGATCGGTGAACCCGAGCTCGGGAGCCCAGCCAATGAGCTCCTTGGCACGCGACGCTTCGCCGCAGAGATGCGGGACTTCGCGCGGCCGGTCGTACTTCGGATCGTGCACTACGAACTCCCGATAGTCGAGGTTCAGAAGGCCGAAGGCGACACTGCATAGCTCTTCCACCGTATGGGACACGCCGGTGGCGAGTACGAGATCGACGGGTTTGTCGAGCTGCAAGATCCGCCACATGCCGTCCACAAAGTCGGGCGCGTAGCCCCAATCCCTTTGGGGCCAGAGCGCGCCCAGCGAAAGCTTGTCCTGAAGTCCTAGCTTGATGCGCGCCGCGGCGCGGGTGACTTTGCGGGTCACAAACCGTTCGCCACGCCGTGGGCTCTCGTGATTGAAGAGGATCCCGCAGGCGATCCACATGCCGTACGCTTCGCGGTAGAGCCGGGCGGTTTCGTGGGCGTAGAGCTTGGCGACCGCGTACGGGCTCTCTGGAAAGAACCGCGTGGTCTCACATTGCGGGGCTAGATTGCTGCCGAAGAGCTCGGAGCTTGACGCCTGATAGATCTTGGGCGAGAGGCCTAAACCACGGATCGCTTCGAGCAGCCGCAAGAAGCCGATGCCGGTGGACTGCATCGTGTACTCGGGTTGCTGGAAACTCGCCGCCACGTGGCTCTGGGCAGCGAGGTTATAGACCTCGTCGGGCTGAGCTTCCTTCAGCGCAGTGACGAGCGAGCTCTGGTCGAGCAAATCGGCGTGAAACAGCCGGAGATCATCGAAAATGTGATCGATGCGGCTCGTGTTGAATGTCGAGCTCCGCCGGATGATCCCGAAAACCTCGTACCCCTTCTCGAGCAAAAGCTCAGCAAGGTACGAGCCGTCCTGCCCATTGATCCCCGTAATGAACGCCCGCGGCATTTTGCCTGAAAGCTAACACAGTCCGTGACAGCACTGGTAGTATCCGTGAAACCGCGTGACATACAACAACGGTTTCAACGGTCGGAAGCGTTTCGTCGAACGCAAGGTGCGCTTTCCGAACCAAAAGCAGGCGACGCCGAACAACACGCCGGAACGGCCCATGCCGCCGTCCATGCCGATGGTGAGAAACGCCCGGCCGACACCTCCGCCCAAAGTGATCGGTCCTATCAATCGCCGCCCGCGCGAGCGGAGCGTGGCCGTGGTCTTTGGAACCTACAATCGCCGATCCTATCTCGAAAAAGCGGTGCAGTCGGTCCGCATTGCTGCTGGCACGAACCACTACCTCATGATCGTGGTCGACGGCGGATCGACCGACGGCAGCGTGCAGTGGCTCCGTGCCCAGCCGGACGTGCTTCTGATCGAGCAGCGCCCGCCATTGCCAGGCGCTGTGAAGGCCTTCAACGCAGGCTTCGCGCAAGCGGTCGACCTCGGCTACCCCTACGTCGCGCACTTCAACGACGATGCCGAATACCAGACGCCCGGCATGCTCGAGATGGCGGTGATGATGATGCATGGCGCGCCGGACATTGGTGCTGTCGCGTTCGAGTTCGACCTCCGCGGCCCACACACGTTCGAGCAGATCCACGGCCACATTTACTCGAATTTCGGCGTAATACGCCGCGATGTGGGCATGGCCGTCGCCCGCGCGCAGGGCGATCCCGAAGGGAAGGCCTGGTGGAATCCGATTTACAAGACATACGCCGCCGACACCGAAGTCGGCTGCTGGATCTGGAAGCTCGGTTTTCGCGTGTACGGGGCGCACGGCCTGCGCGTCCACGATGCCAACGCGCGTGATGCGCTACGGCGCGCGAACGAGCAGGGCTCGCGCCCTGGCGCCCGGCACCCCGACTCGGCGCTGTTTTACGATCGGTGGCCAACCGAGGCGTCCCTGCTCGCCGCGCCGCTCGTGCTGCCCGCGCCCGATCCCTTGTCGGTCCCGCCACCCATCCCGGAAGTCAAGATAGCGACCGTCGAGTGACCCGATGTCCGAAGTGATCTTTGCCAGAACACGGCACGAGTACGATTCGTATGCGGACTTTTGGCGGCTGGTCGAGGTGAGTGGGTACGAGACCTGCCTACTCGACGAAATGGATCTCGAGCGGGATGCCATTTACATCACGACTCCCATCAATGGCGAAACGTATCCGGCGATTGAATCAGCGCGCACGCGCGCGGGAGACCGGCGCGCAAAGCTCGTCTGGTGGAACATGGAACGTTTCGATGCCCCCGATGCGCGGCCGCTCGGAACCCAACTAGACGAAGTGCTAACCTACTTCGACGAGGCCTGGTCAAGCGATAGGCTCACCTCGGCAAAGGACAGCCGGCTACGCTTCGTAGTTCTCGGATCGCATCCCGAGTTTCGCCCGCACGGGATGGATGGCCCGAAGGAGTACGACTTCTGCCACTACAGCTACGCGCACGGCCGCAGGGAATCGCTCTACGCGACCTGCAGGAAGCGCGGCCTTCGCGAAGCGCCGAACGCGTGGACCTTCGAGGAGAAGGACAGAGTGTTTCGGGCGACCCGCATCATAGTGAACGCCCAGCAGTATCCGGCGCCGGTGACAGCACCGCTGCGCTTCGCCGTAGCGGCGGCCTACGCCCTGCCCGTTATCAGCGAGACGGTGCTCGATCCCTACCCACTCTCCGATGGCGTGCATCTGGAAACCGCGCCCATCGATGAATTGCCGGCGCGCATCCAGCGGCTTTTGATGGATCCTGCCCGCGCGGAGAAGTTGCGCTGGGAATTACACCGACTGCTTTGCCAAGAGTGGACCTTTCGGCGTGGCGTAGACGAAGGCGTCGGCCGTCTTTTAGGAGAAAGCCCGTGACGATCGCATGCTGGGCCCTTCACTATGGTAAGGAGTATCTCGCGTGGTCCGTACGATCGGTGCAGGATGCGGTGGACGAGCTTCACTTTTTCTACACAAGGGATCCGAGTTACGGCAAGGCCAGCGAGCTTCTTTGCCCGGATACCGAAGAAGAGCTACTCCGTGAAGCGCATCGCTTCGCGACAAAGCCCGTGGTGTGGCACCGCATCGAAGCGCATGCCGAACACGTCCATCGAATGCAGATGCACGCCGAAGCCGAGCGCATCGGCGCCGAGCAGTACCTCGTCGTCGATGCTGACGAAGTGTGGTGCGAAGGCGTGGTAGCGCGAGCGCTCTCTGGCGTTAAATCCGAAAACCGCGCAGGGCGCTGGATGGCGAACTTCGCTAACTTCTGGCGCTCTTTCAACTGGCGGGTCCTCGACCAGTTTACCCCGATCCGAATCGTGGATCTCCGCCACCCGCTGACTCTCGATGCCTCGCTCCCCGCCGATCTACAACCGAAGCCCGTGCTCCACTTCGGCTACGCCCAATCGCGTAGGACGATGCAGTACAAGATGAGTGTGCATGGTCATCACGAGGAGTTTCGCCAGAACTATCTCGACACGCTGTTTTTCCCATGGCGCCCCGGCTCGTCCTTGCGGTTCGTGCATCCGTGCGTGTACACGATCTGGGAAGAACCGGTTCGGACATCCGAAGATTTGATCGAGGAGCAGCGCCGGGTTCTCGGCGATCACCCCTACGCCGGCCTCGAGCTCATCGAATGAGCGCGCGCATCGAATACATTGTGGCCGCGTGGACGGGCCCGCGAAACAGACACTGTGCGCGCTACAATGCGGACCCCACCTACTATATTCGCGAGCACGTCGCCTCGCTCGCCCGCCTGAAGCATGGGCTCTCGAGCATTTGCGTCGTGCTTGCCGAAGGGGGACCGGGCGATGGGTACGTGGCCGAGATCCCGCCCGTTCTCGGCGGGACGCCGGTCCGGATCCTCCGCCGCCCGAACGCCGGCCTGTCCTATGCAAGCTTCGCGGCGGCCATCCGTTCCGCTGCGCCAGCGGTGACCGACTTCATTCTGATGGAAGACGACTACATTTTTACCCAAGATGGCTTCGACCGGTACTTGGCCGAAAGTCTCGCCGCCCGTCCACGGACGGGAATGTACTCGGGCGGCGTCTGGCCGCACTCCGAAACCATGATCCGCGCCCGCGATGTGGCAGCCGTATTCATCGGCATCTCGCCCCGCCGCGCGGTCGATGCGGCGCTTGCCCAGGGTTATGAAGGCCTCCCCCTCTATCTCGACGATCCAGAAGCCGGTTACCGTGCAGGATACTACGGGCAAACCCGATGGTGCTGGGGGCTGCTTGACGCAGGCTACGAAATCACCGATTGGCTACTAGATTACTCCACGGCGTTTTGGGACTCGTATGCGGATACGACACGAGTGTTTGAACGTGAGCCGTCGTTCCCAGAGAAAGATCCACGCGTTGTGCCAGCCACGTTTCTCCCGCAGAGTTTGGTCGTGCCGCTGCAAGTCGTAGAGCGCCAAACACGCATCTCCAACGGCGCAGTCTACAGCGAAGGCATTGTCGGTTATGACGGAAGGATCATCCCCGTTATCCCATGCACATCGGCAACCGTGACTTCCTGAAATACCTAGCCGCGAAGCACCCGGCGCACTTCGACGGGGCACGCGTGCTCGAGCTCGGCTCTGCCGACTGGTGCGGCACGGTGCGATCCAGTTTTCAGAACTGCGATTACGTCGGCGTGGACATCCTCGAAGGCCCGGCGGTGGACGTGGTCTCGTGCGCAAACAAAACCGACTTTTCCGATCGCGCCCGATTCGACACACTCATCAGCTTTTCGCTGTTCGAGCACGACCCGACCTGGGCGGAGTCGCTAAGCCACAATCTGCAATGGCTTCGCCCGGGCGCCCTGATCTTTCTAGCCTGGGGCGCAGAAGGCAACGCGCCGCACCCGCCAGAGCCGTTTGCGATCGTGACCGTAGCGGAGTTCAACGCGCACGTGTCAGCCGAGCCGATACGCATTCTGGAACAGTTTTTCGAGTGCGAGAGATTCACCCCGGATTGCCCGGGTTGCTACGATGTGGTGGCGGAGAAGCTATGAAAAACCTACCACTGTTCAAGGTGCTGATGTCCGCCGCCGCCGCTGTCGAAGTCGAAAAGGTGCTGACAAGCGGGTACGTGGCGGAGGGGGAACGTGTGCTCGAGTTCGAGCATGTGCTCGCCCGCGGCCTCGAAGCTCCTGGAGAAATACTCGCCATCAACTCCTGCACGTCGGCCCTGGATCTAGCGCTCCATCTGGCCGGCGTCGGCCCGGGCGACGAAGTCATCACGACGCCCCAAACGTGCACCGCTACGAACACGATGATCGTAAACCGCCGGGCCACGTGCATCTGGGCGGACATTCACCCCCTGACTGGCAATATCGATCCGGTGAGCGTCGCCGGGCTTATCACGCCGAAGACCAAAGCGATCATGGCCGTCGACTGGGGCGGCTTGCCCTGCGACTACAAGCTCTTGAAGGCGCACGGTATCCCCGTAATCGAAGACGCAGCCCATGCCTTCCGTGCCCGATACTTGGGGGAGAGCATTGCAAAAACAGGTGGCGATTACGTGTGCTGGAGCTTTCAGGCGATCAAGCACCTGACGACGGGCGATGGTGGCGCGATCAAGGTGCCGAAGGATCAAGAGACCCGCGCCCGCCTCCTCCGATGGTACGGCCTCGACCGCCGCGGATCGAAGCAGCTGCGCTGCGCGCAGGACATCGAAGAGGCCGGCTACAAGTACCACATGAATGACATCGCCGCTGCGATTGGCCTGGCCAATTATCAAGCGGCTGTGGATGGAGTCGAGGCGCACCGCGCCCGCGCAGCGTTCTACGATGCCACGCTGGTCGACGTGGACGATATCACGACCCCCGCCGAACAAGCGTACTCCGCGGAGCACATCACCTATGCGCACGAGTCGTCGTGGTGGCTTTACACGCTGCTCGTCGAGGACCGCCGAAGCTTCATCGACTTCATGCACGGCGAAGGAATCGAGACATCTCCCGTGCACTTGCGAAACGATCGCCACCCAGCGTTCGCCCGCGCGTCCGAGAAGCGAATCGATCTGCCTGGTGTCGACTACTTTTCAGAACGCGAGGTCGCGATCCCGGTTGGCTGGTGGCTTACCCTGGAAGACGTGCAGCGGATCGCAGATGCCGTGAAGCGCTGGTCGAAGCGGCAATGAAACAGTGGAACCTTACGCCGGTGCCTGTCGAAAGCGACGGGCAAGTCGAGGAGATGCGCGTCATCCGAAACTCCTGCCGTGGGTTCATGACCAGAAACCAGGACGAGATCAGCCCCGAAGCCCAGCGGCGCTGGTGGAAGACCGTGGAGCGCGATCAAACGCTCCGCGCCTGGCTCTATCGGCTCGAAGATCACACAGCCGACGCCTCCGGCGTCGTCTCGTTCGTCAACGCGGGCTACGGCATCGTGCGCATCGAAGGCGAGAAGGTCCTGGTGTCCGGAGGCCTGCGTCCCGAATGCCGCGGCATAGGGCTAGGGCGCGCGCTTTTCGCGCACTTGGTCGCCGAATCAGGCCCTGTCGTTCATCTCGAAGTCCTGGAGTCGAACGCCCGCGCCAGGCAGGTTTACGAGCGGCTCGGCTTTCGGGAAGAGGCGCGCATTGCCGGCATTGTCCACATGGTGCGGCGTGGATAAGCGCTACTACCACCCGAAGTGCGACCGCCACTTCGTCCACGTGATCCCTGAAGCGCCTGCGTACACGGATATCCGGGAAGGCTACATCGAGCACGCATCGCGCAACCCGTGGTCAGAAGTCATCAGCGAGACTGCATTCCGCGCTCTGTCGGTCGATCGTGCGAGCGATTACTGGACGAACCCACACACGGTCTACGTGCTCTGGACGTCCATGCCGGCGCCAAACGACGAAGATCGCTACTCGGACGATGCGCGCCACGCGGAAGTGTACGGAGTGTACTCAGAAGCCCTCGACATCAAGCCGTCACGCATGCTGCTCCAGCATCGGGAGAGCTGGGAGCGCTACCGCACCGAGTGTGCCCCGACGTACGACGCGGTCCTTTGCCACACGCCGGAGATAGCTTATCAGATCAATCGCGCAACGGACAGGGCCGCCTACGTTCTGCCGGTCGGCTGGAATCCGCAGACGATGGGGCGTCCGGACTGGAAGCGGCCGCGCAGTCGCCGCTACGCGTTCCACGGCTCGCCGGTCGGCCTTCGCGCCAAAGAATACCCCGAGCTTGAAAGGGAGTGCACGAACCTGACCGGGCTCTTCGGGGCTGCCCTCTTGAAAGAGCTGCGGGATACCGAAGCCACGATCTACGTGCCGCACTCACCCGTGCGATCGTTCAGCAGCTGGCGCCTGTGGCAATGCGTGGCGACAGGCACCGCCATGGTCGTGCCGGGCATGCCCTGGAGCCTTGATGTCTGGCCTGCCGACGCGCGCCAGCACCTTCAGAGCTGGCGCATTCTGCCGGCGTTTCATTTTCACGACGCAAGGCCGCCCGCGGATTGGCTCGCGCTCGCTCGGGACATGCACGAAGATCTGGGTCCAGAATTCACGCTGGACCGTTGCATCGACAATTACCTGGTCGAAGCCGTGCTGGATCTCGAATGAGCCGCCGCATCTTGGTCACTGGCGCCGCCGGCTTTCTCGGCCACCATTTCGTCGAGTCGGTTTTGCGGACGAGCGACTGGGAAGTCGTAGGACTCGATCGACTGGACGGTACCGCCACCTGGAGCCGACTCCTTCATCTCGATGCTTACCGCGAGGCGGGGACCCTTCGGCTCGTCTGGCACGATCTGAAATCGGCGATCCCGTCGTACGTCGAGCACGAGATCGGGGAAATCACCGACATCGTGCACTTCGCGGCAAGCTCGCACGTGGATCGCTCGATCGTGAGCCCGATGTCTTTCGTGATGGACAACGTTGTCGGCACCTGTAACTTGCTCGAGTTCGCGCAAAAGAGCCGCCCCTCCATCACGCGTTTCATCAACTTTTCTACCGACGAAGTGTTTGGGCCTTCAGAACCCGGGGTCGAGTACGCCGAATGGGCGCGCTACGCGAGCTCGAACCCCTACGCCGCCTCGAAAGCCGGCGCCGAAGAGCTCGGCGTCGCGTTCTTTCGCACCTACGGCGTGCCGGTCGTCACCACGCACTGCTCGAACGCGTACGGCGAACGGCAGCACCCCGAAAAATTCATCCCGAAATGCATCAGGAACATCCTTCAAGGTTTTCCGGTGCAGGTCCACACGACGCCCGATGGGACGGTGACGCGCCGCCAGTACGTCCATGCGCGAAACGTTGCTGCCGCGCTCCGCTTTCTCTTGGAGAAGGGTAAGCCGGGCGATAAATACAACATCGTCGGCGCGGACGTCGATAACCTCGCGCTCACCGAGTTCATTGCAAAGATCCTCGGCCGACCTGTCGTAACCGAGCTTGTCGTGCCGGGCGAGCGGCCAGGGGTAGACGGCGCCTATTCGATGAGCGGCCGCACGCTCGAAGCGCTGGGCTACGAGCATCCGAAGGGCTTTCAGGAGAGCCTGAGAAAAACGGTCGAGTGGTCTGTCGCGCACCGGGAGTGGATCCTGCTCGGGCCCGCGCAAAGCAAAGGAGCCTGAGCCATGATCCGCACCGTCTTCTCGGCCACGATCAACTACGACCACCCGCAGCGCGGCATGGAGACCGCGCTCCGCGGCATCTTCGGCCAGGATCGCGTTCACACGTTCGACTACTACCAGCGGCTCATGAAGCTTGGAAATCAGAACAAGTTCAAGCCCACGGTGAACGGCGAGTTTCTTCGTGCTGCCGTCGCCGCCAAGCCCGACTGGGTCTGGCTCCAGCTCCAGGACACCGAGATCATCACGGCCGATACGCTGGCGAAGCTACGCCAGGCGCTTCCGAAGGCAGTCATCACGCACTGGACGGGCGATTGCCGGCCCCAGGTGAGCGCGTACCTGTCTTCGATCTGCAAGGCGACCGACATCACCCTGGTCTCGAGCACGGGTCAGCTACCGATGTTCCGCGCTGCCGGCGCGCCCCGCGCCGAGTACTGCCAGATCGGACTCGACTTCGAGGAAGACGTGCTCGGCATTCCAGATTGGACGCCGCCGTTTCGCGTGCCCGCCGCCGTCTTCATCGGCAACTACTACGAGAAGGCGTTTCAAAAGGGCACCGAGGAGCGCAGGGTCGCGATCGAAGCGCTCGTGAAGGCCGGCATCGACGTCGGCGTTGTCGGCACCGGTTGGCCGAAGGGGATCCCGGTTGCCGGCCGATGCGGCGTGAAACAGCAACACCACGTTTGGAAGCGCGCAAAGGTCTGCCTCAACATCAATCACTTCAACGACATCGAGCGCTACTACTCCGACCGCCAGCTCATCGCGATGGCCTCGGGCCGCCCCGTCGTGTGTGCACGCGTGCCAGGGCTCGAGGAAGAGTTTCGTGATGGCCGCGAGTGCAGGATGTTCCCGAGCCTGATGACTCCGCCGGAATCCGCAAACGCTCAACTGGTGGAGTTCGTGAAGGGGCTCCTAGACAACCCGGAACGGTCTAACCAGATGGGCCACGCCGGCCGGCTTTGCGTGGTCAGCAAGCACACCTGGTTCAATCGGTTCACCGAGCTCTTACCCGTGATCGAAGAGCTCAGAAAAGCGAAGGAGCGCCTGCAATGACCAGAGAGACCCTAGTAGAAGCCATCCTCGCCGCCGCCCGCGCGGCCCACGAAGCCAACCGCGCCTACTGCATCGGGCTTGGCGATGAGAGCCAGAAGTCTTGGAACGAGGCGGAAGGCTGGCAGCGGGTGAGTGCGATCAAGGGCGTTGCCGCGATCATAGCATCGGGAAGATTTGTTCCGGAGTTAAGCCACGACGCCTGGTGCCAGGAAAAAGTTCGCACGGGTTGGACGTATGGCCCCGTAAAGGACGCATCAAAGAAAGAGCATCCGTGCCTGGTGAAGTACCACGAGCTCCCGTATCCGCTGCAAGCCAAGGACGCCATCTTCGGGGCAGTCGTCGTTGGGATCTTGAAAGAACGCGGCGTGATCGTTCGGCAGAGCTCATACGATCAAATGAACACCGAGATCATCCTCGCCCTACTCGGCGATCTCGTTCGCGACTGAGCTACCAGTTCTGCCACGACGCGCCGAGGTGCCAGGCTCCGTCCTCGCCGTAGTACCAGACGCCCGCCCAGTAATAGGGCGGGCCGCCCGCGTGGTTTTTGAAGTCGAAAGAGTAGTCCTCGCGGAGCGCGTCGTTCCAGTTCACGTCGGCGAAGTAGAAGTTGTACCCGCATTTTGACGGCACCTGCTGCCAGCCGTAGCCCGTATACACGTACAGGCAGTGCCAGCCCTTGACCTCGGGGGCGAAGCCCGCCCAGTAGAAAAGTCGCGGCTGGATCACGCCCCACGAAGCTATCCCGCCCCACCGCCTTCCGGCAAGAAAACGGGCCGGAACGTCAGCCCCAAAACGTCTGATGCACGAGTGCGCGGGACTTTCGGCACGGGTGGAGCGGGTCCCCGCCGCGGGTGAGACCAAGGCACCAGAGGGGCTTTTCGAGAAGCGGCTTCACCTGCGACCAGCGCGCCTTGGCCATGCTGTGGCCGCCCCAGGCGCAGACGATGGCATCGACCGCGCCCGCCGCACCCACGATGAACCGGTCGTTGTGCTCGCCGATCGCGTCCTCGGTCGCGGTCTCAACGAGCTTCTTCGGATCGGTCGCGATGAGCGCGTAGAGGTTCGTGAGGTAGAAGCCGCCGAACCCCCAGGCGTTCGTGTAGTGCTCGATCTGGAGCACCGTCGCATCGTTGTCGATTGCGCCGGCGATGCTCGGGTTTAGGCAGAGCCAGCCAAGCATTCGTCGGCACGGGTTCCAGTTCCGGGAAAGCGCGTACCGGTGCGTTCGACGGCCCTTGCTGAACCACGCGTGCTCCTGTCCGGTTACCGATCGCTGAGTGAAGATCCCGGGCACGTCCGCGAACAATGTGTCGGCTTCGATCACGCGGGCTTCAGCCGGCGAATCAGGGAGTCGGCGTGTGCTTTCACCGCGTCATCAATCACGTTGTCGGCGAGATGCTTCATGACGGCTTCGGCGATCTGCTCGCGCTTCATGCGGCAGACCTCGGCGGCGATTTCGCCGACGATAGTGTGGGTCGCGGCCACGATCGCGGGATAGACACCCTTGGACGACTCGTCGTAGTAGCCAGGTCTCGAATCCATCACGATTAACACGGCCCGTTCAATCACGGCTTTGCGGAGCGCCTCCAAGGACTCTGGCGTTCTAAGGAGGCCCGACTCTTCGAGCGTTTGCCTCACGACGTCGCCGGCACCGAAGCCCGCATGTTTCTCGATGTCCTTCTTTATCCCGGCGAGGTAAGCGGTCACGACCTCTTGCCGCTCTTCAGGGCCCGCCATCGCCCAGAGCTCGCGGAAAAGGCTGAGGCCCACCGTGGCTTGGAGTTTGTCCAGCGAGTATGCGAGCGCTTGCCCGGCGCTTTCAGCTTGCGTGATGAGTTGCTGCAATTGCCATTGATCCATCGCCATCGGAGTCCCTGCTTTCTTCGGTAACGCGGCGAAAAGCCACCGCCCAACACCAAGGGTTTTCAATCCAGCGCCAATGTTCCGTGTCGCCGTAACGCTTCGTAGATCCCATAATACACCGCCGTCACCGGGTGTTTCACACGGCGTAGATCGATCGGCAGAGTGACTCGGTCCTTCTTGCCTTCGAGGATCGCACGGACCATGGGTGCCGTGAAAATGATCGGCCATTCTTTCACACGATCACGTCGCACCGCGCGCCCATCCTTTCAAGCCGCTCCCGCGCCCGCCGAATACTCCGCTCGCCACCGAGCACCCGCATTCCGTACGGTGCCCCGCCGATCACGCTGTCCCCCTCGAACGCGATCGCATAGGTCGCGTACTTGGTTTCAACGCGGAGCCAGGAAGCGTGCGCGATGCGAAGCCGCCGATTCACGTTGACAGCACTGATAGCAGTGATAGTAGTCGGGGTCAACATGTCCGAAGCCTGCGGCGATCCAGTGAACCACCCGACCCATTACACCAGTGACCGAAGCGGGGTCGAGTGCATCGAGTTCGTCGAGCTCTTGCCCTTCAACGTCGGCAATGCCGTGAAGTATATCTGGCGGCGGGATCACAAGAGATCAGAGAAAACGGATCTCGAAAAGGCGCTCTGGTACCTGAAGCGCGAGCTCGCCTTCAGAAAGCGGATGCTCCATTCCGATTCCGATTCACGCCGCTACGAGCACGACCGCGGTACCCTGGCGTACAGGGTCCTGGCTAGCAGCGAAGACGAGCTCCTCAGCGAAACCGTAATGGCCCTGTCGGGCGACGTCGTCACGGACAAGATCGAGTTCGTCCTACTGCTCGTGAAAAGCGCGCTGGCGGAGCTCGGTCATTCGGGATCGAATGCACAAGGAGAAGGTCAATGAGAAACGTCACCATCCACACGGGCCTACCCACCGTGGCCATGATTGTACGACCGGCGCTCTATCTGCCGGGCATCAACGAAATGATGGGCTGGGTGAAAACGCATCGGCCTGAATGCCTGGATGGTGATCCCACGGACCTCGCCGCGCTCTTCCCGCACAAGCTTGCGCCCGAAGACGGCCGGACAGTGACGGACGCCGAGCTCGCTGTCGAGATAGCTGGAAGGAAATGCTACGACAGCTGGGGGCTCAAGGCGGGTAAGAAAACGAACCGCGACTACATCGCGAGCACGCAGTCGGGCGAAGTCCCGCACCGAAGCATCGCGTATCACCCAAAGTTCACGTTCTTCATCGCCGGCGTGTCCCGCCGCGTTTCCCACGAGCTTATCCGAAACTACGTGGGAGCGGACCGCGATGAAGAGGGGTCTCCGTCGCAGGAGAGCACGCGCTACACCGAGCATTACGGCTGGTACATCGCACATCCCGCTATCGTGAACGACCCCGCCGAACTCCGGGAGTTCGAGCGGGCGATGAATCTGAACTACAACTATTACATCGACTACATCATGAGGAAGTCAGCGGCCTACGAAACCAAGCACGGCCGGGCGCCGACGGGGCTCGAGCGAAAACGCATCTACGAATCGGCGAGCCCGTACTTGTCGCACGCGTGCGAGACGAGCTGGATCTGGACCACGAACCCCATCGCTCTCGCCAAGCTTTTTCTCGAGCGCGGCGGCGAAGGCGCAGACCTCGAGTTTCAGCGCCTGGCTGCCGTCTGGGCAAAGGTTTGCTTCGACTACGCACCGAACCTGTTCCCGCAGGAGCATGTGCGCGTCCTGGCGGACAAGGCCGCGTCCTGGGCGCCAACGGGTTAAGCTGTGCCGCAGAAGACTTCCAAGCGGCCGGCGCGCTGCGAGTGGTGCAAGGAGCCCGCGCTCGACTACCATCGAGCGCACACCTATCGCTTTCTAGAATCCGGTGACATCAGCGGGACCCGGACCGAGCACGCGCTCTGCCTCGCACACTACCTCGAGTGCGAGTTCGGGCTGCTGCCCTGGGTGTGCACGAAGGCCTGCCAGAAGCGCAGGGGACGGAGCTCGGACGCCAGGCTTCGCGCAAACGATCACATCGTGTGGATCGTGATGGAACAGACGCTCGCCCGCGAGGGATTGCGAACTTCTCCGAAGTGTCCCTGGTGTGGCAAGCGTATGCACACGCTTTCCCTGCGGCGGCGCAAATGAAAGCGCTGAGCGGCCGGCAACCGTGGTGGTGGGCGATCCTGTCGTCCGCGCTCGCTTCCCCGAAACGGATCGATAACCGTTCGTGGAACACGCACTACCGCGGCCCGATACTCCTGCACGCCGCGCAGGCGGCGCCCCAGGCCGAGGTCGAAGCCGCGCTTACGTGGATGATCGATCGGCGCTTGATTCAGCGCGCCGATTGGCCGGGACTCGATAGCGTGCAGCGAGGCGGCTTCGTCGGCCGCTGTCACCTGGTCGATGTGATCCCGCCGGGCGAGCCGATTACCGCACTAGCTGTCGTGCGCCAGCACGGCGTTGATCTCCGCTGGTGGATGCGGGACAAATACGGGTTCGTGCTCACCGACGTCGAGCCGCTACCGTTCACGCCCTGGCCCGGAGCGCTGAGCCTTTTCAATGTTCCGGAACATGTCACCTTCGTCACGGATCCTGGGAAATGAGCAAACTTGCGAGCAAAGAAGATCTGGAGGCGTTCGACCGATGGGTCGACGAAGTCAACGCGGAGCTGAAGCGGCTGGGAAAAGACGAAGTGTGCTTGCCCGAGAATTCCATCGGATTAAGGGTTCATATCTGGATGATCGCGTACGCCAAAGGCGCGCCGCCCGAGTACTGGGCCAGCCGGCTTTCCTTAGGTAAGCAATGAGCGCTCCGTCAACATCAGACCGCCAGATCGAGGTCGTGATGTATCTGGTGTTCCGCGGTGACCTGAAGCTGTCGAAAGGCAAGGTTGCGGCCCAGGCTGGACACGCCGTGCAGCTCTGCCTTCGCGCGATCGAGCGATCGAAAAACCCGCTTGCGCAGGCGCTTCTGACGGAATGGGAACGCGGCAGCTATCCCAAGATCGCGCTGAAGGTCCGCGATGAACGGGCGTGGGATCTTCTGAAGGGTCTCCTCAATGCCACGCGCGTTTCGGGACTCGAATTCTATGGCGGCCTCGACGGCATCGAGCCCATCTATGCCGTGGTCGTTGACGAAGGCCGCACCGAAATCCCAGCGGGAACCGAGACGTGTCTCGCGCTGATGCCGCTGCCACGCCCTACGGCGCACACTTACGTCGGTGACCTCCCGCTCTACTAGAGTTCCCATGCGAATCCGCGTTGTTTCCGATCTGCACTTCGAGTTTCAGCCAGACCGGGGGCATGCGCTCATCCGTTCGATGCGGCTCGATGAAGACCCGCCGGATGCCCTCGTCATCGCCGGCGATCTCGCCCCGCACCGCATGCTCTGCGAGTCGTTGATCCGCATCAACGATGCAGTGAAGCGCCAGACGCCGGCGTCGACCCCGATTCTCTACATCCCGGGGAATCACGAATACTACGACGCGGAGTTTTCGGACGTCTACAATATGAGCCTCCCGGCGGGAGTCACCAACCTCGGTATCGAGACGAGCCGTTTCTATGGAGGCGAGGTAATTGGCGAGACGCTCTGGTTTCCGCGAAACGAGGAAGAGCGCCACCAGCAGTACATGACGGACTTTCGGGTCATCAAAGACTTCAAGAACTGGGTCTACGCTGAGAACGCGCGGTCGTGCGCGCGGCTCGAACTCCTTGTGGCAAGAAACTCGATCGTCGTCACGCACCACTTGCCGACCCGCCACTCCATCTCGAAGCGCTGGCAGGGCAATCCCCTGAACCGCTACTTCGTAACCGATCTCACAGCGCTCATCCTGCAGAAGCAACCGAAGCTCTGGATCCACGGCCACACCCACGATTCCAAGGACTACAAGCTCGGCGTGACGCGCATCGTGTGTAACCCGTACGGCTACTACCCGAACGAACTGAATCCGGAGTGGAACCCGTGCTTCGACGTGGAAATCTAGAGCCCGATGTCTTTCGTAGCCGTGCTATCGAGCACATCGGCATGCCGGATGTAGATCGCTGTCGACTTCGGCGAGCGGTGACCCACGTGCCGCTGGATCGCAACGGCGTCTTTGCCCGCGCGATGCGCGGCGGTGATGTAGCCCGCGCGAAGCGAGTGGCCCGAATAGCCATCGCCCATGCCGGCCCTGCGCGTGTAGTCGCGCACGATCCAGTTTAGCGTGTCGTCGTCAAGAGGTTTTTCGATGGCCCGATCTTGCCGGTGGACGCAGCGCAAAACCGTCCCGCTGTCAATCCCTGATCGCGAAATCCATTCGTCCATCGCCCGCACCGGGCAGACGTCGGCGTGCGCACCGTGGGTGATGAGCCGTTCGTGCCCGCGGCCCTCCTGGTCGCTTTTGGTGTGGGCAAGCCGCACCAGAAACCCGCGCTTCACCCGCTCGAGCTGGCTCAGCCGGAGCCCGCAAAACTCGCTCCGCCGGAGCGCGGCGGCAAGGCCAAAGGAGAGGAGAGCGAGGTCCCGCGCGCCGCGCAGGCGCCCGGTATCGATGAGCGGGCGGATGCGGGCCCGAAGGTCGTCCGGCAGAAGCGGGCGGGCCTGATGCTCGGCCGCCACCCCGCGCCGGCGCCGCGCGCCCTGCAAGATGAGCTGGATCTGGGGGTGGCCCGTGGGCGAGCCCGTTCCGGCGTGCCGGTGCCGGTCGGCGATGGCCGCCATGGCCTGCTGGATGGTCGACATGCTGCGGCGGAGGTCGACCAGGTAGGAGACGTACATCGCGACCGCCGCGGGCTCGACGGGCAGCTCCGCCCCTAGCCCCCGCGCGCGGCACCAGGCCTCGAACGCGGCCCATTGCCGGTCGTACGCGCGGCGGGTGTTCGAGGCTTGCGCTTCGGCGGCGAGCTCTTCGGCGCCCCCGATCAGCGTCTCGAGCTCGCGGTTCAGGGCCGCGGTGCCGAGCAGGATCGGTGGCTTGTCCGTCACAGGACGAGCTTGTCGCGGAAGGGCTTCGTGAGGAGCTTGCCGATCCGCTGGTAGACCCGCGCTCTTCGCCGGGCTTCTTTCATGGGGTTTCTAGGCGGCAGCGGTTCAAGCGTGACCACGATCACGTACCGGTCCGCCTTGGGCGAACGGCCAGCGAAAAATGAGCGAAGGGGAGCGAAATCCCGGGCGGCCTCAGTTTCTTGGATCACCTCGAGCACCGGCTGGCAAGCGTAAACCGTCCGCTTCTGGCCCTCGAACACGACGAATCGCTGTTCGATCCCGTCGACGAGGTTCGTGGTGTGCTCGTACTTCAGGGCCTGCACGTCTGGGATGACGTTCCAGCCGCGATCGTTCTGGGTCAGGGACAACGCCCGAACCGTGCCGGCCACGGCCGGTTCGGACTCGAAGATCACCGCCCCGGTCGGCCCATAGCTCGGCCTGCGCATCATCTCGTTCGGAATACGCGTCCAGTACCCCATGGTGACGAAGGCCTTACCGCACGCACGGCAGGGCAGCGGCTTCTTTCGGCCCATCGCGCGCTGCTCTTCGGCGCAGACGCATGGCTTACGCCGCCGCCTCGGCTTCACAGCTGCCGCCCCAGGGCGTACGCGGCTGCCCCAAACAACGGCACATCGAAAGCGCTCTCCAAAATGGGGTTTTCGCTGGTGAGCTTCTGGTACAGCGCAGTGGACTTGATGAGCGCGCGGAGCTCTTCCGCCGTGGGCTCCCGGACGAGCGGATTATCCCAGAGAAACGAGTAGACGCGCCGCGACGCGGCCGGGGCGGCCAGCGCAGAGCCGAGGGCTCCGAGGAAGCGGCGGCGGTTCATTTGATGCGAGCTATCCGCTTGAAATCAATCGGCTGGTCGCGCCGTGCGCGCAGAAATGAGTTTTCGCGCATGAGCACTTCGCGGCTCTTCCGTCCCTTTGCGACCGCCTGTTCGTCAGCGACTCGCGCCGCTTGTTTTTCCGCGGCTCGGTTTGGGAAATCTCGATTCGGTCCCGTGATGATCTTGATGGGCCCGGCGTAGATCGTCGGCCACCGGCGACCCTCAATTCCCCAGGCCCAGTGGTAGCGCGCTGCCGACCAGCCGCACCATTGAAAGACGCCGGTTAACCATCGCGTTCTCAGCGCGATCACGCTTGGGCCGTCCTGCTGCCCGTGAGCGCAAGGCGTGCGGAGAGATCCTCCTCCCGCCGCCGCGCGGGCCCGAAGGAGATGTTCAGGAACGCGTTGGGGGAATCGGGGCCGCAGCGCAGAATTCTGTAGCCTTCCTCGATAGCGGCCGCGATGAAGGCCCCGTTGCTGACGTAGAGGTAGTCCCCAGTCCACGCCCGGCCCCAGGGGTCTACCTGGTCGAAGCTCTGACCAAGCGTTCGCGTCCAGTCTTCCACGAAATGCTTCAGTCCATACGACGAGACGGTACGGTTCACCGACTTCCGCGGTTCGGCATGTAGCCGAAGCCACCGCCGGCAGAGCTCCACCTGTTCAGGGTCTGGATCTTCACAGCGCGGGTACTTAGATGTGCGGATTCCGTTGGCGTCGATTTCGAGCTTACGCATGGCATCACTCCCTGATAATTTCCCTTATCCTAGTCTACCGGTTCGGGCAACCGGACCCGGCGCGCGGCGGCGGTGAGCCCGCAGAAGGGCGCCGCTTCTTCTGGGGATCCGATCTGGCGCTGAACCCCATCTTTGCAGCTGGCGAAAATGCCGTACTCGTTCATCCAGCCCCGCGAGCCCGGTGCGCGCTCATTGGCGATTTCCTGCGCTGCCGCGTCAATAGCCACCACGGCTGCGTTGTAGAGGAGACAGCTCGCGCAGCCCCCGTCCGTGTTCCTCTTGGTGCCGCAATACTCACACCGCATGGCTTCAAGGCCTCCCGTTCATCCGCGCCCGGTCGGCTTCGTAAAGCCGCTTGAACCAGAGGATTTCGAGCGCGTCGCGCAGGGCGTTCGCGACGGCCTCGTCACCCATCTCGTCGAGCTCCGACGTCAAGGCCTCGACGTCTTGGTAGATGTCAACCAGATCACGGCTCTGCGGCGTACTGGGCGCATCAGACATTTTACGATTGACTCCTCACCGTAGCCGATCCTTAGGACTGCCCGCGTCGGCGGGTCCGCCATCTCGAAACCGCCTCGCCGAGCACGAGCATGAGCAGAATGGGCCAGAGCAGAATGGCGACGATAAACATACAGCCCTTTTCGTTATCATCGTCATACTTTGAAAACGCGGTCGTGATCTCTTTGATCCGGAGCCCAATGAAGAACGCGCCGAACAGCGCGTAAGCGACCATGTACAAGCCAATTATCACGCGCTCGGACTCCGAAGGAACACCCTGCGGATTTCCGCGGCCATGAGCTCGCGCGGTGACTCCGGCGCGAGTGGCGGGCGGAGGTTACTGGCGCTTGTCGTGCGGTCCTTCGGCAAGCACGCTGGCGGCCCCGCTGGCCCGTGCCGTTCCATCAGAAGGCATGCTGTTCGGTTCAGCGCCACGTGCGCGATGACGACTTGGTAATCCAGAACTTCACCGAACGAGTGATCCCAGAGCTCCCATTGAGACCCTCTCTGGTACAAGAACTCACGGAGCGTCTGTTCATTTTCCGTATACTCTAGCGCTTCGGTCAGGACCGCCGCCGCTGCTGGCCTGCACTCGTGTTCGTAGTCCTTGATGAAATCCTTGATCTGCGCGATGGCCAGGTCTTCGTCGTAGTCCCGTATACTGTCGCGCCCGCGTCCCATGCCGATCGTTGCTTTCTGCGCGACGTAATAATCGACATCGCGGCAGAGTCCCATCCAGCAAAGCCGATTGAAGGCGTCCTGGTGATCGCTGTAGTGGCCGAAGCGCACGACCTCGAAGTCACCGTGCACGATCAGCGATCCGCCGATTCCGGCGATGATCTCACACCTGGCCGTGAACGTGCCCGACGTTCCAAGTATCCAGCGCGCCCCGCGCCCTTCGTCCCAATAGTTCTCGGCCAATAGATCGTGGCCTGCTAGCATTTCGATTGCGCGCCACTGGCGCTTGCGAAGCTCCTCCTGTGCCGTGTAGTTCATCGGCGCCACTCTGTTTCGTGGAGCGCTTCGAGCTCGGCGTAGTGCTGCTCGCAGATGTAGTAATTGGCGCCTTCAATCGGATCGAGGATCCGTCTGGAGGCGTCGAGACTAGGACAGCCTTTAATCGCGCAACCGAACTTAGAAAGAATCGGATGACCCGCGCGAGTAGGGTCTGCGACTTTAACAACACCTGTCGCGATAGCGCTGCCATCTATCGTGAGGCATCCCATGCCCATGTGTTCGGCGAATCGCCGGAAGTCCTTCCGTAGCGCCTGAAGCTCGTCTGAGGCTACGACCTTCTGATCGCCCAGGTCGTTCTTGAAGCCGGGCAGAAAGCGTACGCCCACCGTGGGCACGACAGCTGGTCTCCAGGTCATGCCGCACGTTTGGCAGGAATGGGTGTGGTGCGGCTTCGTCGCAAACTCCCCCTCGTCCACGTGTAGCGCCCCGCACGTTGGGCAGACGAGGCGCATGGGAATCGGTGTGGGCACTTCGGTCACGGCGCCTCTCCGTTCTCATCGACGATCTCGATGTTCTTCATGCCGGTGGCCGAAAGGAGTTTGTCGTAGAGATCTGCCAAGAGCACGACGTGATCGTCCGGTATCGTGAACGCGCCGCCAGGCGGCTTCCCCACGAGCTCCTTTTTCAATTGGACGAACGGCCACAGGGCGTCGAGCACTTGCGCGATCAGCCGCTCGGTCTCGAGATTTTTGAGGACAGTCAGATCGTGCTGCATCGCGCGCATAGTCTGGCGCTTGCGAATACCGAGAACGAACATCAGGTCGAAGATCGCGAAGAACGGCCAACCAAAAATCCAGCCCGGCGTGACGACAGCGAGCGCACGGGCTGCCGCTGGGCCAAGCGCCTTCAGCGTGCCGCGCATCTTGTGGGCTGCGTACGCCGCGTACACAACGCCGACAGCCAGGTAGACGATGATAATCGGTTTGATCACTTGGCTTCACTCCGCGATAGCAGTGACAGCACTGATAGCACGCCGCCTGCCGCAGGCGCAATAGTCCCCCGCCGAAACTTGCCTAGCCCCGGGATCGCATGCGATCCTTCGTAGCGTGCTACCCCCCTGGCTTCATGCGACGCGGCGTCCCGACGGATACATTGCGGTAGCCTGCGACGTGTGCCGCCAAGCAGGACCCATCACGCCCGCACAAGCCAACGCGTTCCTGCGCCAGCACGCCGCGCACCGAAGCCAGGCTTCCTCGCACCATGGACTTGGCGACATGATCGCGGGCGCTACGAAGGCCATGGGCATCACGCCCTGCACCCCGTGCGAAGCGCGCAGGCTAGCGTTGAACCGCATGGCGCCGCGCGTCTGGCGCCGGTGAAACGCCCGTCTCTCCGGGCCGTCACGTCTTCGCTAGTACTTTCGCTGCGACGCGATTTCGTAGCAAGGCTTTACCCCCGACGTCCGGGGACCGCTGATCGGCATAGCGGCGGCGCCGTCCCATGCGTTTTCGGGATGGGACACCCGGCTCGAGACGTCCAGAAGTAGTTCCGCAAAAACCCGGGCGCAAGCCTAAAGCCGCCGGGTCATGTCCCTGTCGGTCACGATCCCTGGCATCCGGCGGATGAGCGCGATCGCGCTATCGAACACGACGATCCCGCCGCAGTAGCGCTCGATGTACACCGCCAGCGGCGTGGACGGCCACTTGTCGATCGTCACATCGGAATCGCAGGAGTCCCAGATCCGTCCGCGCCCCTCACGCCCTACAAGTGCCAGGTACTCGCGCTGGATCGGTGGCGGGAACGCCGGCCAGAGCTCGGGCCCAATCGCGTCGCAATCCGCGTGCGAGAGCCACCAGATCACAGGGTACACGGGAGCTACTGATCCCCGGCTGCTGCCGGCGGAGGTTTGTTCTCCCGCGCCCGCGTCAAAAGCACCTCGATCAGATCGAGCAGGATGTGCGCGCTTTCGCCGGTCAGCGCCGACTTATTGACGAACGCGGCGCCCGGGTGAAGGGCCCCGACCTCGGCTTCACCATCGGGGTAACCCGACACGTACACGATCGGCATTCGGGGCCACATCTGCTGGAGCTCGAACCCCAATACCGCCCCGCTCGCTCCCGGTAGGACGTAATCGATCACGGCAAGATCGAACACCGTCGACTCGAGGAGGCGGAGCGCTTCTTCGCTATCCACAGCACAGATAACTTCGTACCCAGCGGGAGACAGGAGCTTCTCGAACACCCAACGCGCCGAGGGCTGATCTTCGACAACCAGCACCCGCGCTGGAGCTCTAGGCGGCGCCCGCGAGCTTTTCTTGTGCTGCTCGAGCAAGCGGCTCGCTACCTCGTTCAATGCCCCCGCGGCGAGCTCTGCGTTCTGCCGCACGATGGCGGCCTTCTCCCGAATGATCCCCGTGTCCGGTTCGTCGTCGAATTCCGATGCAGAGACCGGTATTACTGGCGCCGCAGTTCTTCCAGGTCGCAGAGCCGCTCGATCGCCGTCGTCACTCGCTCCGTCACCGTGACCAGCGTCTTGGCCCCCTCCCGGTTGTCCTGCTTGTGGGCTTCGTGGATCGCCCGGATCTCCGCCTTGTGGTTTTCGTGAAGAGTCTTCAATTCGGTCTCGCATTGAATCCTCGCCGTATCCCGATCCTTGTATGCCTTCTTCACTTCAAGAAACAGAAACACGACGGCGCCGGCTAAGCTGCTCACCGCGACACTCAAGAGTGCAGGAACAGTTACTGCTTCCATTCTTCGGAATTACCATCGGAGCCGGACGACTCCCAGTTTCAGACCAACTTCACCACGGCATCCCTTCCCAGGCGGCGTCGTAAAACGATGCTCCAGGTGGTAGTCCCGGAATGAGACTATACCCTTGACCGAGCCCGCGTAAAGCTGCCGATCGTGACAGGTGCGCATCGCGGGCGAGCCGCGCATCGGCCATGATGCCGATGGTCGCAGTATCCGCGGCGAACTCGTAGGCCGCGCTCGGATCAAGCCACTGGACTTCCTGGGCAGCTTGCTGGTAGCGCACGAGGTTTGGATCGTGCGGATCGAAGTTGAACGGATCGTGCGGCCGGTTCGCGTAGGCGAGGAACGCGGCGGTGCCCCGGTCGGCAGCAAGCCGCGCTTCGGGTGGCACCCCTGGGCCAAGGTCGATGTGCGGGGCGTTCGCAGAGGGCGCGAAGTAGCCAAGCTCGCGTGTACGGAAAATACCAAGCGCCATCGGACTACTCTACGCGCGGCGGTCGGTCTGGCTCAAGTTTTTGCTCCGGTTCATCCACGGTCGGCCAAGTTGGATGAAACTTCTCGAGATATGCGCGTAGGCAGCGGTCGAGAAAGTCGCTCATCGCCACGCGCCGGATGAGCTTGGCCACCTGCGCGTCGACCGTGAGCACTTTGGTAGGCCGATTCTTCGCGCGCACCTGAACTAGGACGTCTTTCAGGCGCGCCATCGGTCCGCTTCACATCGCGCTGACGCACTCGACGCACCCGGTGACTTTCACCGGCAAGCGCCAGCGGTCTCCACGAAACTCCTTCACGTGCCCGCACTCGAGCGTGAGCTTGTGCACGAAGGTTACCCACCACGAGATGTGGCGACCGCGAATACTCGTGTGCGCGATCTCCGACTCGGCGCGCGAAACGATCTTTTTACGCGGCGCCTTCACGAGTAGCCCTCGAGCTGGTCGCCCGTGGCGGCATTGTCGCAGCAGGCCCCTGGCTTCTGCGCTCCATCCCACAGTGACCACGATCCCTTCGGCTGCACTTCAGTTGGCTGGCACAGCCGCCAGAGGCAGCCGCAGATCTTGCAACGAAACTTAGGCGCGAGCGCAAGTAGCTTCCAGGCTATTTGCACCTGCTCGCGGAGCAGATTGACCGCTTGATATAGCGACTCATAGTGGAACACGGCACGCCTGCCGTTCCCATTCGGCGGGACGTACTGGTTCAGCCATTTCCAGGTGGTGAGCTCAGATCCCAAGTGATCAGGGTGCAGAACGCGCGCAGCCGGGCCATTACCACCGGCATCCTCGGGACTCTCGTTCCCTTGCTCTGGCTGAGTTTTCACCGGCGGGACGTCACTCGCCGGGGTAGCCTCACTTGAGCTATGCGCGCGTTCTGCATCCGATCCGCAAAGCACATCGATGGCGTCGCGCATCCGGCGAATCTGCTCGTCGAGATCCTTACGCAACGCTTCGCATTCCCGCTCTTTGCCCATGCACGATTGCTTCCAAATGTCCCGCTCCCGCTCGGCCTGCAGCGCGCGTTCTAGAAAGCCGGCGTGCGCCGCATGGCACGCCCCGCACTCGAGCTCGAGGCTTTCTCCGCAGCCTGGGCACACGTAGCTATCTACCGGCTCGGTCATTCCTCGAGCCACTCCACGCAGCGCCCGATGCGAACCCCGCCACGAGCACGCAGGCCGTCCGACAGACCATCCCTCAATTTCTTTGCCCCCTCGAGCGTATCCGCCACTTCGTAAAACAGCTTGCCCGTGTATGGGGACCGGTACGCCACCACGAAGGCTTCTCCGCCGTCCTCAACCCATTCGGGATCGACCGGTTCCATCACGCCCGCTTCCGAGCCGAGCTCCGCCTGCATTCGCGACGATTCGTTTCGAGTTCCGCTATCATGCGTAGGACCTTCGGATCCGGCGCGGCCTCGGCGCCGCGCGGCATGAGGTGCCCGCACGAAGCTGCCGCCACGCGCTTCTTCGCGAAGCCCTCCATCTTGCATAGATTGACGACCCAGACGCGCTCGCCCAAAAGCCACGGAACCCCTTCGACCACGCCGGCGAAGGTCCGATCCGCATCGCCGAGCACCGACTGGTACCAGACCTTCGCCCCGTCCTTGATCCACTCGAGGTCGACCGGGAGTTTCGGTTCTTCCATCACGCCCTCGCCTGCCGGATCAAGCGAAGGAGCGCTTCGTTGTAGCTCACGTTGTGCCCTTCCTTGGCCGACAGGGCGAGGCAATGCTCGTGTAGCCACCGCTTGTCGTCTTTGCCCATGCGTAAGGTCATCACGACCACGCCATTTTTATCGCGCGCAGGTGGGGTCTTCGCGCCGTTCCGGCGTGCGGTTTTCATGAAAGTGGATCCTTAACGCAGTGGTGGCAGTGCTGTCAACGCTATCATTTCATGATTACGTGAGCCACTGCCAGATCGAGCCGGCCCAGCCTGCGTAGCCACGGGCCGTTGGGTGGATTTGATCGGGGCCCCGGGGGATTTCTAGGAGCTGGGAGGGAAAGTAGTTCGACCCAGGGATTTCAGACCGGATCATGGCGACGACGCCATTGGTGGGCCTGGGAAGCTTCGGCGGACCGATCCAGACGACAGGGACGCGCGCTTCCGAAAAGCGTGCGAGCAGCTGTTTCAGGTAGCCCCGCTGCCGTTCCGCAGCTCCTTCGCCTTCCAGGTATTCGTCGTTCGTTCCAAGAGAGATGAGGGCGAGCGTCGGCTGAAACGAGCCCATCTTGTCGCCGAGCGCCGCACTTCCAGCCCACTGATCGATCCGCGTGCCCTGCTTGGCGATCGAGTCGAAGACGACGCCCTGGTCCTTGGCGATCGCGCCCATCGGCGGGGCGAGCCCAACGGCCAGGGAATCGCCGACCAAGAGGAGCCGCGTTTTGCCAGGCTCGATGCGCGGCCCGCGTAACGCCCGTACAAGCCCCACCGCCGCCGCAACGGAAAGCCCCGCGTAAAGCCACAGACGGTCCACGGGATGGATGCTAGGGACTACCCGAGGCGGGAGTCCAGAAATCCAGCGGGAAGATCCCCGGCGGAAGGCACGTAGGACAAAGCATGGGCGTTGATTTTCGTGGATACGAGGCGGTCGAGCTCGTGCTTCGCGGAACGAGCTTCCGCGAAGAGTACGACAGCGTCGAGTACATCAGGCTCTCGACCAGCTTTCCATACGCCGATGGGCTCGTGGACGGCATCTATCGCGTGAGCGGCAAGCGCACCGAAACGTCGGTCAGTTTCTCGTACGGCGGCTATAACGAATGGCGAAGCCAGCTCGCCGGGCTCGTTGGCACGACGGCGAGGTCGGTGTGGGACAACCCGAAGCCCGGGCCTTTCGTTGAGCTCATCAACAACAGTGACTGCGAAGGCTTCATCGGTCCGCGCTTTTGCCAAAAGCTCGCCCTGGACTTCGCCGAATGGGCGGACCGGGCGACTGAGTTCCGATCGCCCAATCTCGTGTCGGAGTTTCTGCTGCAGCACTTTCAGTCGCAGTACCAAGCCCTTCGCACAGCGCTCGAGATCGTCGGCCCGACCGGCGTCCTTCGGATCAGCTAGTTCGCTTCGCACACGGCCTCGATCGCGAGCTCGATGTCGACCACGATCTCCCGCTCGTTCCTATCTTCCTTTGCGATCCGTGGCAGCGCCCGCACCCAGTGCCACGCGCTTGCCTCGATGGCCCCCTGCTCGAAATCGAGAATCAGGTAGGCGGCGGCGTGCCCTGAAACGCCGAGCCGGTCGAGCTCATCCGCGATTTTGCGTAGATCGTCCGCTGCGCTCATGAACTTTCTCCGGTTTCTTTGCGTAAAACACAACCCCACGCGTACCATTACGCCGAAGTGGCTGATTTCAGCAACCCCTGCGGCGGAACGCGTTGGCGCGAGCTCGCGAACGGGCAGATCGAGATCGAAGGGCGCGGCGTCCTTTACACGAACACCGAAGACAGCCGCTACACCTACCAGAGCTGGCAGAATTTCTCGGCCGAGATCCTGGCGGCCTCGAAGCGCCGCGGCGTGCCGGTCTCCTGGATCTTGGCGATCATCGTGGTCGAAACGGGGATGTGGAGCGGCAACCGCGACAAGCAGATCGGCGGCCCCATCAATTGCCCAGCGACCTGCTGCTACGGGCCGATGGCCGTCATGGTCTGCCCCTACATGAATGGCCGCACGTACGGCGGCTACCCCGACGCCGAAGACATGCTCGATCCGCGGAAGAACATCGACGCCGGCGCCGCCATCATGGCCTCGCACCAGCGCAAAGGGTACGACCTGCCCGCGATCGCCGCGCTCTACAATTCGGGCGGCCTCTGCTGCCCCAATTCGCCGGCAACGCCATCGCGCCCAGGCGGGCGGCAGTGGAACGAGTTCTCGCTCTGCTCGGCGTCCCCCGGCGGCATGCCGTACCCCGAGCTAGCGATCCGGGTGAACAACACCGCTATCGCCTCGCTCAAGCTTGGCTCGGCCCCCGTCCTGCTTTACGCTGCGGTCGGAGCCCTCGTGGTCGCCGCCGGCGCCGCGGCCTTCGGGGTTTTGCCCTCGCGATGATCTACTGGGACGAAACGATTTCGGGGAGCACGAATTCCCGCTACGTCATCAGCGGTCGGATCGTCGTCACGGCGGGATTCACCGACTTCTCCTCCGGCAATCAGCCCGTCCCTACCCGCACGCCACGCCCGCGCCGCGAAGTCACAATCACGCACCGGATCGAACGGCCGAAGCTTCGATTCGAGGAGCTCCGCAAGGCTGCCGAACGGATCTTGGCGGCGGTCATTTACCTCCGCGAGCTCGAACGGTTTACCGTGCTCGAATTCTGGCGCTGGCTCCACGCCCGCGCCCCCATGTTCGTTTCCCGCGCCCCGCGGAAATCCCGGGCGTGTTCCTTGGCAAGCGCATACCGGGCGCGGGGCCCACCGCTTGGCGGCAGTCCTTAGTCCTTCCTTTCCTTCGCCGGGCAGTGAAAGCCGTAGACACGGGCGCCTGGTTTCCAGCGACCGTCTTCCGGCGCGGGGCCGAGGTCGGTTGGTTCGTCATACCGTCCAAGAAACGCCTTGGCGCGCGCGGCGCTCATCGCGATGACCTGGAGGAAATCGTCGTACTCGATGATCTCGATCGTCTGCGGGCCGGTAGCTGAGACGTTCAGCGCGCAGCCCGGGATGTCCTCCGGATCGATCAGTGCCAGCTTTTCCCATTGGTCAATCGCGGGGGCCTGGCGATTCAGCTCCGCCGCTCTCCTGTCCGCAATGTCGGCGTTTCTGTGGCGCGACACGATGACCTCTGTGCGTGAATCCATCACGGCAAAGCGGCCACGGCCCTTGTCTTCGGTACTGACAACGTGAAAGCGCTCGGTCATTTGCGAAGCTCCTCGAGCTCGTTCCAGATCTGGTTTGCGTTGCGGGCGAGCAGTTCCGCTACCGCCGGCTGCAGCTCCTTGCCTACTGACTGCCAGTCGGACGGATCCTCGAACCACGTACTGAGGTAGGGGCGGACGCCGCAGCCGGCGGCACGGATTGACCCGTGGTCACTGTCGTGTGCGCCCACCATGGTGCCGACCGATCGGCGCACGCCGTCGACGCGGATGTCGACGCTGACGTAGCCGTTGTACTCGTTCGGCGGGAGGTCTTCACCGTTCGCGTCTTGGTCGCGCCACTCCTCGGTCACCCGGACGTACTCGAGCAGATCCGCCTTGACCACATGGTAGCGCGTCGTCGGATCGAGCTCCGAACCCTCGAGCGCATCTTGCTCGGCTTCTGCGGCTTCGGCGGCAGCAGCTTCGGACAGGTAGCGCGCATTGTACGCGTCGCCGAGCACTTCGGCTTGGTTACAGCTCAGCAGCTGCCCATCGTGCTCGAACGTCGCTTCAACCTTGTAGACACGGATGCTCTTCGTGGTCATTGTCGTTTCTCCCTGACTCGGTGCGATATAGACTATTGGCATTATCATTGATCCTTGTTACCCGAGCTGTTGCAGTAACAGTGATGCGGGAAGGTCACTGCCTCATTGGTTTTGCTTGCTGTGATCTTGAACCTGGCCGAGGCATCTACTTTCGTCTTTGCCTCATCGCGTGATGCGGCGCAGACCACAGCGCTGGTTTTTCCGAA